TAGAAAAATGCGATCGATTTTCTACAGTTTTAACTATGTGATTTTTATATTTTTCAGTTTTATCAACTACTAATATATAAGTTTTACATTTAAACCTATCTAAAATTATATCTATCCACTCGTCGCATGACTTGTTTACGTCAGTCGGATTCCATCGCTCCTTCAAGTTATATGGTGGACAGGTAAATAAACATTCGTATTCACCAGTGCTATTAAATATGTCTTCGCATGTGACTTTGCACTTTTCTAAATTAAAGTCAGAGATTATCATATTTGATTCATCTACGTGTTTACTGTTTATATCCTGTCCTATATAGGATTTACCTAAAACTGCTGTACCTAATAGTCTTCCAGAGAATCCACTAAATGGATCAAAGATCTCATTATACTGTTCTGCATATTGAATTAAAAGATCTTTAGCAAAAATCGGGTTAAATATAGATACAGATTTACAAATTCCTGCGATATTGAATCCCTCGGCTATAGATCTGCTAGATAGATTTGACTTGTAAATTATTCGGTTTCTGACTACTTTTTCAAGTAAGGTTTTATCGTTCCATGCGGAAATTGGACTTATTCCGTTTCCTACAATTCCATCATATATAGACTTATGATAGTGCTTTACTATGCTAGTACCGATATAAGAATTTTTATGATATTCATATTCTTTTAGATGCTTATAATCTAGATTCAATCTATCTCTAGAGAAACTAGGATAAGGAAATTCTTTCGGCAAAGATTCCAACATATCACTTATCCATTTCTCATAATCTATTTCGACAGCTTTCATAATTTCAGAGAATATGCTTTCTATATTCTTACCATCACATACGATAAGCTTTGTGTTTTCGGGGCATAGTAAAAACCTCTCGTAATCGTTCTCTCCACGTACTCTTATACCATCAGAATCAGAGTTTATCCCATGCCAATACTCTCCATCTATTTCTATTAGTAGATCCAATTTATCGTCCTTATCAAAAACAGCAAAATCAAACATTTTCCCATTCACTGGATATTGATATTGATATTTGAAGCCTCTATTTCTCAGGAATTCGTCGATTTTCTTTTCATATCTATTATTTAGCTTTCCGTTTCTTAGAGCACGACCGTGTATAGATGGAACCTGCATTGCATTTTCATATCCATAAAGCTCTTTCATCCTTTTCTTAAATGAATCTGCGCCAAATCTTTTATCGCTATTATACATTCTATCTCGGTTTTTCTCTTTTGCATATTCCGTCTTGTTATAATTATCTACTCCATATTTCGATAGAAACGTCTTTTTTGCCAAATCTCTGTTATTGTAATTTTCATCATTATGATTAGTTCTTTTGCTATCCCGGCTTTTAGATTTGAATTCATCCGTCTGAACAAATGACATCTTACCGTACTTTTTAAGACAGGTATTATGATATTTTTCAGACGATTCCTTCCAGTTATCCCTTCTAGATCTTGAAACACTATCTCTTTTTTCATTAGAAGTATTTGCACAATATAGAGAGCAGTATTTTCTATAGCCATGAACTATGTCGTCAAATTTGCACTCTTTTCCACAAAAACATTTAGGAGCTTCTCCTTTTAGAATATACTGAGTATAATAGCTTTTACTATCCATATTATGTTCTCTCTTAATATGGAGCGTAATGAAAGCTGCTTTTGAATGTTCATAACCGCATACTTCACATTTCATAAATTTGCCTTATAAATAACTTAAAATGAAATATAGTAAATTTATATGAGCCTAGATTATACGAAAGTCACGCACGAATCGATGCTTACGGACTGGAACAACCGAGTCCTCTCTGATGAGCAGTACAAGAATTTGAGCCAAGCTAGCATATATTCCTATCTCCAGGAATTCATCGCTGGCGTGTTAGATCTGACGAACTACTACATTCAGCGAACTGCTGAAGAGAACTATCTCGACACTGCTAAGCTAGACTCTAGCGTGATCAAGCTGTGCCACAATCTCGGCTATCAACCAAAGAGACCGATCCCAGCGACGGCAAACATCTCTATGAATCTTCAGGGTCCTCTCCCGAAGACGCTTCAAGCTGGAGACACGATCTGGCTGAACAACAAGACGCTGACTTTCAGATTCAACGGTCACGACTTCTTTCTCGACGCTTGCTATTCTTATAAGCTGACTCAGAGCGACATCAACAACGGTGTCGGAAACTCGTCATGGTCTAAGAAGATCATGTTCGCAGTCAACGGCTACACTGATCAGCAAGAGGGATATATCACACTGAGCGGAAAGATCAACACAGCATCAGCCGCTAAGCTCAGAAACATCAAGGTCGTTCAGGGAAAGGTAGTCACTAAAGAGCTAGACTCGGTCACTTACGCTAGCAAAGTCGGAAAACAGTATCAATGGTATGACATCGACGATCTTCAGTTCTCGAACTACTACGGCATCAGAGATCCGTTCGCGTTCAAGAACGGAGAATATGAACCGAAATACGGTCTGTGCAAAGTCGGAATCGGAAGAACGATAGATGAAGCTATGACTGATACGAACATCTTCAACATCGAAGATGAAGCAGTCGAGCTGTGCGAGAAGATCAAGACGAGAGAGCTTGGCTCTGGACCGGTAAACGTCGCTTGCATCAGATCTAACCATGACAAGACGGTTCGTCTCTACTTCGGAAATGGAATAGACACAGTAGAAGGACTGACTAGCACAGACGACATGATCTTCGTCCAGTATGTCATAACAGACGGCTCAGACGCTAACTATCCAGATGCGTCAGGATCAGTTCTTAGCCCCGAAGGAAAGATCTACGCTTCAGGCAACGGCCGGATGGTCAACCTGACAAACAATGTCACATTCATGTTCGAGAGCTCTATACACGGGGGAACTGACTTCGAGTCAAGAGACAGCATGATCAGAAACGCTAAGCTCTACTTCGCTTCGACTGGAAAGCTCATAACGATGCAAGACTTCATGAGCTATCTGCTTACGATCGCTGATCCTATCGTCGTCAAGCACGCTATCGCGTTTGGAGAGAATCAGCTCGAAGAGTCTGGACTGGAACATGACGCGGGATTGACTAATCTGGTACTATATACGCTATTCTCTGACATCTATCGTGAGTACAACGGTCTCTACAGACCAGTCAACGTGTTCGATGAGAAAGAAGATCTGAGCAGCTCTTGCCTCTATGTCGACTATGACACATACATGAAGCACCTGTTCGACATCGTCGACTTCTTGCTCAGACCAAAGAGAATGACGAGCGATCAGTACAATGATCGATCTACATTTGGACAATGGTGTGAACAGATCCGAGCTGACGCAGAGTCTAGAATGATGCTGAACACTAAGATGATCTCTATGCCTCCTCTCTTCCACTACTATGACGTAGTCGGAGAGATTCTCGTCGACAGGCACGTCGACATGGCAGAGTTCAAAGATGAGCTAGAGAATTCGATATATGCATGGCTTTCCAGAAATACGACATTCAACTCTCAGATCTACAAGTCTGACATAACTAGCCTGATTCTTCAGAATCCTTCAGCTAAGAGAGTCAATCTCGACATCAAAGTCTCGGAGCTGATAAAGGGAGAGACGAAGAGCTACCGATATGCTTCAGGTGAACTCAGAACAAATCAGAACATCTTGATCGTTCCGATCAACGACGATCACGGAAACGACATGAGACCGATATTCACTGGCATGGTCGGAAGAGACTTCAAGATCAAGCAGAACTCGAATCCTCCTGTTATCGACACATATCGCGTCGAAGAAGTGAGCATCGATCCGTCTTACGTCTATGTCTCGCTAGGAAGTCTAGTGACTATAGACTCTAACCTGTACATCGATCTAGTGATTGAAGAAGACTCGCTATACTCGAGGGGAAGATATACTGGTCTTGACTTCAACTTCATGAGAGTAGTCGAAGACTGGATCGAATCTAAGAGCATCTCGACGAGCACAGACGCTAGACCGATCGAGCTGCCATATACTGTAGCAGTCGATCTCGAGTCCGAGTCTGGTGGATGGGGAGGAAGCGGTCGAGGCGGCGGTTCTCAGATGATCGACATCGATACTTTCGTCAGAGAAGAGACATTCAAGAGAATAGGAGCAAACAGCTCAGACATCAACGAGAATCTCAGCGAAGAGTCATTCTATTATGCGATATTCAGAGCGATAAGAGACGGCTATCTTGAAGAAGATGTCGCTAAGACTAACTTCCAGTATATCTATCCAGCGCTTAAGGTCGTATTTGACGACAATATCCTGGACGACAACAACAACATCGTAAACTTCTCTTCTAGCCGGGACATTCCAGTCATCAGACTTCGCTTCAGATACGTATATGCATAGAGGTAGAGAATGCCAAGCGAGAACACGTTCAAGACGCATAAAGTCGACAACTCGGAAGAGATAACTCTGGCATATCCGGAGCTAGTCGGAGAAGACACGATCGTAGTGAATGCTGTTCTTCTGCCGTATCTCTATGACGCTACGACTATATCGATCGAGAATCTGTCTGGACTAGATCTAGGAAATCCAGACTCTCTAAATCACTGCTGGATCAACGTGATCGATCGGTTCGACTACTCGAGAAGCGTTCAGTTCTGCATGGGAACTAGACTAGACGAAGACGGAAATCCTGTTCACTGCTCCGTGTTCTATGATGATCAGTTCACATACGATTCCCAGAAAGATCGATACGAGCTTACGATATTCATACCCGCATATTGTAAAAATTCCAATACAATCGAAGGTTTCAACGAGTCTACAGTATTGTTCGAAGTCAGAGGATCAGGACTTTCGATCGCTGGAAGCTATGAGACTGTACTTCCTCCGTTCATCGTCCAAGGAAAAGCCCACAAAGAAGATCCGTTAGAAGAAGATCCGGTCTTTCCTAGCAGTGCTGACCGGTGCAGCATAGGCGAAGGAACGATTCCTGCTTACTACGAGAATTCGAAAGGCTACGCTTCGGACTATCTCTTCACTTGCGCTTCGGCTATGTACTGCGTCGAGACTAGCGGATTCATGCCATCAGACATGGCCGAGTCCACAGAGTTCCAAGACGTGTCAGCATATCTTCACAACACGAAGACTAGCTCTGACATTATGCTGAGCATCGAAGAGATCGAGACTGTGTCTACTACTATTCCTGTCATGAAGCTTCTTGAGGAGCCTGAACGTCTCTTTAACGGAGAATACGAGGTGACGACGTGGAAGTCGCGAATCGATAGCGTCTGGTCTAGAGAGAATCTAGCTACTGCTGAGAACGAGCTGACTGTTTCTGCTTCTGTTCGAGGTGTATAAATAACAAGTAAAGCAAATTTTTAGGAGAAATTCCACTATGGCAGCTGAAAATGATATGAACGTGTTCACCAGCGACATCGAGAGATTGCCAGATCTCGCCAAGAACTTCTTGTGGCAAGCTGTGATCATTCCAGAAGAGGGAACACCTCTAGCTAGCATCTTCAATCTAAATGATGGAACTAAGCAGCTGTGCATTAGATGTAGGACTTCTGGTCTTCCCCAGAGATCGATAAATGATGAGTTAGTGACTCACTGGCAGGGCTCTAAGAAAGTATATCCTGGTCGTATGACGATGGACGGAACATTGACTCTGAAGTTCGACGAGTTCCAAGACTGGAAAGTATCTCACCTCTTCCATGCTTGGATGAACTTGATTCACAACTGTAACATCGGCCACGATGGAGGAGATACTGGGATCTACTACGATACGAAGACAGGCGCAGCCATCTCAAACTACATGAAGGATTACAGCGCTAAGATCAAGCTGACTTGCTTCGATTCTCGTCTGTCTAATGAGTTCTCTCACGACTATACTCTATACTACTGCTGGCCAAAGAATATTCACGGTGTATCGCTAGATCAGGAAGCTACTGGCAAGCTTCAGAGAGAAGTCGAGATCCGATATTCGACATTCCAAGAGACTAAGAGAGAAGAAGAGATTGAGGCATAATCGATAGGGACTGAGACTATGGCTGATAGCAGCAATCCGAGAGTACCGAAGTACTGCGATCATCGTGATCCATACTACGACATCGGCTGGATAGACAATCTAGCTTCTCTCAAGGCTTATGTCCTTCGTCAGCTCGGCTCTCCTAGAATCTGTGTCGAGCTGTCAGACGAGCAGTTGACTGATCTGATCGGCGACACTATCAGATACTTCTGGAAGTACTACAGTCAGGGACATCGAGAAGACTACTTGGCTTTTGAGCTCGTTCCCGGAATGACACACTACAAGATCTGTCAAGAGCTTGAAGAAGTCGTCGATCTCAGCCTTCCTAGCTTCTTAGGATTGACTGACAATCTCCTGTCTCCAGTGACTAACGCACTAGTCTCGCAATTCCCGTGGGGAGGCATGACCTTCCCAGGAACCTGTTGGGGAGGCGCAGACTATGGCGATGTTCTTGGAAACTGGAACGCTACGCTTACATGGCTGGAAGAAGCTAAGATGGACTTCGCGAGAAAGTATCAAGTGAAGTACATCAGAGAAGAGAAGGCTCTATCGGTCTGGCCGACCCCACGCTACCCAGACCGATGTCTATTGAGAGTCTATAAGCGAGAGCACTTCATGAATCTCATTCAAGATCCGCTCTTCCGCAAGTATCTCGTCGCAAAGGCTGGATGGCTATGGACACTCGCATTGAGGAAATTCTCGCTGCAGCTCGCTGGAGGTGGTCAGCTCAACGGAGATTCACTAGCTGCTGACTTCAAGGACCAAATTGAAAAGTGTGAAGAGAGAATCGATCTAGAGACTCCATACAATGAAATAGTAGTCGGATAGAAACGACTAAACCTGGAAATTCGAAAACGCTGAGTATAGTAACTCAGCGTTTTCTGTATATAAATAAACTGTTATATTGTTCAATTTGGAGTTCTAAATGTCTATTAGAGAACCAGAAGAAGTCGATGGAACCGGAATAGATCTATACGGAGTCGCTAAGTGGAGTCGAGCAACGATTGCGGACGGTAAATGGCTTCAGGAAAACACCGTCGGACCTCTATACGAGAATGAGCTGATTCTCGCTAGCGCAGTCTATGGAACTAGCGCTATCGCAGCAAACGACATCGCTAGTCTGAGAGCTAAGACGGAAGAGATATGCGATAATCTCACTTCGACGTCAGCTAATCTTCAGAACGAGATAGACATCATCAACGCCGGATCTGACGTGATCGACGTTGTCGGAGATGTAGATGATCTTTCAGCTTATCAAGGCTGGACGACAGAGAACGACGTGATAAAGGTATTGTGCGACAGCGCTCACGACGACTCGCAGACTTACTACAGATGGACTGGAGACGACACTATGGATCCAAGCCAATCCGCTCAGCTCTGGTCTTACGTCGGCGGAGTTTCTCCTTACTACACTAAGTCAGAGATCGACACTTATTCGGCTGATGCTAGAAGCTACGTAAACGATGTCTCTGGATCGCTATATGATCGTATAGACTATGTAGACGAAGCTAACAGAACATGGACAGAAGGAGTCTCTGGATCGCTCTATGAGATGATAGAAGAAGCGTCTGGATCTAATCATGCTGACATCATGTACGTGTCAGCAGCCGTTGGAACAAGAAGCTCTGTGGAATTGCACGGTGGAACATACGTAGAAGTGTCTAGCGCTGCTAAGCAGGACGGAACAATATCATATTCAGCAGATCTGTATGCGAGCGCATACAGGCCGTTAGCCGGAGGGCCGGGGATATCGATAGTCGAAGATCAATCTCAGATCACAATCTCTTGCTCAGCTAATTCTCCAGTCTTCTTAAACCTCGGAAACTATGATCCTTCTCAATCTACTCTATACAACGACATCGATACGATCATGCAGAACGGAAACGAGCCTGTAATTTATGAGACCGACAATTACGGAAAATACTCCTACTACTATCTGAGCTTAAGATCTTATGGAATTTCATATATGTTCACTAGATCTTACATCTCTGGCTCTAATAATAACTCTATGTATTCAGACAATCTTGTAGTAAGAACTAATGGCTGGGATATTAGATCATTCAGATCCGCAAACAACGCAGAAGCTGCACATATAGCTTCAAACCCCGTTTCTGGACATCTCGCAGCGCTAGACTCGAACGGAGATCTGATCGATAGCGGAATACCGAAGTCAGATGTAGCTCTAGGAACTAGCGCTTATAACGCTCTGCACGGAAACCAGATAGTCGTCGGAAGTCTTGGAAGTGACGAAAACACAGTATACTTCTTATTCTCTAACCCATAAAAGCTAAAATGCCATATCTATACAGAGACAGAGATCATAGAACTAGCTACGCTTTTCCGATCAAGATGAGTGCGGAAGATCCAAATCTTCCCGACTACTATTTCGTCGGAAGAAGAAGACCAATCATTCTACTCTGTAGAATGAAGAGTTTTAGATATGACGAGTGTCATCGATATATGCTGGACGCAGACGATGGAGTACACTATGTAAGTCCAGAAGGAATCACGTGGCTTCAGCAGTGCTGGCTATTGCCAGACATGACTATAAAAGCGAACATAAACCAGCTATTATCGAATGTAGACGGAAACCTGAAGCAGATGAGATTTCAAGAAGGGAATCCATACGCTTATGACAGCACGATGTATCCGACATCTCTATACAAGTTCGTCAGAAGCGGAAACTACACATACGACATAGCAGAATTTGGTTCACCTTTGACAAACGGCTGGGGAAGCTATAATGTAAACTGGACAGATGGAAAGACGCCATCAGCATTCAATGTCAACATCAAGAGAATAGCTTCATATCTCAGCGATCGAACTAATCTTCCACAAGATCACAACTACTGCAGAATCATAGTTGACTTCATAGGGATGAATAATGTCAGCCATTCTACTTCAGAATTCAATGGAACAGGAAACTTCGGATTCTTGAGAGATAGCTATAGCGTCTACTCTGGAGGACAAGGAGTCTCTTACCATGAGCCTATACAGCTGTGCGGAGATCCCACATACGAGGTAGGAAGTAGCCTAGGAAACTGGATGTACACTACAAAAGACGGCATGTATGGGTATATCTATCCATTGCACGTGAACCTGACTGGATTCAACATAGCCGACACTGCTGCTGACAACGCAGACAGCATATATTGGAAATTTCTTCCAGTAGCTACATCTAACAATATCGCATGGCTGCCAAGAAGAGCTTGCATGCGCATAAGCGTAGTTTCAGCGCCGAGCACTCCTCACACACCCATCACTAATCAGTAAGCTCTAGCGACGTCGTCTAGATTGATCAGATCAGAGTATCTAGAGTCATACTCGTTGAAGTAGTTGACTGCTTCATCGTCAGTCTTAGTCATGAATCCGTATAGCGCATAAGATGCTGAGTATACTTTATCTCCTATAATGATAGGAGAGTTCATGCTTGAAGTGTCTTCTGTACCGTCAAGACTCATGCTTATCTCGTCTCCAGAAGGATCGATAGAGAGTCTAGTGTCTTTTACATAGATTCCGTCTCTCTCAAATCGAAGATCCGATAGAAGCAGATCTACGTTCTGATACTCGCCAGCCTGTCCTCCTGGAGTTCCTCGCCATGCGTTTATAATGTCTGTCATCCTCGTCTTGCAGTACTTGTAGACTGGAATGTTAGACGCTTTTCCAGTCATCAAGAACTTTCCAAATCCAGTTATGTGTCCAGCTAGATTCAGACAGTCTGAAGTGGGATGAACATTGCTAGGATTGACGAAGAGTCGCAGACCGTTCTCCAGCTTGTTGCAGATATCAGTCAACTCATTGATGTTGCTCTTCATAAATGCCGTGCACATGTCTTCATAGTCTGGCTTGATGATCCAGTCGTTGGCTCTAGTGCAATACAGCTTCATCTTGGCAGTGAAAGCCTGATAGTATGAGCTCGCTGTCTCTACGCTAGTGCACAGCTCTGTCTCGTCGAGAATGCAGTCGAACATAGCTCTTAGCTGATTCAGAAGATCGAATACGCCTAGTCTCTTCAAAGTGTCGAGATAGTATCTCAAGAAACGATAGACGGCTTCTACTTTCCTCTCTAGCCATCTCAGCCACTTGTTGATCTGAGCCAAGTAGCTCTGAAACAGACCAGTGATCGCTGACAGAGTGAAGTCAAGAGATATTCCAGAGCATATCTGCTCCTTGAAACGCTGAAAGTCCTGCGTTATCTCATGAATCTCCTGCTGAACACGTGTGTAACGATCATTTCCGTCGAGTCCGACTAGTCCACGCACAGCCTTCGAAAAGATCGAATCTGGGTTCAGAAGATAGTCTCGGAAGAACTCGCAATTGTACAAGTTCTTGCACATCTCTGTATTCGAGAAGTCTCGTATCCACAAGAAGCTCAGTGACTTCATCAGTGACGTTATCGAAGATCTTATCAGCTTGACGACTGGATTTAGAATTTCTCTAACGCTCCACAGAGCTAGCTTTACCAGTCCATAGATCGTATCGAGAATCTTGTCAGCGACAGCTTGCGCAGTCTCTAATGCGGTCTTGATCGTAACGAAAGTCTGGTAGATGTAGGTGCAGATTATCGTGGAGACGTTCATATCACAATATATATACTAAGAATGAGTACTGACTTTCAAGAAGAGTTCAACAGAATCTGGGGAGGAGCTGGCGGTTGCACTGTCAGTGGTTGGGACTGGAATCAGCCCAGACCTTTCGACGGAACTGATCCTAACAGCTGCTACGCGAATGAAGCAGCGCTAATGAGCTCTCTGACCTCAGAAGCTTACAATCAGTTCGGATTCGAGATTGACTACTACGTGAAGCAGATCTCGACAAAGCGAGACAGGCTACTCGGCGAAGATCCGCTGGAGAACATAGTCAGAAGATTCAGACTGTCAGTCTATGCAGAGAAGATTCCGAACTTGCAGAAGAAGTATCAGCTTCAGGGCATGCTCTACGAAGAAGTCTTCGAAGTCCAGGCGACGATAGCTCACTTCAACGAAGCTAGCCAGTATGACTACGGCAGGACTTCTATCAAGTACGATATGTACAAGCCGAAGATAGGCGACTTGATGTACTTCAAGTTCAACGACAAGTACTATGAGATCATCAATGTGAAGACGTTTGGAGAAAATACTGCTTTCTTGGGCACTCCAATCACTTACACGTTCACGTTGAGAATCTGGAAGAACAATCACGAAGACGTCGACATTATGAACAAGAACGACGACGATATGCCTATCGAGAAGTTCACGTCGCTAGCTGAGACGTTCGACATCGAGAACAAGACTTCTGAAGTCGAGTCTCACGCAGACATTCTCGCTGTGAATGACTACGTCGACAGCAAAGACACGGTCAATCCTTACACTGAGGAGCATCCAAAGCAGAAGAAGCTAAGAAAACAGAGAAAGAAGAATGAAAAGAGTGTCGAAGAGTCTCCAAAAGAGCCATTCGAAGAGAAAATTATACAGAAAGCACAGCCGCAGACGGACTTGTTCGTCTATGAACCAAAAGATGAGCCTGCAGAGATTGTGAATCAAAAGAGAGAAACAGACCCATTTGATCCATTTGACGGATGGTAGATAGCATATAAATAACTAGAACACAAGAGGTAAATTCTATGAAATTCAAAGAATTTTTGAACAAGGTCAACGAAGATCAGAACTACAACCCTGAAGTATTCGAAGATGAAGTGACTGGCAACGTTCCAGAAGTCGGCAATACTGACGTTTCGACGCCAGCCCCAGTCGAACAGAAGAGCGCTATGGGCGATCTGATCGAGAAGTACTTCTCTAAGGGACAGTCTGACGCTATCAAGTCTCTTGACGGCTTCTCCAACGACATGGTCAATGAGCTTTCTAACTATATCGAGAAGGAATGGATCGTTCCTGAAGACTTCACTGGCCGTGATGACGCTCTCGATCAGTTCAAAAAGAAGGTTCATGCTCTTCTCGACGCTCGTATCAACAAGATCGGAACGGCTATCCACGATCTCGGCGTTCAGCTCGCTAACACGAAGAACCTCTTCTTGAAGAAGTAATCGATAAGACGCCAAAGCTGAGGAGAAGGGATGGCAGACAAGAATAAGAAGTTTCCGCCAGGACCTCCGCATCATCCGTGCGGACCTTGGCCGTCAATGTTTCCTTATGACAAGGACTATCCGGGCGAGAAGCCTCCTAGACCGCCTCATCCCTATCCGTATCCATATCCTGGCCAATGCAACGACACTGAGCCAGTGATCGGTGTTCGTCCGTGGGAGCACTGCTGCGACGTCGACGAAGATCCGTGCGTATGCGTCACTTCAGCTGAAGTAGAGCTGTGGAACGAGACTTACAGCGCTGTTTCTAGCAACTCGGCTGACTGGGACAAAGCAGTCGACGACTCATGGCGTGACTCAGCAGACGACTGGCAGTCTTCATACGAGACGGTCAGCGCAAATTCAGCATATTGGACATCTGCATACAATATAGCTTCTTCTTGGGACTCTGGCTCTAACGAATCGATCTACAACATCATCTCAGCTACTAGCGCGTTCCTGACTCAATACAGCGCATATCCTTACATCAACGTCAACAGCGACTATTTCCAAGGAAACGGAAGTCCAGACGAGCCCATCGACTTGTCTCAGTACTTCAAGTGGTACTGGGAGCAAGCGTCTGAAGCTCTGAACGACCTGTACAGCGGCGGAAAGATAGGCGATCCTGCGAACAGACGCTGGATCGACACGTCCAGAGTCGATGAGCTGAGACGCTGGATCGAGTACATGAACGACTTGTTCTGGAAAGTCACCCCAGACAAGGAAGATCCAGACGGAGAGAAACATGAGCCTTATTCGAATCAAGGCGGCGTGTTCTACCAGCTCGAGAAGCTGTGGCACGTCATCAGAGGCGAAGGAGAAGACGACTGGATAGTTCTGCAAGAGAACTCTGCGTCTTGGAACGCTTCGAGAGACGCAGTTCTGGCTAATTCAGCCCAATGGGATCAGGGATACTCTAGCTATCAGTACATTCACGACTATTCTGGTGTCTATAACGAGACTGTCGAGAGAGTCACAGATCTCGCTTCGTCTTCTGGAGAGTGGGACTCAGTCTACGACACAGTAAACGAAAATTCCGGAAACTGGGAGAGTGTCTACGACGACGTGTATCAGAGCTCAGCTAACTGGGACGAGACATACGAAAAAGTATCAGATAGCGCTGCTCTATGGAACTCGGCCTATGAAGCGATCCGAGACGCTGAAGACATTACGCCGAGCGCAAAGCGATGGGATGCAGCATACTCGGCCGTGAGCGCTAACTCTGGAGCTTGGAACAGCACGAGCGCTACAGTTAACGAAAACTCAGCATACTGGTCTAGCGGATCTCACGAGACTTGGGTATACGCCGACATGGACTACACTACTTACTCTTCTTACAGCGAACTTGGAAAGATATACTACAGCTACTATCAAGACTAACAGGAGCATTTAGCGATGAAAGATCCAAAAGAATACAAAAATTTACAAGAATTCCTTCTAAGCGAATCCACTGTGTTCGATAAGAAGGAAGACACGAATCCTCTCTACTACATCTGGGCTATCATCAAGAGCGTGAACGGCAAGAGCGACGAAGAGATCAAGAAAGACGACTCTCTCAAGGCTCTATACAAGAAGCTCGACAAGTTCTGCGAAGACAACGAAAAGTACGTCAAGAAGCTAAAGGACAGATTCACTCCGAACGAGTTCCAGCTGACGTTACAGAATCAGACAGTCGACAACCAGAAGAAGTCTGTCGAATGGAGTCTCGACATGATGAGATCTTACATGACTTGCGACATCAAGAGCTTCAACGAGTGGAAAGAGATCACGGACAAGTTCGACGAGCTCAGAAAGTCAGAAGAGATGCAGACAGTTATCAACTCTCTGTAAATGAACGTGTATAAATAACATAAAAAGAAATACTATAAGGGTGTTACAACATGACTAAAAAGAGAAAAGAGCTTCTAAACGAGGATTTTCTGTCCGACACGGAACAGAAGCCAGTTAGCGCCGAAGACGTAGCAGGTGCACCAGAGAATGTAGCAGACGACGACTTCGCAGATCTTCTCGGAGGATCTCAGCAGCAAGCTCAGGCTCCTCAGCAGGACGTCTCTGCTCAGGAAGAGTTCGCAGAGACGGTCTCTACTCTAAAAGATGCAGTCAACGGACTCGCCGTCACTGTTCAAGAGATCAAGGACGCTATCGCTAAGCAAGCTGCTCCTGCAGAACCAGCAGAGCCAGCCGCTCCAGCAGAGACAGAATCCGCACCAGATGCACCTCCTAACGTAGATCTAGACTCCGCACCGGCACCCGAGGGCCAACCTGCAGCATCTGAACCAGCTCCAGAAGGAGAAGCTCCTATCGAGGATAAGCCAGCTGAAGGTGGAGAAAGCGCTCCAGCAGAGGGAGAAGAAAGTGACTTCGATCAGGATGAATCCCGTCCGGAAGACGCTACTAAGTCTGAAGCATATCAGATGAACCGCAAAGCCGGAAAGCTCCTCAACAGCAACTCTGGCTCTATCATCGGCATCGTCGAGTCTGGAAAGCTCTACAAGCTCGACGAGATGATCATGACTGCTGTCAAGGCTAAGATTCGAGAGAAGATCAACGAAGCGAAGGCTCAGCTCAAGGCTGAATTCCTCAAGGAAGCAGCAGAGATGCCGAAATCCGAACCTGAGATGATCGTCGAAGAGAAGAAGGAAGATGAAAAGAAGCCCGAGAAGAAGACTATGTCCTTCCTAGAGAAGCTCAAGGCTGCTAAGGCTTGCAAGGGCAAAGCATGCTGCGACGAGAAGAAGGACGAGTGCAAGGGTTCTGACGACAAGAAAGACGGCGACAAGAAAGAAGACGAGAAGAAGGACCACTAAGCTGTGCTGAGCGAAACTCAAATGGGAGCTCTTCGAGTTCTGGAAGCGCTGGATGACGAGGAGACCGCTTACACGGTCAACATCTCGAATCCAGTGTGTCCGTGTTGCGGAGCCAAACTGATCATAAACGACGACATCAAGCTCGGGCAGAACGAGGAGCTCAACACTGAAAATCTCGATGAGAGCTACAGGGTCGATGAACAGTTCGCTGATCCAGAAGTCATCATTCCGATGGTACGAGAAGCAGCCAACGATCTCGTCGAGGGCTATACCGCATACTGCCGTCAAGATGGTCTAGATGACCGTCAGATCGCAAATGCGCTATGCTATCCTCAGGATTCTGAGCTGAAAGACGCTATCGTCAGAAAGTCAAAAGAATTGAAGTCTGTGTTCGCTTCCGCATACGGACTCCTCGTAAACGAACAGATCATCGTCCAAGATCTTCGGGATGCGATCAAGAGAATCGTAACAGGCGGACGAAGATCTGTATAAATAAAAAGATTTTAACAACAAAGAGGTTAACCAAATGAAAGACTCTAAAATCACAAAAGAGATGCTATATGAAGCAATCGAAGTGGCAGAGGCTCATGGCTACAAGGTGGTCGATGAGTCTACTCAGGACAAGAAGTCCAAGAAGGCTTTGATCGATGAAGCTATTGAAGTCGCTAAGGCTCACGGCTACAAGGTCGTGAAGGAAGATGAAGAACCGGGCGCTACTGCTGAAACATCCGAAACTGGTGCTGAGGGCGATGGTGATGGCGAGGAACAGGAAATCTTCACTATTCAGGTTACGAAGGAAGAGCTCGAAGCTATCAAGTCGATCCTTGACAAGGTCGAATACGAAGATGACGGTTCCGCAGACGCTGAAGCTGCAGCTGCAGTCGTAAGCGCTATGGATGACGACAACATCTACGGTTCGATGGACGACTAAGTCCTAAGCTTCTAAAAGCAGACAATTTTGAGCTCTGATTGATCAATCAGAGCTCTTTTTCTATTGATATAAATAATTTGAGAGGATTATCTTCATGAAGAGATTTATGGACTTTAGAGAGAAGCGCATCGATGAAGCTGAGCCAGTTCAGCAGCCTCAAGCTTCGACTGAACAACAAGCTCAAGCACCAACGCAGAAACCTACACCTGAACCTGCACAGGCACAAGAAGCTCCTCAAGAAGAGCACAAGAGCCTGAGAGAATCTCTAGCTGACAAGATCAAGGCTCAGAAAGACGTCGCAGTCGGAATCATAGACGGAATTCGCTCTGCCTTCCAAGACAGCTGCGCTCACACGACTAAGTATGACGCAATGGGAGATCAGATCAAGAACTTCGAGAAGCAGATCCGTGGCGCTTGCGAGCAGGTCATCGCGATGGTAGAGCAAGAGAAGTTCGACTGGAGAAACTGGGACAACTGCTCTCCGAAGTCCTATGATGTCATCACGAAGTACAAAGACCGAGACTTCGACGTTCTGAAGCTCTCTGCTGCCGTAATCATCTTCTACAACAGCTTGATAGGAGAGAACTGATGAGATACCTAGTCGAAAAGCTACTTCTAGAGCAGCCTCACGTCTTTCTAGACATGGAGGAAGACTCTGATGAAGGCGGAATCTGGGACTTCTGCGCTGAAGACAGGCCGAAGACTTGGATCATTCAGCTCATCAAGCTGTATGCGATGCACAAGCTAGAGTCACTGAATCCGAAGAAGAACCAGTCAGTCGTTTTGTACCTGACACCAGAGGAAGTGGCCATGTTCACCTCTCACATGGCCGAAGATCCGTTCTTCCTCATCCAGGCTAAGAACTGCGTAGAGAAGATGAAGCGTGACAATCAGACAAAAGCCATCCAGCTGCTTCGAAAGTATCTTCCCGAAGTGCTGAAGACCAAGATAGGCATTCCAGAAGAGAAGATAGAATTGGAGGAACCATGAGCGTAAGAGTAAGAAGTCCATACCGCAGAATCGATGTGAATGTAGTAGTACCGAACCCGGTTCAGCAAGTAAAGGTAGAAGCGCAAGTTCCTAAGCGCAAGAAAAAGAGCGAAGAGATCACTGAATCGAGTGTTTCTGATGAAGCTCTTTGAACGCGTTGAATACCTTAGTTTTGTTCTTAATATCTGAGCTGTCGTCGATATACTTCTTAGCGAGACTCAGCAGCGTAATCTTCGAGACATCGATCTTCTCTATCGATGTCTTTTCTTGTCTGCGCTGGTAGATCGGATTGACGGGATATGCTGGTCCGTAACTTTCGATCTTCTCAAGGTACTCGTTCACCTTGTTCATGTATTTCGAAGACTCCCAACTGATCTCTACGTCAATTATGTTTCCATGAATGAAGGTCTCTGGATCCTCGGGCATATCTGGAAATTTGAGCTTCTTGTACTCGATGCAGTGCTCGTTACGGATGAATTCCAGCTCTTCAGTGTAAGTGTCGAGAATGTAAAATCCCTTCTCTTCTATCTCCGAGCGATTAAGCTGGTATGGAGAGCCCAAATAGGTCAGTTTGCAGTCACCCTGTGTAGTTTCCGAGTGAATGTGATAATGTCCCGTATAGATGTGTTTCCAGTGCTTAAACAGCTCTTCTTTGTCGAAGCCCTGCCCTGCACGATTGTTGAAGATGTCCATCTTTGCGCCGAGCACGTCCAAGTGTCCGAACAAGCGAGTGATTCCACTCGTAATCGTATGCTTTTTCTCGACAGTGTTTCGGAACTCTTCGTAGTCCGTAACCCAGGGAAGAAGTAGAGTGTCGTGATCATTTCCCTCTTCTGAGCAACGCTCATGGTCAAGACGGATTCTCAACGGCCTGTCTATGATGCAAACATTCTTGATGCGGTCCAATACGACCAGCGAACTGACGTCCATCGAATTCTTGTAATAGAGGTCGTGATTGCCGAGAATGATGTACCAGATCACTTCACCTTCATGGCGCTTGAAGAAGTCGATCACTCGGTTTATCGTCAAAACGTTAACAGCATGACGAGTGTCGAACAGGTCGCCAAGAACGAAGATTTTCTCTATCCCTCGCTCTTTGCAGTCATTCACCATCTGCTCCATGAATGCGAACTGTGAATCTTGAAATTTCTTGTCGTCAGAATGAGTGCCAAAGTGGAGGTCACTAACTAGGGCTACCTTGCTCATTTCTATCCTTTACCAACTGGCTGAAGCAGCCCTTCTTCTGGACTCTCAGCGTCTCGAACTTATATTGTATTTGACTAAAATTTAGATCATTTAGCTTGTGCGAAATTAGGTACACGCCGAGGTTGCTGTCACACTGAATCATCGTGATCAACTCTTTCAGGAAGTCCGTAATTCCATCGCCGTCGATACCCGTGTCGAAGATCTCGTCCATGAACAGAATCGAGCTCGACCAGTTAGACAGCTGTTTCGCGATGTCGTAGAAAGTGAGAAGCATAGCGACGTTCACTCTCGTCTTCTCGCCGTTCGATAGTCCGTTGTATTCCATTTCAAACGCGCCACGAGTGAGCGTATACTCAAGCATGCTGTCGAATATGACTTCGACGTTCAAGCCGAACTTCTTGATGTACTCGTTGATCTTGAGGTTTAGAATCGGAACGATCTCCTCGAAGAAGTATCGCTTGATTCCGCTGTCAGACAGAATCGTGATGAGGTCAGTGTCGATCGCTACACGCTCGGAAGTCTCGTCGATCGTGTCGTTGCAGATCTTGAGCTGCTTTCGATACTCTTCCACGCGCTTTCTCTGGTCGGACGGATCGAATCCGTTTGTCTCAGCCTCGATGTCTTTATACTGCTTCTCGTCGTAAGCGATGCCACGCTTCAAGCCCTCTATGACCGTATTCTCTGTAGAAATTCTGTTCTTCACTTTCTCGTAGAAGTTCTTAGAGTTGCGCATCTTCTCGGCGCTCTCCTCATCTACCTTCTGCTTTTCGTTCAGAGTGTCATAGAATCCCTGCTCCATGTTTATCTCGGCGAGAATTCCGTCAAAATACTCTTTCGCGTGATCCGAGCAGAAGTCTGTCCCGCATATCGGACACTTGTTCTTGTCCCGGAAGTCGTAAATCTTCGTCAGGCTCGTAACCTTCGCCTTGTGCTCTGCGAGTCCAGCGACGCGTTCACGGATCCTAGTCATCGTGTCATCGAGTTCCGCGAAGTCGGGTTCGAGCTCGGCGCACTTCTCTTCGCACTTCTGGATGTTGGTCTCATGTTTCACCAAGTCGGACTTCTGCTGCTCGATATGGTCTTTCACCTTCTCTAGTCTGTCCGCTTTGTTCGTTTCGAAATTTCGGCTCTTCTGCTCCATGTCGGCGATGATCTTGATCAGGTCGTTGATGGAGTTCTCGAGGCCAGTCTTAGTTGCGCTCATCGTCTTGATTGTGATGTTGTCGTTCGATCTGCGATCCTTCACCTCGTCGAGCATATCGGCGATATTTGTGAGTCCGAATATCGTTTCGAGCAGCTCTCTTCTGTCTGACAGACACATATTGAAGAACGGCACATTTGAGATTGCGCCGATACACATCACGTTCTTGAATAGCAGATACTTGACGCCGAGCAGCTTGTCGATCTCGATCTGATTGAGCTTCTTTGAGCTCAGCGCCTCTACCATCTCGCCGTTCTTGTACAATTCGAACTTCGACGGCGCAAGTCCTCTCAGCATGCGGTAGGAATCCTTGCCGATGTCGAACTGGATCTCTACCTCCAAGTGGCGCTTGTTGATGTAGTTCACAAGACTCTTCATCTTGATGTCACGATATGGCTTACCGAAGAGCACGAACGAGATAGCGTCAACGATTGTCGATTTTCCTGCGCCGTTCTGGGCATTGATCAGGTTGAGTTTGTTGTTGAAGTTCAGGATAGTCCATCCGTTGCCGTAGGACAAGAAATTCCTGAACTTGATCGTCTTAAACTTGATATACATTGCTCTTTAAATATACGAATTGTGCAAAAACCGAAATTTCGTGCCATAAGGGTTTAGAAAATCATCAAAATTACCTATATTGTATATGTAAACTTCAAAAAGGGCCCAACTATGAGGGATAGCGACAAAAAGCTGCTTATTGAGAAAATCCAAAAATATGGACAGTTGATGGCCGAAGGACGCCGTTTTGCAGCCCAGAATAATCTCAAATTGATCGAAAAGTCGATCAAAACCGACAGAGAGCAGTTCTTCGACTGGCTGGACGAATAGTATGGATCGATTCGCAGATACTAGAGAGAAGCTTTTTAGCTGGCACACCGAAGAGATGGTATGCCCGTATTGCGGCTACATTCACGAGAACAGCAACGAGCTGTCGAGCGACTGCTCTGAGTATGAATGTGAGGTATGTGGCCGTGAATTTCACTATGAAAGAGAAACCGAAGTGCATTACGACACTTACCGCATGGAGGATAGAGAGCAATGAGTGAACAAGAAGTCGGATATAGAGTTGTGAAAGACGTAGAAACTCCTAAATTCTATCTATCAGAAGATGCCGAGAAACTTATCGCTGAGAAAGATAAAGAGATTGAAGAGCTCAAGCGGAAGCTTGAGGATGTGCAGGCAAACGCATACGTAGATAGCGTGGATGCAGGTATACGTGAGCGCAGGCTACGCAGGGCGTTGTACAAGGCGTGCTTTAATTGGGCGCATTTTGCAGTTGCATTCTTCAGTTCATACGCAACTAAAGAAAAATGGCGCAAGATGGAAAACAAGTGCCTCGAGAAGGCGGAGGAATACAAATGAGTGAACTGAAATCTACACGCATTACAATGGTATATAACGGAGAAGTCTACGATGATTTTGGAACAGCACCGAGTATGCAGCTTTATTACAGAAAGGAAAAAGCTGACGAAGTGATTGAGAGATTGAAAGAACAGCTTAGTGAAGAGCGTTCCGCTAAGGTTGACTACAAAGTATCAGCAAATGACCTGAGCGACGGACTTAAAGAAGCAGGCAAGGAAATACGCCGATTGCACCGCTGCGTGATTCGTATGACGATGAGGTGGTTGGGCGCAATCGATGAGATGTATAGCCGTCTAGACGATGTTCACGGAATGGACGATGACGATGTTGAAGACTGGGAGAAAGTATCTCAACTTCGCGAAAAACTCGAGAAAGTTTTGGAAAAGTGGAAGTAATATGCTCAAAGAAGACTTTTTGAAATTTCAGGAAATGGCGCTCGAAGATGTAGTGATGCCTGAGAACCCGGACGATATTCTGGAAAAGAATATGCAGATTCCGGGCATGAAGCAGAAGTATATCGACGCTTACCGCAAGCAAGTCGCTATCGTGGCTAATCTCGAAGTCAAGCTCGAAGAGGCAGTCGCTAAAGCGAAGAACAAGTTGAAGGACGGCGGATACGCTTACACGGCTAAGGAAGCGACAGAGCAGACAGCGTTAGACGACGATGTCGCAAAGATCAATCGCGCTTTGATCGAACAGCGCTACTACATGGGCTGGCTCGAAGACACAGCCGCTAACATCACTTCACTCTCTTTCACAATCAAGAACTGGTTGAAGTGGAAAGAGATCATCTCCACTAACTTCTAAGGAGGCTTCGAATGGACTACGACTACAATCAGTACGTCTGGCACGCGATCCAGCGCACGAAGCAGCACGATCCAGAGTATTTCAGGAAATGCATCGAGCAGCGTCTCTGCAACGGAAAGGGAAGCGTAACTGACTATGTTCACGCAGAAGATCTCGAACGTGCTCTGATGCATGTATCTTGGTACAAGTATGACCATCCCGCAGTAGCGCCTGGTTGTCGAGCCTTCAAGACTGGAGCTATTCGCGGTTGGCTCGGAATGGCTCCTCTGAAGGAGCTTGATCCAAACCGCATGTGCACGATGATGGACGTGAAGGGAACTGGAACTCTGTCTCTCGTTCTCACTGATCCTCTCGCTTCTGTCAAGCGCTGGTTCGTAGACTACACTGTCATCATCATCGGAGACGACGGATATGGCGCTTGCATGTTCACTTTCCATCCAGGAGATCCGCTGCCACCGAGTCATCTGTCTTCAGATGGAAGCAATGAGCTAGGACTCAAAGAGGGCGACAAGCTCACTGTCGGAAAGGCTATCGAGCTCGGATTCGTTCACGCAAAGCTTCAAGGAGAAGGATAATGAACGTTCATCCGATGGATTCAGATGGTTTGATCAGCGGCTCTAACCGCAATGTCGAGTTTCAAGCCGTATTGAATGTTCCGTCACTTGATCTGACACCGATCACATACCCAGAAGATGGCGACGATCAAGATCACGACTTTCGTGGCGCACCATATTCCTACAAGTATGAAGACGATGAGGGCAACTTCATAAGCGCTATGGGCTGGGACATGGATGAAGTTGTGCGGATCTCGAACTTCTTTTTGAAATATCTCGACAAGATCATTACATATCATGACGTTATACTAGATTAAAAGATAAGGAGATGGTATGAGTAAGATACTAACGATCCAAGAAGAGATACACTGCGACCTCTGCGGAAAAGGGATTCATGGTGATCACAAAAGTGAGTTCGCTGGAAATCTCTATTTGTCTGATGGGACTCCAGTTCAATACGGAATAAACTTGACTCTGTCTAAGTACTCTGGAAAAGACTCAGCAGAGCACATCTGTCGTGACTGTCTCAGAGACTTTCTAGAAAATCTCGCCAAGAACTTGAGCTACTAAGCTTTGACGTTAGTGTTTCCGCCGTTAGTCGGAGCGTTAGTTACAAAGCATGTAGGATGAGCGCAAACTAGAGTCTTCAAGTTGTTCCTACCGAGATTTACATCGCCCTGAACGGCATCGATATAGACATTTCGTTTAGCGTTGATCACTATGTCGTCATTAGCCTCTAAGTCAAACTTCCCCTCAATCTTGACTGTCATAGTCGCAGGTTCTGTGTTGACGATCTTTTTAGACATGCTCTGCTCTACGAGAATGCTGCCGTTCGGATCAATCTGAATCTTCAGGCCAGATCGATGATTGATCTTCATCTCGCCAGTTCTTCTGTTCAGCGTTACTCCTTCACCGTCATCAGTCTTCATCAAGACCATCACGTTAGGATAGTCGAGAGAGTTAGTAGCGTCGTACAGAATGCTGTCGCCAGGTGCTCTCATTCCAAGGAACGATTCGGCAGCTGCTGCAATAGGATTCTCGACTGTTATGATGCCGTCGTAGATGGGCTTATACGGATCGCCGTCCTCGAAGTAGCCACGAACAGTAGCGCCAACATCAGGAACGACTAGATTAGAAGTGCCTGCGCCGAGATAGCCGTGCTCAGGAAGAGCCCAAGGAATCGAAATCTCATCTACTTCATCATAATGGCCAAAGATCTTGATCTTCGCTCGTCCCATCTTGAGAGGATCGTTGTTGCTGACTACGCGTCCAGTCCATCGCTCATTGAACTTCGGATCGTTGCTGTCAAGTATCGAGTTCCCATTCATCGGATCGTCTGGATTGTTTCCATATCTCTCGTTCAGATCAATTTCGCTCATCAGCTACTCCTTTTATTCTTCGCTTTTTCGAGATTCTCAGCTTCGTTCTGAGACATCTCGTTGACTATAGCTATCATCATCTCGACTTCATTGTATGGCATCTCGTCCGTTATAGTGATACCGCAGTATTTAGAGACCTGTATCTGGTTTCTGATCATCGTCGATAGCTGAATTCTGTTGAACAGCTTGTCATCAGACAGATCTATTCCGACTTTCATCGTGTTCATGCATCGGTCGCACATCAACTCGGTATAGCCAAGAACACCGCATCTCGCATCGGAAGCCAAGTGCTTCAGTCTCGCGTACTCGTCTGCTGGAAGCTCGAGTATCTTCTTGACTAGATCTCTTCCTTCAATGTTCCATGATTCGACTATGTCCGTCCAGTTCACTATCAAGTCTATCTCTGGATCTTCAGTTCTGATCTCAGGATCGAATATCTTTCGATATATGCCAGAAACTGTAATTCCTCCGATCTCCGCTTTCCGTATGACTGACTCTTCTATGGGCTTAGACTTTATGTTGTGAACTTCGAAGTTCTTTATGACTCGACTTCCGCAGTATGGACAGTCGAACTCAGTCTGATAGCCGTTCGATAGCATGAATGTATTTCGTCTGAGATAGAATATAATAGGAAGTCTGTCCATTCGGTATATGTCGCTGAGATCCATCCCTTCTACCTTCAAGCATCTCTTCAGAATGTCTCCGATCATCTTGAACGCGTTCTTCTCGTCCATCGCAGCCAAGTACTTCAGATCTCTTATCTGAAGAATTCTGAATCGTATAGACGAGCATTTCGGATATAGCTGTCCGTGGCTCGGAAGATTGCTGTAAGGGATGTTGAAGTAGTTCGGCTCAGACATAGTCAGTTCTCTATAGATATTATATATCTGGAGATTTGTAAAATGTCAGAGAGCAACTGGAAAGACAATGGCTACAATCCGTCAGAGCACGGATGGTGGAGAGCTACACTAGACGGAAGAGCTGATCTCGGCTATCCGACTGGCTACTACTATGCAGACACGATCAGAGCTATCATGATCGCTTTCACTAAGTTCTTCAACGATCTGTATGTCATTCGATATGACGAGAACGGCTTTCCCAGAAAGCGCATAAGAGTGCCCATCAAGTTCGGACCTAGATCGAAAGCTCACGACTTCAGAAAAGAGCAGGAGAGCGGAGAGACCTATTATATCCCTCTTCCGAACATGTACTACAAGATCATTAACTTTCAGTATGACAACACGAGATCTGCTTCATCTAACGCCATCAGAACTTTCTATGAAGAGTATCTAATGTCTAAAGGAATCGAAGAGTCACAGGCACAGCTTCTATGGGAAGACACTCAGCCAGTACCTTACAACTTGTCGTTCGAGCTCTCAGCTAAGACTGAAAAGATCGCCGATCTGTTCCAGATAGTCGAGCAGATCTCTTCAAGATTCAATCCTGACGCCTTCTTGTACATCAAAGAGTTCTGGTTCATGAACATCCGTCGTGACATCAAGATGAAGCTCGACACTATAGCTCTAGACTACCAGGACGAGTTCGGTGAACAAGACAAGCGTGAGCTAGAAGCTAAGTTCACTTTCACGATAGAGGGCCAAGTCTATACGAAGATCCAAGAAGGCGCTATCATCGATCAGATCATCACGAGACTGAATCCTTCTATCGCTACTTATAAGACAGAAGATGTGACGTTGACGCTCAGAGGCTTGAACGCAACTGACAAAGAGTTCTATATCAGCGACACTGAAGACAACTGGCTCATCAAGAACAAGATGGTCGTCAGAGACAGAGATTCTCAATACGATGGAATCGGCGTCTATGTTCCTTCTTCTGGTGCTTATGACTCGTTCTCATACTGGAAGATGCCAGAACGATACGATCTGTTTGGCAACAAGAAGGATCCAGAGAATCCCGAATACTACTGGCAGTTCACGTCAGCGATCACTTCAGATGTAGCTGACAAGTACACTTCGATCATAGGTCTATCTGGCAACTACATGCCAGTCTCTGGCTCTTACGATCCGTCGACTGGAAAATACATGGGAAGCATAGAAGACCGATACGACTTTGCGAGAATCACTGAAGACGACTACACGTCATCCGGACGAAAGGACTTCGTCAACAGCGAAAATGACGTGATCGACACTCAGTGGGTCAGCAATCACGAGATCGAGATCAGATAAATAAGCTATAAGAGATATTGCGAAGAATCATGGCAGAGAACCAAAAAGAGCTTTTCGACTCGCTAGAGATGAAGATAGAGCAAGAGAATGACATTCTCTTCTCTCGTCTCGATCAGCTGTTCAACAAGTCTTCAGATTCTAGCGATCTGAACGATCTAGATGTCGACATAAAGCAGCTTGTCGAGAGATCTTCGCTCCAGACAGAGCAGCTAGTTCTTCTAAACTCTTCAATGGGAAATCTGATAGAACAGATAACGAACGGGATAACTGCCGTTCAGAATACTGTTCCTGTCAATGCGGATGTCGATAATGATGTAGTCGAAGAAGAGACTGAGAGAAACTATGCCGTCTCTGACATTAGAACTGTGCTAGCTGACACGCCCATCAAGATCGATCTCGATGAGCTAGAGAGGGTGACTGCTGAATATGCTAACACGCTTCGGACTGCTAACGTCGAGAAAGAGATTGTAGAGATTCCAGAGACAGAGAAGATCTACAACGAGTCTTACTCGAGCGAAGTCAATCTCACAGATAACTCTGATCTGATAGCCACTATGTCGGACGCTATGCAAGAGAAGATTGATCAGCTTTCGCAGTCGATGGTGAGCATAGCTAACTACAATTCAGAGCTGACTAGAAACAGCTTGAGCGAACTTGCTAGCAATCTCAGAGGTCCAGACGCTAATGCGGAGCCAGTCAACATAGACATTGATCCGATAACGGTCCTGGCTCAAGACATAAAGGCTTCAATCGATTCAGATTCGAATACGATGTTCTCGTATCTCGAAAGGATTGGAGCCACTTCGGATGAGATAGCTAAAGCTACCTCTTCGATCTCTCTCGACAGAGTATCGACCAGTCTAGACGATCTCGTCAATCGAGTCGACAATCTAGATGTCGGAAAGATCGAGCTAGACGAAGATAGCATCAATAAGATCATTCCGCAGTCTCTTGAATTCGACTACAGCTATCAAGACAAGATTTTGTCAGTTCTAAGCTCTCCGGTCGACGTCAACATAGCAAATCTTCCTATGGACAACGAAAATGAGCCTACAGAGAATGTCGACGTGTTCTCCAGAGCAGTAAGCCCTCTCGTTGAAGGTCAGCGGTCGCTTCAGAGCATGCTCGACAGCAATCTGAGAAGATTATCTGAAGCGATCGTAATGCTCAGAGATCAGTCAAAGGACAGCGAGTCTAGAATAACTAGAGTAACTGACACTGTGAACACAGAGATGAGTGACGTTTCTATCAAGTATATCCTGTCAGACACGTCGCAGATGCGAGTCACTCTGAGTCATATCGATTCTACTCTTAGCGCATATCTTTCTGGAAATAGCACAAGCTCGTCTAGCACTTCAGTCAACTCAGACGAAGTCACATCAATAAGCATGGATTGATCTGATGGCAACTATAGAGATATACGGCGGCAGAACTCGAACTGGAGCTATCCTTCTTGAGCCATTTAGCGAGAAGGCCGTTAAAGAGTGTGGAGACTTCGCTGCATTTTTGACAGAATATCCAAAGATAGACTATGAGACCGACTGGGGAAGCTGGGAAGACAGCAACGTAGGCATCGTCGGCGATGTAGTCTCAGCGCTAGGAGGCGGAATAAAGGCTGGAGGAAAAGCAGCTGGAGTGTTCGGAGTCAAGGGAATCAAGACTAAGATTCTAAATATGATATTCAACAACGCTGGAAAGTTCATTCAGCTTCTCGGCGGATCAAGTTTTGAGCCTCCTATCTTGACAGACTCTTGGACGCAGCTAGCGGCTCAGCTTCCAGATGATGTAGATAAAGCGGGAATCAAGTTCGATTTTAAGATTGTCGCTTATCCAGTAACGAGAAGAGGCGTTCACGTCGAAGGGCTGAGGGCAGACTCGACTAATCTGAACCAAGTATTGAATCTCTACACTTCCGAGAGGACTATCAGATGCGCTAACATGTGGGAGTGGCTGAATCTAGGAAAGATCGCTGGAATGCCCGAGAAGTTCTCGACACAGAGAATCTCAGACAATCTTGTCGGACTAAAAGACAACCTGAATGGAGAGACTGGACAAGCGGGAAAGCAGATTATCGAAGGTTTCACCGGTATGCTTCCAAGTCTGAAGAACGTAGCATCCGAAATGAGCCCACTCTATGGCATGGTTAGTAAAGTCACTAGCGTTTTTGATAGTGAAGAGGAGAAGGCCGCAAAAGAAGCTGCAAAGCCTATGGATCTCATCAAGGGCATATCTAAGATCGCAGTAGGATTGAGCGGAATAGGTCAGAGAATAGGCTACAGCTTCACTGTTCAGCTGTTCGACTCAGACGGAAATCTGATATTCAACTCGAAGAGAAGCAGCTGCCCGCTAGACTTCTACATCTCTGATCTGAAGCTAGACTTCTCTCCTCATCTAGTGAAGCTGGTAAACAGCCAAGGAAAGAGGGTCGGCGCATGTCCGGAATGGTGCAAGATAGAGCTATCTCTGTCTAGCTCAACAGTCGTGTCGCCGAGTCAGATCGTCAGTATGTGCGACTTAGATCGCCAGGAGAAATAGCGATGGCTGAAGCTGCTAATAAGTCGAAAGGCCAGCAAACTGATACGACTAAGAAGGAAGTATCAGATAAGCTGTCTGAAGAAGTCAAGTTCTCTCAAACACAGAAGAACATGTTCGACGGTTTCCATGAAGATCTCTATGGAAACAACTGGTTCGTATTGACGACTAACGATCTTGGAGAAGAGGGACTAGGCGACAAGAAGAATGGACGTTCTTCATCTATATGTGGAGTTCTGGAAAAAATTCCATCACTAGGATTCAAGACGACGCTGGAGTCTGGTCCAGTAGGTACAGTCCAAAAGCTATACAGCCAATATCTTGGAAGAGGAGGAATGGTAGGGTCGATAGGATCAGCTACTGGTTCTAACCTGAACAAGCAGCTAGGTGGAAACTACTCGATCAGATATCCAATATCGAGAGCATTCCAAGAAGAGGGAATAACGCTCGAGTTCGAGTGCTGGAAGAATCCAGCTGAGATATATGATCCGATCTGTCTGCCGTCTGACATGAAGAGCGTGATAAGCTATCTGACTAGATTCGCTACAGTGCAGACGTCAGAGCAGCTAGACGTGCTAGTCGAAGGCGCAGCACAAGAAGTTCTGAGCGGCGCTCTAGGAATTCCAATTCTAATCGGACAAGCTGCACTCAGCGCTACTGGTATCTCTAAAGATGTAGACGAAAATGGAAATCCGATCGAGAAAGGGCTTGGAGATCACGTCAAGTCAGCTGTCGAGACCGTAGCTAAGTTCACAGACGATCTTCTAGTCCGAAAGTGGAATGACAAGCAGAGAATCACGAGAGGTCGTGAGAAGTTCAATGAATGCCTACACAGACTAGACATAATGAGGGCTGGAGTCCTCGACACATATCTGATCGTAGCAATAAAGAACTGGTCTTATCAGTTCGATCAGAATGCGCTAGGATTGATGATGAAAGTGACAATAAACTGCATGATAGATCAGAGAATGAACAAGAACCGTTTGAAGCTCTATAGCGAGAGACCTATGTTTGGCTAGCTCCAGAGGGATTGTTCTCTGCTCTGAACTCTTCAGCGTGCTCTCTTATCCATCTTCTTACAAACTCTTCTCCTGGATCTCTTCCGATCCTCTCTCCTTCAAGCCACTTCTGGAGCTCGATCTCGTCAATCTGCTTTCGCAAGAATTCCTTCTCGTCCATTTTGTCCTCCTTATAGCTTGGAGTTGTCGTTTTCGCTGTTTACGTCTGGGAACTTCTTGTTGTAGTGGCGTAGCCCAGCAGCTTTTCTCTTCTTCATGCTGTTCTCCCACTTTCTCTCGCGAGTAGGCTCTTTAGCAGCTCTCTTCTTCTCGCCAGTGATTCGTCCACGCTTTCCTGCTTCGCTGCTTGATCCGCCGCGCTTTCTGTTCAGGATCTCTTTTGGCGTCATTCTGACTTCATGAGGGTTTCCGAACTCATCATATTCGACACGTTTGACTCCAGGCTCTGTCGTCTTGAACTTCGTAACTACTTTGCCGTCGCGAATCATCTTCTTGCGCTGTAGAGCTTCATTGAGCTCTTGATCCTCATTGATGAATTCTAGAAATCTCTTCATTGCTTATTCTCCTAGATCGTCTAGCATGAACGAATTGTCAAGAATCGGATAGTCTCTGCTGAGATAGTCTTTTGAGTGATCGATGTGATTAAGAGAACTTCCCGTGTTTCTATTCTTGTTCTTTCTTAGTCCTAGCTTGCTTCCAAGTCTATTGCTGAGCTGCTTTCTGAGCTCGATCTTTCCTTGAATAGCAGCACGCTTGACTTTTCCAGTTCTCTGACCGAGCTTTCTGTGCCGCTTCTCTGCTCCAGTCAGTCTCTTCTCACGTGGCATGCCGTTCTTGTCATACTGGATCTTGAACCCAGGCTTGTCGCTCTTCCACTTCTTTTTCCTCTTACCCTTTCGGATGACATACTTGAGCTTGAGCGCTTCATCCAGCACTTGCTCCACTTCACCCTCCCTTTCGAGGAACTCTAAAAATCTAAGCGTTTCACCGTCACTCATACTAATTATTTATGAACTAATCGACCAATGAAGAATTAGCACATAAATACTATATATGGGCTTTATTGTAAGACATAGCAACTTAGAGCAGCAGAACAAAGTCAAGTTCGGTGAAATAAACGCATCATCTTCTGATGTGCAGAGCACACAGGGTGACGCAGACCTGATGCGCGAAGAACTGCTCAACAAATATGGCTGGCAGTCGCCTAGCGAGTACTACTATGGTTCATCGTCTAGTGACATGGGAATCAAAGCTAGCGACATGACACCATCGATGGGCGAAATCTCAGACTACGAGTTAGCTAGTCTAGAAGAAGGAATGGACTATTACACAGAGCCAGCAGACGTAGATGCAATACCCGACTGGTTCTGGGTAGACAGCTTAGACAACTGGTGTTACTTCAAGATTACAGACGACATGACTGAGTTCAAGAAAGTGTCTCCGAGATTCGGAAATTTAGGAAATACTATCTTGTCGTTCGCTTCATTCGGAATATTGAACGTCATAGACGAGATTCAGAAAGGAAACTGGATCAAGGGTATCGCCAATGGTCTGTCTTCTATGAGATTGTATTATGACGCTGCTGAAGCAAGCGTAGAGATCATCTCTGGCGTGTCTGACTTCTTTCAGAGAATTATCAGCAAAGTATATACGACGGTCTTCGGAAACGTGATAGGAAAGTCTCTAGCCGTCGTAAACAAGTTGAACATGGCTCTGTCCATAAAGATGCTTAGAGCTGCTAATGGCTTATATCAGCCGACTGAAGGAATTTTGTCTCTTCCTCTGCTTCTATACTCTATCTTCTTGACAGACAGCTCAGTCGATCATGAAGATGTCGAGGCGGAAGAGTACATCGAGATGGTGGCGTCAGGTGGACCGGAGAACAATATGCCGAGAAACTGCATCAGCTTGTACATGTGGAACGGCTATAAGCGCAACTGGATGCCGTTGAAGCGCATGATCGAGATCTATGACACATTCGGAAAGAGAAGCAACTACGACTTGATCTACTCGTCTCTAAAGAACATGTATCCTAAGCTGATGAGCGCTACAGACGACGAGTTTAGTCTATATCTCGAGACTTTCGGAATTCCAGTCGAGAACGCTAGCGACGGGTTCAACAGACTCAGAAATGAAGCGTTCGACATAAGAAACAGAACAAGCGGAAACTACTTCGGATTCTTGAACCAGATGACTGGCTTCCTGATGAGAGAGTGTCCTCAAGCAGTCAACTCACTAGCTAGAATGCTGTTCATGAACATATACGCGTTCGATCCCGCTTGCATAGAGGCACTTCAGCTCAGATCTCCTCTGAACAAGAAGCACGTCTTATGGGTCGACAACGATGATGACGAGAGCTGGTCACGAGCCCACTGGCTAGAGAACTGGTCGATGTGGATTCCTCTTCCTAGAGACAAAGCGAAGATAAAGCTCTACAACAAGAACACTTTCCAGCTCATAAATCGTCCAGTATACCAGTTGAGCTGGTTCGGTCGTGATCTCGGCGGATTCGAACACAAGAACATCGGACATCCCTGCTTCATGCGTGGAAATGACGACATCTTGTGGATCTGTTACTGGCAGCGTTGGACCAGCACTAGAGGAGAAGAAAAGTCTGGAGGCGGTATCTTCGACAAGATCATCGAAGTCGAAGGGATCCAAGACATATACAAGTCTGATGTCGAAAACTGGACATCGATCAGAACGTCGATGTTCGAGAAGCACGACGACTACGGATACGATGACTGGATGATCAACGGAAACTACTTGCTCTCAAATCACAGGTTCACTATCGACGAAGAGAGTCCGACTGCGATCAGCACTTACGAAGAGTCTACGATCGGTCCTGATCGTGTCGCTCCAGTGAACAGTATAGATAAAGTAAATAAGAACAAGCTTGTCCTTAGCCTGTCTAGCGGAACAGTCATATCGAGAGACGACGACAACGGAATTCTGGATGTAGCTAAGAGATGGAGATGACAAGATGATACTACCCAAATTTAAAAATAAGCTTCTGAAGTTCGGAAATACTCTGATTATAGCAAACGTAGGTCCTGTTCCTCCAGGTCCAGAGCCTACACCTCCAGAGAACGCGTTGAGTCTGAACGGTGAAGCGATATCGATAGGAAATGACTACATAACTGTCGGACAAGGAGGTGCACCGCAAGGCGTCGAAATCGGCGGGCGATTCTATCCCACCGTCACGATAGGAAATCAGGAATGGCTCGCAGAGAACCTCGACTTCAAGTTCGATGGACTCGTCGTTGGCCAGGGAAGTTCCTCTTCAGAACCTAGAGCTAATTACTACAGGAATGATGAAGCTACTTATGGAGTAAATGGGAACAAGTATGGCCTTCTTTACAATTGGACTGCTGTGAAGTATCTCAAAGACAACAAGTCTACGCTATTTCCAGAGGGTTGGCGTGTATCATCACAAGTAGACTGGGATAATTTGATAACAGCTGTAGGTGGTTCTTCTGTTGCTGGGACTAAGCTTAGATCCACTGCAGGATGGACGGTTGCTAATGGAACTGACGACTTCGGCTTTGCTATTTTTCCCGCTGGTGCCCAGAACTCGGGCTCCTTCTACAATGTAGGCATTTTCGCATACTTCTGGACGTCTGTTGAGAGCGCGGGCACAGCCTTCGCATACAGCCGCAGCTTCCGTGCGGACAGCGATCCGGCCACAGGTACTTCAAGTAAGACACTCGGTTACTCGGTTCGCCTCGTGAGAACCATTTCATAAGAGGATTAGATAAATAAACAAAAGTCATCGACAAGAGCATAACTGTCGGCACGAAATTCAGAAAGGAGAATAGAAATGAAAGAGATTAAAGAGCTAAACGATTTTTCTGGTTCTGACGGCTATCTAGCTGTTGACGGACTAAACAATGAGTCAGCAGGCGGAAAGAAGAAGCTGTCGGATATTCAGCCTCTTGTTCTGCATGCGGTTACAGAGGAAGACCCAGAGAACCCTGGTAATTACTGGTCTTACATAAATTATAGCTTCGATGACCTCCTTACGAAGGTCAAGGGCGGTACACCGTTGACAGTCATAATCGATGGGCCTATCAATACAGAATACCATGACAATAACCCATATCTTCCTAAAGTTAACTATACCTATGTAATATCTGAATTCCAAATCATAGAATCCGCTGGTGATGCTACGATTCCGCCTAATAGAAGATTGATAGGTACAACCGGAAAATCAAATGAAGTGCACTTGATTGAAATGCAATCAGCTGGCAACATAATTCCGTTATACTTTGTACCAGGTTCGTTCACTTTAGATGTGTCTAACTGGGAATACAATTGGCCGTCAGAGCAAATTGGATGGTCTAGGAAGTGGGCGAGACAATCGCCGAAATGCTTGGAATTACTTTGCAACGGTATGAGTACTATTGCCAATTATATAGCATATTTGGACGGGAACAATTACTACTCTTGTTATCAGTGCCGACATGAAAATGGCGCATATTCATTGAGTACAAGTCCTATCATATTTTACTACGATTGGAATGAAGATACGATGCATGGCACTTTCCCGTTCTTCTCAGATCAATAATTGATCTTCTGATCGTAACTAATGCTGAGCTATTGACAACAATAGCTCAGCATCTTTGTAAATAATACATGCGAGAAGTATTCTTTAACAGCTTCAAAGAGAAGATTCTAAATGGACAAGTGCCAAGCGTATTCGACGTGTCTGGAACTCCGATTGCTTCGGACTTCATAAACATCTACGACAACTCTGTCATCAAGCTAGAGCAGTACAAGAACTTGTCTGACTTTGACAAGTACTCTACAGGAAATCACAACAAGCCGTTCGAAGAGACCAAGTTCAAGTATGACGAGTACTGCGTCGAATATAGCGCTTACTATGACAACGACGTGTCGGAGAAGCCCATGTTCATCAACCCAGACAACTGGGATAAGTTCCTTCAGACCTATAGCGGAGAGATAGGCTACTCAGATCCGTATGTCAAGAGCAAGTTCGACAGCTATATCTCTGACGACGAGAATGTGAACTCGGGATTCTACTACATTCAGAAGAAGTCTCAGCTCAAGTGGATCTCCGAGCGCTGCAACGACAGAGAGAACTTCAACAACAGAATAGTCGTAGTCATGGGCGACGACATCGGAAGTCCAGCTGCTAACTATCAGCTTCTTGATACTGTTATCTGCAACGATCCGAACCGCCCTTTCCAAGGAATTCTCGACTTCAACGGACACCGTATCTCGAACATCGTGATGGAGTGCAAAGAGAATTCGAACGGCTTAGTTGGCTATCTTGGAGCAGACGGCGTCGTGAGAGACGCTATCGTAAACAACATTCTCTTCAAGTGCTCTAACAAGATCTCGCTAGATAAGATCAGAACCGACTGCTCGGATGTCGTGGTCGGTGGAGTCGTCGGAACGAACTACGGAACTGTCGAGAACATCGTCACTTCTGGCGACATTCGCTTCAACGGATTCTGTCCAGAAGTCTATCTCGCTAGCAACAAGTACGAGTATCAGTCTTACGACAACGTTATCAACAATCCGAACTACAACTGCTTCTTCCCTAGCAAGTTCTGCATCAACTCGCTGTACAACGTGATCCCTTATGTGGGCTACTTCGCTGAAGGCGCTGACAGCTACTTCAACGATGTCGGAAGTCCTCTGTTCAAGTTGACTATTACAGACGACGATACGCACAACGAGAAACTACATCAGCTGTACCAAAACAACCTCAGAGCTCTGCTAGGACTTCAAGTGAATGACAAGAACATCAATGACGATGGTAAACTTCCTTTGATGTTCAACTTAGACCACTTCACTGAGTATAAGCTAGGAAACAACGACTTCATCGATCTCAGAACAGCTAGACTGACTGACTACTTAGGATCTTCAGTCGTCGTGAAGATGGAGAACGAGCCTGGGCTTCACCGATATAGAGACAATGTCGCATTCGGCGACGCATTCACTGTGACTAACGCAGGATATGGATCGTCCAATAACTTCCCTGTCATGCTCTCGATGGAAGACGATCAGAATCTTCCGGAGTTCGCTCTCAACAACACCATTTCTAGTCTAGAGAGCTTACAAAGCTGGAACGACTATCAAGAGATGAAAGTCGGAAAAGATAGCAAGGAAGAGATGTGGTCTGGAACTCCTAACACGAACATGTGGGAATATGGAGCGTATCTATCGAGGCAGCTGAGAGACACGATTATGTTCACTGCTAAGAGCTCAAGAAATGAGCAAGTCACGATTCATCAGAAGATGAACCCATATAGTCGAATCGCTTACTACTGCTCTCCAGTCGTCGGAAACAACTTCGGTCTGATCAGAAACATCGACTGCCGTCACACGCTGCACGAGACTAACGACACTTTCGTAGGATTCATCGGAAGCGTTTGCGGAAAGCAGAACTGCGGCATCATCGACAGAGTGAACTCGGTCCTCGACATCGTCCCACTGACAGAATCAGAAGTCAGCGCATCGCCACTAGCGTCTCGAGTATACACGGACAACAGAAGCTATATTCCGGACTATCCAGACAATTATACGAATCTTGTGAACGTGTTCGGTTACAACTGGGACTACTATCAGACTTCTGCTGGCTTGGATGTTCCCGAGCAGCGTCACTACGCTACAGTTAGCGCATCAGCAGCTTACGTGTCAGACCGATTCTACTCTTTCCACGACTTCCTCACATCTGGCGTTCAGGTCAAGAACGCAGGCGACTACTGGGTTCCTAAGAACGACAACTATGTCTTCAATGAGCTAGCAGAGAAGAGAACAGAAGCTTCTGCGACACAGAAGTACTGCAACTTCAAGCTGAATGTCTATGAAGATGCAGCTGCGTCAGCTATCGGATCAGCTATCCCAGACGCTATCAGAAACGCTAAGCTTAAGCTGTCGTTCGTTCCAAGCACGAGCGCAATTCCGTCAGATACTCTGAACACTTTCGCGATCGAAGCGAGAGTGAAAGTCGATACGGCCTCAGAGCGTTCAACGTTCAAGCTATACAATCCTTACGAAGATAGCAAGGAAGACAACATATTCAACTCGTTGAGCTTCAATACGACTGAGCTAGAGCAGAAGATCTCTAACTTGAATCTCAGCATCGAGCACATGGATCTCAACGTGATCGGAGACGCCGCTAAGACTCTGTCAAGAAAGGATCCTCTGACTTTCGAAATCGAAGATCGAGAAGAGGAGATCACGCTAGCAGACGCTCTCAGCTACTGTTCAGCATTCAACGGAGAATGTGGAAGCACTGTCGACAACTCGATGGAGTTCGCTACAAACATAATGAACGCTAAAGTCGCTGTCGGATGCGAGATGCTTGGAAATCCAGCTCTGAATGTAGACTACAGCTTCCCTGGAGGAACTCAACCATTCTCTGGAGCTAAAGAGGGACTATTCGGCTGCGCTAACGAGCACAACCAGAATGAGTATGTCATTCCGTCCGGAGTCGGTCCTAACAACACAGACGAGAACTGGGTCATCGATGTAGGAGACGACTTCGCTGACTTCTGCTGGTATATGCAGCCAGGCGAGTACAAAGCCGATACAGAAGACGGTCCTGAAGCATTTGATATCTCTGTATGGGACAATGTCGATCCGAGCAATCCTCTTGGATATATCGGTACTCTGTATCACTTTCCAGGAGACCGTCCCAACTACTTCTCTAGCATAAACGTCTCCGGACTATGGGACGTTTACGGCGGAAGAAACGGAAGACCTGTGTTCGAGAGGAATCAGAACTGCTATCAGTCTGATCTGCCTAGAACTATGCTCACCATCGTTCCGAAAGAAGACGAGACACTAAAAGAATTTGGCGAGTACATAGCTTCTGTCGCTCATGACAAGTCTGGATTCCAAGACATTGTCGGAGACAGCTACTCGGTGAAGATCAACAAGATCTCTATTCCGCTGTTCAACAGGACTCAGAATCGAGCATATCAGTCAAGCTCGCTCGAGGGAGTGAACAACGTCTCAGGCGTCTATCTCGACTACACGGCTCAGCCCAGACTGTGGGACTTCAAGAGAGACGAACAGGATCGAAAGACAGATCCAGTCGAAGTCGAATGCAATCCGGAAGAGAGCGCTCTCGCTGGAAGACTAGGAAATCTTGACGACATGTATATCGACATGTCTATTCTAGTCAATGATCAAGAGCATCAATCCTATGAGGCTCCTAATCACTATAGGGTCTATCCGATGATCGCAAAGATTCCTCTGAGAAGACTCAGAATTCCGATCTCTGCTATAGAAGTAGTCGGCTCATTCACAGGAATGGTCCAAAAGTACTCGGAAGATCTAGCGAACATCATCGGACCTATGAAGTATAACGCTAGGGAAGTCAAATACTATCATCTGCTTCCAGCATACGACATGCAGGACAGGTCTAACGAGAACGTGAAGTATGATCTGAAGTCGATCTACAACGTCGGCGGAATCTGCGGCATGATCAACCATGCTGCTAGCTTCATCGAACGGGGAATGATGGATCTATACTATAAGCAAGAGCCGAGATCTGAAGAGAACGGTGGACCTTACAATAGAGCGTCTTGCGGTCAGATCAGCAACTGCAACGTCAAGCTCACTAGAAACACGTTCGACTTCATCAATCATCTTCTTCTGGACAAGATGGAGAACGGCAAGCTAGTCGAGTTCAACGACAGAACGATCGGAGTCGCTAACAAGTTCGGCGGCATCGCTGCTATCTACGAATATAGACAGAACGACATCGGTACGAGCCCTTACACTCAAGTCGACGGATGCGGACCTGACAGTCTAACGAGACTCGATCAGCAGAGATTCTTGTTCCAGAACATCACCGTCGCTGGATACGAAGAGTTCTACACAGGACATGCTCCTACAGCAGACGAGTACAGAAGCCGATCGCTGTTCAAGATATTCACGAAGATATTCTCTCCGTTCGTCGAATGGGCTAATGTCGGAAACATTCTCGACACCACGAACATGTGGCTGATTGATGACAAGATACGCTCGAAAGATGACAATTATAGATCTAGACACAGCTCTAACTTCCCGATAAGCTCGAACATTCATCAAGCATGGACTATGCATCTAAGCGATGGCTACTTCTGCGGACAGAACGAGGGTTCTTCGTGGATCCTCGGTATGCACCATCCAGTTGTCGCTTACAATAGAATAGATCCGACACAAGAAGAAGCCGATCTTCCAGATCGTAGAGGAAAAGTGACAGCAGAAGACCTGGGAGTCGTAGGCTGCAACATCGGGTTCGATACCACTTCAGACTACTACCCGAGACTTCAGTTCAATACGAAGACTTACGATCTGTTGCCGAGCGTGCTTCTCAATCACGTCGACGTATGGTACTACGGCGACTCTCCCATCGTCGACTCGAAAGTGATTCACATGAGCCCAGTCGCTAACGCGCCATGCTCTGAATATAACGACATCTACATGCAGATGTTTGGTGGAAACCCGAACTTCATCAACAGGAAGCTCGGAAAGCCGATAATGATGTCTCAGCTACATGGCACAGAGGCTACATACCACTACGACATCATTAGAGGCGATAGAGTCAACAGCATGGCGTTGATCAATCAGTGGGTTCTGAGAGCTTACTCGGATCGATACGAGAAGAATCACGGCATCACCGACCGATACTTCACTTGGGACTACGACATGAGAAAGGTCAGTGCGCTCAATCGCAGCAAGACTCCGATGGACTTCACCATCAGATACGGAATCGACAGAAGTGGAACGAGAGGGCTCTGGATCCATCAGATAGACGGCTACTCGGACGTGCGTCCCTGGACAAAGTACGCTATGAAGGGAAAGAGCGAGTGCATGAACGACGGATCTTGCATCAGACTCGGCTACATGCCGTCAGACTGGTCGATCATAGAGCTCATGAACCGTTCCGACGAAGACGACAGCGTTCCAGACAAGCAGTATGACGAAGGAAGAGCGATAGACGGAACAGACTTCAGAGGCATTCTGCTCTATGAGCCGAACGGAGATCTAGTCGCGTTCATCGATACAGAGAGTCCAATCGATCTGGTCTCTGGATGCTACATCTCGTCTCTGCCGAAAATAGAGACTTTCAACGGAGAAAGATACGGACTTCTGACAGAGATCGCAACTGAGGAGTGACAAAAATGACATACGAGACTTATCCGACATTCATCGACTATCTCTTCAGCGTCAGATCGAAGACTGACGCATACGGCGATCTAGAAGCGATTCTCACATCCGCTGGAAGCTTCGACACGTTCAAGCCGAGCACGACAGACGGATCGATTCCAGCAGCTGAAGTCTCAGAAAACTTCATTCCGACTTCAGTGTTCTCTTATCCATCTTCTCGAATGGATCCGAGACCCTACGTCTCTGACTCTAACGGACTGTACTGCGAGACAGACAAGACTTACGAAGAGATATTCAATCTTCCAGCTTCAGCTTCGCTAGAAGAGGGATCGAAGTATATCAGCAGCTTCGTTCAGAAAGCCATCTGGAACGCAGAGCTTCTGGGACGCTCTGTACCTTCGACTTCAGCAGAGATTCTCTCAGCAGACATTCCGTTCAAGAGCGTCTACGACGAAGAAGAGTATGACGCTTACGGTGTTCCTGTGAACTTCTTGAACGGAGATGCTCCTGGCGTGAAGGCCGAGAACATCGTCTGCTCCGGAGAGTACATCGCTGTCGCTTCTGGATGCTTGGTGACTGTCAGAAAAGAGAGAAACGGTGTCGATACGCTGTACCCGATCGGATTCATCGACTTCGAGAAGCTGTCGCCTAGCACACGCTACGAAGTGAAGTTCGATCCTCAGGGCTTTCTACAGCTAAAGTGATTTTATTACCTTTTATCTGGACAAGTTATATTATATAATACTTTAATCTTGAAAGGTAATAAAAATACTTTTTACTAAAAACTCGTCATGAAAAAGTGTATCTACGATAAATTCTTATATTTTTTCGTATTATATCTTAATTGGAACTCATGGCGAAATATCAAGAATATCTTCAATACTCACTTTGGACCAGTGACATAAAAACTAAAGAGATAGAAATCAATGCGACTCATAAACGATATGACCCAGAATGCATCAGAGGAATTTGGAATGCGTCTGGATCTAAAGGAACATTCCCAGTAGGCGTCAAGAAATGCACATTTGACGACTATATCGAGTTGATAGTCACTGGACACTCGGTTAAGCGGATTCGAGAACTTGACGGACTATTTCAACCTTCTAGGTTCCTATTCATCGATCTAGACAATGACGATGACGAAGATGTTGAGGAGATAGAACTAGAGGCATTGAAGTATGTGACTAATAATCGCATCGTGTACTATCCGTCAACCTCAGGCACTCCTCATCGTTGGCATCTCTATATCGAAACGACTAGCATCATGCTAGATACTGATGATCTGAAACGAGAGACATTCAAGATCATCTCGGAGTTAGAGTCAGTATGTAAACGAAAAGTAACATGTGACTACAAATGCTACACTAGCTGGTATCAGGTATGTTACGGAATGCCACAGAAAGAGCACTACAAGCTGTCGATTCCAGAAGGCACAGAGTTCTTCTGTCACCAGATACTAAAGCCTCCAGTGGGCGAGAAAGCGCCGAAGATCAAAAGATATGACACTTATGAGCTGTTCATGCTGTCGAACACTAAGAAGAGCTCCAAGATCCTCAGCGAGTACAATAGGCTAGTTCCGTACAACTCGAAGATGTTATCGAAGGAACTCAATCGACAGGTTCTGATCGACAAAGCGTATTCAATTTCACCGCCGTTCACGTACCGCAGAAAGAAGACGAGCAGAGGCTTAGACTGGCGCGTCCAGCCAGGAAGCAGATTCAAGACTGCGCAAGCTTGGATCTTGAACCTAGTCCCGCAATGGTACAAGTGCAATCTGAAGTACGGAATGTGCTTCTCAATCGAAGATCTAGAGAACACGTTGACGTTTCTCTGCAAAGTCAACTTCAAAGACTACGCGACGTTCAACATGACGAGCTCGATAAAGGGTATGCTAAAACTGGTCGAAGAGTATCAAGGGATGCCCTATGATGAGATCGAAAAGATCTCGAAGGGGAAAATACGGAAATACAGATCGGCCGAACACATCAGAAACTCAGTCGAAGAGCTCATAGAAGAGTTCAAGATCGACGATCACACTGTCCAGTTCGAGAACAGAAAAGCGCTTAGAGAAGCGATGAAGAGATACGAAACTACGTTCAAGACAGCAGAAAGACGAATGAAAGCGCTAGGTTACGATGTGAAACTGTCAACCTACGACCGATCAGACAAGGGCAGAACTCACAAAGGCCCAGTTTACGACTTCTCGAAGTACCCGTTGAACGAGAAAGGCCAAAGACTCATTCCGAAGGATGAGATGTGCCAAACGATGAGAAATCAGGCTTGTCGGCTCAAAATCAAGCTAAAGAGTGTCAAATAAGTACCATATTGTTCTATATGAAGCTATATGAAACTATAGTAACACTATGTAGCGAAGCAGAGTCTTATTTTTATAAGACTTTGCGAAGCAGTCTCCTTCTTTTTCTCCAATATATGGCTTAAGAAAAAGTGTTATAAAATTTAGGCTATAAAAAGTACAAAATAGCTCTATGAAACGATAATAATTGTAAAGAAAATTTTATAAGACTTTACGAAGTAATCTCTTTCCTCTTTCTCCAATATATGGCTTAAGAAAAAGTGTTATAAAATTTAGGCTATAAATAAACTCAACAAGGAGAATCAACTATGACTCGATTCGTTATCACTGGAAAAGTATCAAATCCGCTAATCGGATCTTCGCTCAACGAAGATCTCGTCATCTCTGGTCGTCTTGACTCGAAGCTCGCACAGCTCAACCTGGAAGTCGAGAAGATCGAGAGCGCAGGCGAAGACGTGACATACTATCTCAAGGAAGCTAGAGGCCCGAAGCTTCTCTGCGACTAGTTCTTTACGAATATATTACGAAATAACTCTCTGCATATATATGCTCAACGCTAAAATGCAAAGGAAAACAAAAATGAAAATTTTGAGAGATCAACATCAAATCGTGTTCGAGAGCCTCGGCTCTAAGGCTCCAGGTATCGCAGCGTTCATCAAGTGGCTCAACTTCAACATGGAGGAGGGCGAAATCTGGGAAGAGGACCTAGTGTTCGACCAGATCTATGCGAAGGACGGAGACGTCTACATCGACTGGGATCCAGAGTCCGAGTACATGGAGGGAGATCCAGATACATTCCCTGACAGATATCTGAAGATTCTGAAGAGAAAAGGTCCAAAGGAGTTCAGACTCTGTTCCAAGAACGTAGCTGAAGAGATCGCTTCTGGAGACCGAGACGAAGACTGGCCTCTCGAGAGAATCATCAACGAAGGAGATGAGGAAGCTGGAATCACTGAGACTCAGGGTGCGAACTACGAGATCGGCGACGAGAAGCTCCTATGGGCGCAGCTCAGATCACCTATCCGCGAGTCTATTGACCTCGACAAAGCGAAGAGTATCATCGAGTCTGCTGGACTCAAGCTGAATAGAGTCGACGAGGGATCTTTCGCTAAAGATCCGTCGAGCTATCTCAGACGCTTCGCTAAGATTCGCGAGCGTGTCGTCAAAAAGGCTACTAATATCGATCCCGAGCTTATGTCTCACTACAAGGTCACTCCTCTCGCAAGACAGCTCAATCCGAGCTACGAGGGCGACTACCTAGATCGTCTCGTTTACGGCTACATGGACGGACGTCCTGGCGACACAGATGGAATGGCTAAGGATCTGCTAGCTTGGCTGAGCGAGCACTCTTAATCAGACGAAAATCAAGCTTCTGATAAATACTTAAATTTCAAGAAACTCTACAAGGAGAATCATATATGATCACTAACTCTACTGACGCAACCATCGACAGCAACGACTTCATCATTCAGTCTATGCGCAAGCTCAAGCAGCGCCTCGAGATTGAAGAGAACGACATCAAGGCTTACAAGATTCCGGAAGGACTCCAGGGCTCTGCTCTCGCTTCTGAGAAGGCCTACATCAAGGGCGCTCTCGACGAGATCCAGAAGTTCCGCCAGTTCATCAAGGAGATGGGCGTCTAGCGCAACTTACCTAAAGTTTGTTGTCTCCATGAAGCGCTGGTCTAAAGACTGGCGCTTCTTTTGTACCCAGAAATCGTCATAAATGCGGTTTTGAGGATGTTTTAAGACGTTTTAAGCCTGTACCCTAGTAACTATACCGGTGAGCCATAAAACGTCCTAAAACTGACGTTTATGCGCAAAATACGAGCTGATCAATTTTGCATAAACGGAAAATTCTTTCCGCAAATAGTTTCTAAATTAACTATTGAAAAGCGCTAGAACGAGGGTAACACTATTTACAAGAATGTCTATTACGACCGTGAGTCAAATTCAATCTACGAACGTGAAGTCGGTTCGACAGAATATGTCAAGCATCCGTACACGTTCAAGTATTTTATGCCTGATTCATCGGGCGAGAGTCCGATTCGTGACTGCTTCGGCGTTCCGATGAAAGAGGTTGTATGCAAAACGAAAGAGGACTACCAGATCTATCGCGTGATGGCGAAAAAGATGCGTCTCGCTGAGTCCGACCTCAAACCTCCCGTAAAATACATTCACGAGAAATACGACACAGCAGAACTGAACTACGAAGAGTACAAGGACTACCGCATCGCCTTCTACGATATTGAAACGCAGACTTCTAGACGCTACTACCTCAACAAGGAAGTGAAGCTTCGCTTGATCGAGGACGGTCACGAAGAGACGATGACTCTATATCAGTTCGAGCACACTTGCAAGACGAAAAAGTGGGAAATCTGGGACATCGTTCGAAACGAATGGCGCAAATACTACGACAGCTGCTTCATAAATCAGGAGTTCCCGAATCCCGAGGAAGCGAACTATCCGATCAACCTTATCACTGTCTACTCGACGGTCGCTGGCGAGACTTTCACTTGGGGTCTGGAGCCGTATGAGGGCAACTCTCCCGAAGTCACAAACTACAAATGGTTCAAGTCCGAACTTGAGATGATGAAGGACTTCTATGTCTGGTTCTGGCAGCAGAAGTTCGATATTCTGACTGGCTGGAACTCTGAGAAGTTCGATGATGCGTATATCATCGGCCGTATGCAGAAGATCCAGCGAGAGAATGGCGTCAAGCTCGATTACACGCGTCTGCTTTCTCCGCTCAAACTATCGCCACAGAAGCGCCCGATCACTGACGACAAGGGTAAAGTGACAGGATATCACTTCTCGTCTCCAGGCCTCTACATGATCGACTATCTGGCGCTCTACAAGTTTATCGGCTTCGTGAAGAACTCGCCGTCTTGGAAGCTCGACTACATCGGCAAGAAAGAGACTGGCGAAGGAAAGGTCAAGCTTGAATATGGTCTTACCGAGCACTACATCAAGGACTACACGACCTACGTCGAGTATAACGTCCAGGACGTGCGCCTGATGGTGAAGATCGAAGAGAAGAAGCGTCTGTGGCCGACGACTATCGCCTACGCCAATGAAGCTCTGATCACTCTTGACTCTGTCTTCGCGATGACGGCCGCACACGACGGCTACATCATGAAGTTCCTCCATGCGCAGAATCAGGTCTACAACGACCGCTACGAGAAGCCCGCAGACTGGTGGCACGACGAGGGCTACTTCAAGAAGGATCTCGGAAACGGCATCATCGAGTATCAGAACTGCACGCCAGAGTCTCCGACTTCGTTCGAGCCTTACGCTGTGAAGGCAGGCTACTGCTACGCTGATCCTGGACGCTACCAGCACAACATGAGCGGAGACATCACGTCATCCTATCCTAATCACATCATCATGTACAACATCTCTCCCGAGACTCGAGTCATCAAGCCGAGCCAAGAGGACATCGATTCCGGAAAGGTCATCCGCTCGGAAGTCAACGGAGTCGGATTCATCAACAACGACACTGCTATTCTGCCGTCTGTCGTCTCGAAGATCTTCGACGAACGTCTCAAGTTCAAGCTGCTCATGCAGGACGCCGAGAAGGCTGGCGACAAGATCGCTGCCGACCGCTACCGCACGCTGCAGCTCACTCGTAAGAAGCTCATCAACTCTCTATACGGCGCTTGCCTGTTCCCGCAGTTCCACCTATTCAACATCGACTGCGCTCGCTCCATCACTCGTTGCGCTCGTGTCACCATACGCTATCTCAAGGACAATACGGACCGCTACTATCGTTCCAAGTATATCCTCAAGGATTCGATGGACTTCTTCCCGGTCATCAAGATCAACACCAAGTGGTACAAGAAGGAAGACGAAGTCGAGACGGATCAGGGAAAGATTCTCGCGAAGGACGTAACGACTGCAAACACTATCGGCGGCGCAGCTGTAACGATTTTCGTGAACGATCTCACTCAGAAGCCTCTTCTCAATCCTATCAAGAAGATCACGTCGGAGAGAATCATCAACGTGGTCTACGACGGAGACTGCCACTACTACAAGCCTGGCGACGAAATCGAAGTCGAGATGGATGGAAAGAAACTCAAGATGCAGTTGGGAGTCCACGACGGCGGAGCAAGATTCACTGGCGAAGAGACCATCATGGAAGAGCTCAAGGCCAACTTCAAGCATCCTGACGGCTCTACAATTTCCGGTTTCGATCTCCAGCGCAACGCTAAGATCGACGGACGCCCGATCGACAACGTGAACGTGATCGAGAAGCCAGTCAAGTTCGTGGATCGCGAGTCTGTCGTCGTTCAGGTCGACACGGACTCCAACTACTACTGCTTCGACGAGCACAAGATCAACCTCTTCCCGTACATGGACGACATGGAATGGTTCTACTGCATGGAGAAGCAGATGAACTGGTTCTGGAAGAGAATTCTCGACGCTAAGGCAGAGAAGAACAAGATGCACAACCGCATCATCTTCACTCGCGAGAACATGTTCTCGAACTTCATCTCTTACGGAAAGAAGATGTATCTCGGAGCAGTCGTCGACAAGGACGGCAAGTTCTTCGGCTACGAGGAAGATCCGCACAAGCACTTGAAGATTCAGGGTCTAATTCTAAAGAAGGCAGAGTTCCCAGTATTCTGTCAGGAATATGCTGTCAAGATCACTGCGGACGTTCTACTCGGACAGAGCAAAGAAGAGACGACGAGACAGATTCAGGACGCTTACTTGAAATTCAAGGCGTCAAAGCCAGAGGACATCTCGGCGTCAAGAACTATCGGCGACCTGTCTGTGATGGATCACGAAATCGACTGGTACGTCAAGAACGGCCTCACATATCCAGACCACATTCACTACTGCGCGAAGATAGGCGTAAACTTCAACTACGTGAACGCGAGAGAGAAGCTCGGATACGACACGCTCCAGCGTGGATCTAAGGCTAAGCACATATTCCTCTATCCGCGAAACAAATACGGTTTCGACCAGATGGCTTTCGAGAAGTGGCCGAAGGAGTTTGACCAGATGTTCGAGATCGACTACGATACGACTTTCGAGAAGTTCTTCATGTCTAACTTCCACGCTCTCTTCGAGTCTATCGGCTGGGCAGAGTCGAGGAAAGACTATATCGAGTACAAGATGACGAAGGCTAAAAAGAAGTTCCTGAGGTAATATTATCACACTGACACTAACAACCCCAGTGATAATTCTGGGAATCATATCTGTGCTTCTTCTCGCTTGGATCATCTCGTGCGACGGAACGCCATCGTTTCTTGGATCAGATCGATCCTGGGCGATAATCGTATCGATTGTAGTCTGGCTCTTCGTTTTCCTAGCAGTAGGAGGTATCTGGTGGTGGTAAATTTAAAAGAACTTCCTGACAACTTTATGAGACAGATCGTTCTGAGAACTGGTCCAATCGTAGCAGCGACTAGGCCGCTTGTTTGGAACAAGAAACTGAAGCGATATGTCAAAGGACACGTGACAGGATCGGTCACGAACTATGACGACCGAGTGACAAGATTCACATCAGACGAACAAGCGAGAAGAGTGATAGCCGATGAACGAGCTCGTTGGCACTATTACAGGTCGTTCCCTGATCGTTTCACTCCAGAAGAATGGAAATAAATACAGAAACTGAAGGTAAGTATCATGGGACGAATAACTGCAACTAAGATCAACGAGACGCACTTCTTCATTCAGGTCAATGACGGAGATATTCTATACGAGCTGGACAACGCTTTCGCTATCCACAAGGACGGATATCAGTTCGTACCCGCTTACCAGAATCACACTTGGGACGGAAAGACTCACTTCTTCAAGACTACGACTCACAAGTTCCCTATCGGACTCGTGGATGAGCTGATCAAGTGGTGCGACAGCAAGAAGTACGAGCTCAAGTTCGAGAACTACGAGAAAGAGCCAGTCGAATGGCTGTCCAGAGAGAAGTTCGAAGCCAACTGCAAGCAGATAATGGCTGGATCGAAATATCAGCCGAGAGACTATCAGCTTGACGCTGCGTTCGCTGCTCTGAACGGAAAGCGTGGCATTCTGGAGTGCTGCACTTCGTCTGGCAAGTCGCTAATGATCTACCTCATCATGCGCAACCTGATGATGGAACGCGGCTACAAGAAGATGCTCTTGATCGTTCCGTCCATCATGCTAGTGACTCAGATGTACAAGGACTTCGAAGACTACGGATGGTCTGACCTGGACAAGTGGTGTGAGCTCCAAGACAAGGATCACGTCCCGACCTACCACAAGACGATTCTGATCACGACCTGGCAGTCGTTGATGAAGCAGTCAGCAGACTACTTCGAGGACGTGAACGCCGTCATAATAGACGAAGCACATGGTCTCAGGGGTGTTCGCGTATCGACAATGGTACAGTTCTGTATCAATGCAGACTTCAAGATCGGTACGACTGGTACACTGCCTACTTCGGCAGTCGAGAAGTATGACGTGAAGTCTGTTCTCGGCAAGACGCTCTACAAGATCAGTTCTGAAGAGTTGATCAGCAGAGGATTCTTGACAGACATCATCGTCGCTAACCTGTTCATGCAGTACCCGATCGACTTCATCAAGGAAAATCAGGAGAGAACGTATCCCGAAGAGGTAAGACTAACTGAAGAGTACGAGGACCGTATGCACATCCTCGACATCATCCTGAGAAAGACAGACTTGAATCACAACATGCTCATTCTGTGCAATCACGTCGACCATCTAGAAGCTACGATCGACTATCTGAAGGAGCACGCGAAAGATCGAAAAGTCGTCAAGATCACTGGATCCGTGAAGTCTGCTGAGCGTGAATTCATTAGAATTTCCGCAGAAGAGTCTGACGGATTGATCATCGTTGCGACTTACGGCACCATGTCCACTGGCGTCAACATCAAGAAGATTCACGAGATCATCCTGTTCGCAGACTCGAAGTCCAAGATCAAGGTTCTCCAGTCCATCGGCCGTGGACTCAGAAAGCATCCAGAGAAGTCGAAAGTGATCATTTACGACATCATCGACGACATGCGGTACAAGTCGAAGAGAGGCAAAGTTCACTCGAACTATCTCTATGACCACTGGCTAGAGCGCTCAAAATACTACATAGAGCAGAAATTTAAGCAAAAATCGACAGTTTTTCCCATCTCCAAGTTAGTATAAATAACTTAGAAAGATTGACTGGCCCATCGAAATGTCAGTCACAAAAGCTATTTTACTAGGAGAAATTACACATGCCTGTTAAATGGTCAAGTCCCGGAATCGGATTTTCCGAAATAGATAATACTGTCCGTCCAAACGCTGATCCGGGCGACGGAATCGGCGCTATCGTGATCAACGCGAACCGTGGCTATCCTAACCAGCGTGTTCTCTGCACTACGATCGACAAGTTCCACGAATTCTTCGGAACTCCTGACGATCCTAATCAGTTTGGACACTTCGCTGCTCAGGTATACTTCGAACAGGGCGGAGCTACACAGCTTCTCGCCGTCAGAGCTACGCAGGGCGATGAGGGATATGCTCAGATCCAGTACCCGTATACTGACTCGACAGACAAGAATCACGAGCAGAATGTCGAGGTATTGAGCTATGTCGACAACGAGCTCGAGAACCAGATCAAGATGATCAACGCGATCAACACTGTCGATGCTACTGACGAGAACTACTACAATCCAGCTGTAGCTAGCGCAAACGGATTCGAAGCATACACAGCGAACGGCAAGACATTCGACTTCTATGGATCTTCTAAGCAGCTTCTCGTGAACGACATCTACGAGGACTTCTACGGAAACTCCATCAAGAACGAGTATGTCTATCGTGACATGGGAGAAGAAAACGGCGTAGTCGATGGACGCGCATTCGTCCTCGAGAATATCAAGGGCAGCACCTTCGCTCCGCCTAAGATGTTCGCTATGCCGAATGACGCTTACTCTGCTACAGTCTATGACCGTTCGAAGGGAAACGTATCTAAGAACGACATTTACTACAATCAGTATCAGAATCAGCCAGTCGTTTCTGAAAGCGCCTCTTACTATCCGACTATGATTCACGTTCCTTCTGTCTATTCTCTTGACGGAAAAGACACTGATCTAACGATCTACACCAGCGCAAAGTTCGAAGAAGACACTAGCTTCAATCAGCTCCTAGCTACGAGCGCTATGCTGACATCGCTAAAGAATCTCGATGGCGTGTCGACAACTATAGATGCTGGTACAAATGTCTGCAAGGCAGACATCGTAGACTGGGACGATATGCTGACTAAGACATTCACAGTCACTAAGGAAGACTGGGATAAGCGAAAGGACGTCATCGGCATCAAGTTTACAGAGTATGGCACGGCAGACAGCCGCTATCTTCTCGTTCTAGCCGATCCAGCGCCTAGCGTCACAAAGTGCAGCAAAGCTGACAACGCTGAGCTCAACGAGATCGCTAGCGATTACGCAGTCGATGTCTCGGATATCGCTAACGACAAGTACGCTATTCTGACTTATGTTCTCTCTAGAGACGAACTAGAAGAGAAGCAGAAGATGCTGATCGTCGTAAACAAGGAGCTATACTCCGAAAAGACTGACGAAGAGACTGGCGTCGAGAATCTTCAAAACGCAGCTGTCACTTACAAGAACACTTGGGCTCTCTATCTCGATTATGCGACTAAGAAGTTCACAGTCGCTTCCAACTATGGCGTAGGCTCTCCTAAGGAAGCTATCAAGCCTTGGCAGGTCAGCTTCGACGGCGACGAAGAAGTGAATCCGCTCTATGCGATCTCGTCAACAGAAGTATTCTCTGATCCGACTGGAATCTGGAAAGACGGCTATACTGCATCTTGCAAGTATGACGGCGAGCCAGGTAACGGCGACATAGAGATGTACAGATCTGGAAAGTCGAATCAGCTCATCATCGGAGCTATCGGACCGGGTAAGTACGGAAACGATGTCGGCATCTCGATCATCACTCCTGAAGCTGCTCTAGTTCCAGCTCTCTATGGTCAGAACGCTTTCTCTTGGCTCTACAAGTATGACGATGAAGACAAGGTCAACGACTCCGGACTTGACTATAGAAGCAATCCGAACGATCTGACCTGGAAGAAGGTCTACAAGATCAACGTCTATGTCAAGGCTCCTTCTAAGACTCAGTCTGTCTGGGGCTTCGGTCTTGACGCTCTGATGAGCTCTCCGGTCGAGTCATGGCTCGTGTCTAACGACCCGAACGCTAAGGATGAGAACGGCAACAGCCTCTGGGCTCCTTACGTGATCAACGGCAACTCGCAGTTCATCTACGTGTCCAAGAAGTCAGTCGAAGCTGCAGTAGACTACAAGGGCAACTACGCTATGCCCGATATGACCTGGTCGATCTATCAGATGACCGGCGGTTCTAACTCTAAGCTGAACAATGTCAAGGAGAAGACGAAGTGCTTGGATCTCTACAAGAACAGAAAGAAGGCTTACTTCGACTATCTGTTCAACGTCGAGCCGATCGACAGCTTCTCTGGCAAGCAGAAGTACATGGCTATGCAGAACAGAATCGGACAGATCGCTTCTTCGAGAAAGATGGACCTTGGTATCATCCAGTGCACATCTAAGGAAGCTAAGACGATCCGTCTCAAGCTCTCAGAGGGTAAGATGTTCAGCTTCGCTGACGGCTCTTACGTGGCTGGCTATGACGACTATGACTCCTACTTCGATCCGTTCACTTCGACTTGGGTGATGCTGCCCAGATCAGTAGCGGGCGCAGTAGCTTGCTGCTACATAGACAACTTCGACAAGCCTTGGATGGCTCCTGCTGGCGTCGCTAACGGTCGAATCGCTTACTCAGATCATTCGATGGTCAGACTCGATGACGACGAGTTCGGTCAGCTCTACAACATTCATGTCAACAGCACCATGAACTATCCTGGCTACGGAGAAGTCCTCATGGGTCAGAAGACGATGTTGAAGAAAGAGTCTGCATTGAACAGAATCGACGTCCGTAAGCTCTGCAACTACATCGAGAAGAGACTCGAGAACAAGCTTCTTCCGTATCTCTATCAGAAGAACACGACGACAAACCGCTCTTCTATGAGAACCGCAGTCGACAGCTTCCTCGGAAGAATTCAGGCTGGTCAGGGAATCATTAGCCGTAATGTTGAAGTCGTTCCGGATCAGAAGGATACGCACTTGGTCTACGTGAACATCAAGTTTGTTCCGGCTGAGTCTATCGAGAGAATCGAGGTCACTTTGATCCTCAACAGAGAAACTGGATCGATCACTCCGGTCGAGTCCACATCTCGAATCTAATCGCTCTTATGAAACAAAAACAGAGCTGCCTAACCACGGCAGCTCTTTCTCTTTAATAAATAAGCTATATGCTAGACATAACGAAATCTCCAGACTTCAAGAGAGTAGGCGACAAGCTAGACTCTGGCTATTACGACATCAGCTTGTTCAACAATTCTGAAGAATATGAGTGCAAGGGAACTTACGCTATGGACCAGGCGCTAGAGAACATTCTGCTGACTATTCCGGGAGAGCGTCTATTCAACTTGGAGTTCGGAAGTCCACTGTATCTTCTGCTATTTCAGAAAAACTATGACCAGGACGAACTGCGTGACAAGATATATCAGTCGATAGAGAATGCTCTCAGCATAGTGATAGACAGAGACACTTCAGATCTCGGAACAACTGATGATCCGCATGTTCTGCTGATACACTTCAGATACTCAACTAAGGACGGAGTCATAACTAATCATGAGTTCACTAGACGATTCAGCAAATAGAGTTGCAAAAGCATATAAGTCGTTCGACATCTCTCAAGCTCTCAAAGGCAAGCAATGCTCTTATGATCCAGGCACGGATCAGATAACATTGAACTTCGAGACGATAAGGCGTTACCTTGACATATTCAAGATACTTCACGAACTAGCTCATCGAGAGCAGAAAGTGCAGATGCTAATCTATGGCGACGAACCACAGATAGAGGTGAGCGCAAATCGGATTGCTTATGAGGCTTACGAGAAGCTCGGATATCCGCTGACATATGAAGTGACGAGACACATAAACTTCAATAACGTCTATCAGCTAAATCGAGATCTGAGTCAGCGAGAGATAATGCGCACGATCGCAGGAAAGAAGGAACTTATATGGCGTCTACCATAATCGAAAACGCAAAACAAGAGCTAAAGAGATTCAACGACATCTCGATCGAGCCCATCGCTCACAAGTATAGCGACTCGCTAGGAACTAAGTACACTTCCGTTACGACTTTTGTCGGCAAGTTCGCTATCCCTTTTGACAAGACTAGAATGGCTCTAAAGTGCGCTCTACGGGACGCTAGGCCAGTCAATGAAGTGTTGGATGAGTGGGAACAGAAAGGAGCTTACGCACGCTGTCTAGGCACTGAAGTGCACGCTGTGATGGAGCATCTGTGGAAGCAAGACGAGAATAAGCCCGACTACGACGCTATGAGCAAGTTTCCTGGAATGATCGAAGACTTCGAGTACCGCAAAGGAATCTGCGTTGACTTGTACGAGAAGATGAAGAACGTGTATGAGCCGATCGCGAACGAAGTCATCGTGAACGACTCAGCTCTCGGTCTCTCTGGAACTATCGACTTCGTGGCTTACAACAAGCGCACTGACACGATCGACATTCTGGACTGGAAGACTTCTAAACAGTTCTCTGTGAGCTCTGGATCGCAGATGATGAAGGATCCGTTTGGTGAATTTCCGAACACTAATGTGTCCGAGTACAGCCTACAGCTCAGTCTATATAAGTACATCGTGGAGAAGCACACGGACCTGAAGATCAACGAGCTTCGCCTGTTCCAGATCCCAGGAAAGGGAAAGATGAAGACGATCAAGTGCTACGACATGGTCGACATCCTGAAGACGAAGCTGTTCAACGCAGAGACCTTGTCGAACGGTGAAATTCTCGAATATACTCAAAAATAAGTATATTTCACTGCATGGACATAGGTAGCAACAATTCATATCCATCAGGCGCTCAGAAAACGGCTAAAAAGAGAAAAAACTAAGAATTTTTAAGTTTTTCGAGAAAATGGGTTTACAAACTCTGCCGAAATACCTATATTAACAATGTAAAACAAAGATCAACTCCAACAAGGACCAGAACTATGATCAACACCGCCGCACTTTCCGCCCTAAAGGGAATCCACAACACCGTCAAGATCATCACGACGAAGCAGGGCTCACCTTTCAACGAAACCAAGAAGAACAAGGCTGCTCTTCTAGAACTCGGCATTGACGTCGACAAGATGGTCAAGGTAACCACTTTCAACTGCTTCGCAGGCTCCGACATCGACTACAATGAACTCTACGAAGAACGCGCTGGCGAGAAGAAAGAGTCTCGCCCGATCAACACCAACAACACTTGGGTTGAAGGACTCGAAGGCATTCTCATGACCAACGCGACGACTGGCAACAAGCTGCTCCGCATCTACACGGACAACGACCACAAGGCTAAGTCGATCTACATCTACGAAGGTCAGATCTTCGACGACTATAAAGAAAAATATGCTGAATATCTCAAGAAGCCCCGAAACATCAACGAGAAGGCTGAAGGACTCTGCCCTATGTCTCTCACCCTTGAAACTATCACCTCTATCGAAGTCGATGGCAACAAGATCAAGCTCTAATTTTGTTAAACCGAATAACGAAGTGGCGTCAGACTTAACTTGGCGCCGCTTCTTATTCACAACTTAAGGAACACATATCGATGGCAATCGCACGATATAACCTCAAGATCTCCTCCAACGGCAATGTTCTCATTGCTCTTCCTACCACCTCCAAGACCGCTGGTCACAACGACTGGGTGCTGCCGAGCGATCTAATGACTGCCGAAAATCCGGCAGACGCCGTAAAGAAGCTGTTCGTTCAGCTCACCGGTCGTGAAATCGATGAAGTCGCACGCAACAAGCATGCGCTTCAGTACATCCAGCGCGTAGATGACGACAAGGTCAACTACCGCACCGAAGTTGTCTTGGATGAACAGCTTCCGATGAGCTTCTCCACGAGCTCGCTCACCCGATACGACAAGTCGAGCGGCCTTCGCATTCCGAAGTATGTGAAGTTCAAGTGGGTTCCAGAAGATGAGCTATATTACTGGCTCACTCGCCAGTACTGCCGTCTGGAAGATATCCGCATCTCTTACTTCTATCCGGACAATGGGCGTCCGTAATAGGAGAAGATCATGGATAACGAAAATCTAAGCCCATTCTTGGAGAGTCAGCAAGAGAAGTTCTTGATGACTAGTGACGAGATTCGCGAGATGGTCGAACAGAAAGACTACAGTGACTCTCGAAAGCAGATTCAGGGTATGACTCAGCACGAGCTTCAGATTCTCTACTACTGGGGATTTAGAAGCAAGAAGTACATCTTCTGCTCTGCGGCTGCCGGTCTTCTGAAAGAGCATTACGGCTCTACCCCGAACTATGAACTGTGCTCGGAACGCATGTCCGAGTACACTTAGCTGATTCGGTTCTGTCCAGATCCCGATATAAATAATCTGGACGAAGCAATTGGAAGCGCTTCTCCACTTGAGGCGCTTCTTTTGTATGCACCCGAAGCAGACTGCCTAGGATCAGCTAATCGTCCATATCCGTGCAAAATGCACAAGGAAACAATACAATGGATGGAATCATCAATCAAGGTCTAACGCTGGCTGACCAGCTTCAGAATGCGCTCAATCACTTCGATCACTATATGCCGTCTCCGTTCGAGAAGGCGATCAAGTCGGAATTCACGCCAAACTGTCACTGGCCATACAACGTCGTAGAGGAAGAAGATGGCTCGATCACTTATGAAGTAGCAGTTGTCGGAAAGACTAAAGACGACATCACCGTCACTTCGAAGGAGACTGACACTCTTCCGATGCTGATTATTGAAGTTGAAGACGACAAGAACGAGACTAAGCGCAAGATGATCGAAGAGAGAATCAAGCGTGGACATCTCAGACTCGAGATCAGCGTCGAGCCGAAGTATGATCTATCTCAGATCAAGCCGAAGGTTCAGAACGGTCTGCTGACTGTGAATGTTCCTCTCGCTAAGATTCCAGAACCGAAAGTGACTAAGTACACTATCGAATAAGGGGCATGATGGACTTCGCTAGAACAGCTCTAAAGAATCTGACAGATCCTCAGCCCTCTTACGAGTGGACGAGAGCTGCTCTAGTGAATACGATCAATGACTACGTCAGAGCATCGCTGTTGAGAAATCTGAATAGTTCTTGCTTGGGAGTCAAGGGGACTATTCTATTTCCAAACAGCGCTCCTCTTCCATATTATTATCTTCCAAACTCTGGTCCTAGTTGCGGTGGAGTGATCTCTTTCACTCCAGGAATAGCTACCGATGCAGACTACGACTCGGTCACAACTAAGACTAGAAACGGAGATAGATCCTTCTGGGAAAACTATTTCGAGCTGATCGGAAGAACTCTCTTCAGATCGGTCGTCAGCATAGCCCCGATCATTTCTAATGGCAGCTCTTCCACTCCATTTCCTTATACTGTTGAAACATTGAGCTCAACGAACTCGTACTATCTGACTATAGGAAACGCTTTCACTTTGAACAAGCCGTTGGATGACTGGCGAGCTGCTGGACTTGCAGTAGTCCTTCAGATGCAGTCGAGACGCTATCAGGATAGCGAATCAGTATGGAATCTAGTAGGATCTCACGTCAAGCGTATCGCTAACAGAATGTATCTATGGAGATACTATACTGGATCAATAAAGCGCATCACGGATCCAGCTCCTGGTGTGTTTACTGGACACATATTCGGAAATTTGATTTTTTGACTGAGGTCGATCATGGCAGAGACTATAAACAAGAACGTAAACTTATTCACTAAGAACAAATATGAGCTATCGCTCAGCAACATTCCCAATCTGACCATCATTCCGGACTCAGAGCTAGATCTGTCTACTTTTACGACTTCAGTCAAAGCTGTTCAGCTACCGAACATCACTAGCAATCTGCTTCACAGCTACTGGCAACACGAAGATCAGCTTCATCCTAATCCTCAGGGTGCGAGAGAGACGAATACTATCAACGTCACTTGGATGCTAGACTCGAAGTTTCTCAACTACATCATCTTCGCAGCATGGGCACAGGGCTCGAGATATGGAATTCCAGCTCGAAAGAAAGAAGACGGCTATGACGGTCTTCTACGAGACAACTGCATCGACAGGCTAGACGTATACTCGCTAGACAACGCTAAGATGCCTTCCGCTAAGCTGTCGTTCTTCAAGGTTTTCCTGACTGGACTAGGAAACCTCGATCTCGAGTTCGGTGACGCTTCGACAGTCACATTCCAGACGACATTCGCTTATCAGAAGTTTGGACTGACTGTGCAACAAAAGATGCCCGACGGCACTTGGGCCATCGAGCCTTTGAAAGGTCCAGTCGTATCGAAGGTCTAGATCTCTGGAAGGAAGAAGTCTGTAGTCAGCGGAACGTCTGCATAGGCCGTATTGCCGCACGAGCATTCGAAGCTGGCTTTCGCTTTAGCGCCGAACGCGTACTTCTTCAAGTGTGTGATCAGTCTAGCATAGTCCATAGCGCTTCCTTTTCCTCTCACGAAGTATTCATAAGCTTCATATAGCGACACAGAGCTGTCGTTTATCTTCTTGATGTGAGAAGCTACCGTCATCATGTCGACATCGATCGTCTCGATATAAGACGGATCGTTCTTGATCTTTGCGATGTCTATCTCGTCACCAATCGTCGGAAAAGAGACCTCTAGCTTGTCTCCGTTTGGAAGATCGACTTCCGGCTGAAGCTCTTCTTCAGCATATACGACGATCAGATTTGACAGCTTGTAGTCATACCAAGCTTCTTTCTTGCACTTCGGACATATTCCTTTGACCTTCATCGGAAAGTCGTTGTAAGTTATCGAGCGAAGATAGTAGATCAGCCACAGCTTGTCGTTTCGCTTTATGTCTGCAAGATCGATTCCGGTTACTGCTGAAGAGATGACATAGTTGAAGACTCGATCGACAGTGAGCTTAGTCACTTTTGATAGTTCTTTCATCTCGATAGCGCTAAGCTTTCTCGCATACAGATCGTTCTGATAGTAGCGGCCTCTAGACGGCAGGAGATCTCTGTTTATCAAGATCCGTCCGCTGGGCTTGGTCTGCGCCTTCGGCATATCTTCACTCTCACGTATAGCTCTCATAGTTGAACTCCTTTTAAGTTACAGATTATTTATGTTTCTTTCTGATCTCTTTCTGCTTCTTTGGCATCTCTGCATTCAGAGACCTTCCAACGATGTCGACTATCGTTCCGTCTGGGCGATATACCCGGAGAAAGTTATCTCCATTCGTATCTTTCTTCCACTCATATCGATTTACGTCGGTGTGAACTTCGTAATATGTCTTGTCATTGCACACTCGAATCGTTGTGGCTAGCGCAAATGCAGCAAAGATCGCTAAAATCAGGTAAAATGCTCTATTCATAGTCTAGTATTTATATACCGTATAAATAATCAAAAAAGCGCAATATGGAGAATTTAACATGGGAATCATGGAAAAGCTTTCTGATATGAGAAGAAGAGTCGATGAAGACTGGAGAGACGACGCTAGAGCCGCTAAAGCGGCGAAGTGGGTACACGATTTTCATCGCGAAAGACTAGAGAAGCTGGACTTCAGGATGGACACCAGTTTTGGTGACTTCAAAGTGGAAATAAAACCTAGCCGGAATGGCGGACTCGGGGTAAGTGTCTATCTTGGAGACGATTATCTATTCTACGAGAATTTCGAAAATGGCAAAGAGGTGAAAGAGTTTATCGAGAACGAACTGACTGATAAGATCTATGAAAGAGTTCGAGATAAGTTAAAATATAAGATCGAGAAGATGCCGAGAGATGAGGCGAAGTCAGTATTGAAAAGATTTGACGGTCTTCTTGATGAGCTCGATAAAGAAGTCGATCTGAAGATAGACTTTGACGAACTTGATCGAAAGCTGCATCGTTACCAAGTATATTCGAATGCTCTGAATGCTAGAAATAGCAACAAGTCTGATCTAGAGTATCGTGCTAGAAGAAACTTCGAGAAGGAACACGGATTCGAAGTAGGTGACGTAGTCTATGGCACTCACAGATCAGATCTGAGAGACGGAAAGGCTTATGTCGTAACTGAAATTATGAAAAACGCTAGTGACAATCGGCACTGGAAGTACAAAGTCGAACCTGAGAACGGTCGCGGTCAGGGGGCTATAGTCTATGGATATCAGCTCTATCTTGACAGTGACGCGATAGACGCAGCCATCAACAACCCAGACGATCCGAAGTATACACCGAAGTTCGACCAGCAGCAGTACATGATTGACCGCTATAGCGCTGACCGTCAGTTCGACGAAGCAGTCGAACTTCTAAACAGCTGCGGCATGATCGTAGAATCCAGATCGTAACAGAAACTATATAAAAATCGTCAAAATCTCTGTAGAATTTCTACAGAGATTTTTTCTTGTTTTAGTGTTTAGAATTCTCATGAAAATACCTATATTATAGGCGTAAACAAAACAAGGACCGTCAATATGAAGTACACGAAAGACCAAAAGACCCGCATGATCGCTAAGCTAGAATCCATGAAGAGCGGCACTATCTTCGACCTCAACAAGAAGGACGTCTGTCCCATCAAGTGCAAGCTCGTCAAAGACCGCAACTCTCTTTCGATCCTCGCTACAGAGCTCAACGACGAAGTTCTCTTCACTGCTAATGGTCCTCATAAAAAGGTCATGGAAACTGCCGTCGACTGCATCGAAGACTACATCAATCACTGGGATCTGATGGTGAAGCAGTTCTTCATCTCTAAAGCCCGCTTGGAAGGCTACGAACCTTAACAAATTTGTTTATTTTAACATTGTGAATTGTTAAGATCTAAAAATATCTTATATTATAGATAACGGCTGGTCGTTGTTAGCTCCGGATCAGCCTGAGCGCTACCGTCCTGGTCCTTCGATAGCGCTCTTTTTGTGTATAAATACTTTGATATGATCATTGAAGTGTTCAAAGAGAGTGTAGAGAAAGTAAGGCTGTTCGACGCTATAAATCCGGACTATGTCAATTGGATGTTCGACAGCAAGAACCGTCGAGACGGAGTCTCTGCTCCACCGTATAGAAACGAAGAGCAGGTTATGCCTGATGGATCTGAGAGATCCTTCATAAATGGGTTAGCGCCGCTTGATCACGATCTGCCTGGAACTATCTACTTCGACACTGCAAACGGCGTTAGCCGAGTATACAGCACTCAGAAGAACATCGTCCTTGATTATGCTTCTCCTGCGTTGATGAGCTATACTGGATCGTTCACTGGTTTCGACTCAGAAGAGAGTGAATATCAATGGACGCTCGAGCTAGTCATAAAAGACGATAGCGGAATCGATCCAGGAGCATATACTCTCCAGAAAGTCGTCGGCGAAGAGCGGACTGATCTAGTAAAGTACTCTAGAAAGAACGGAGACGCCCCGTATTGGAACAGCGAAGCTGAGATAGACAACGCTGGAATACTAGTCGAGGTGACGCAGTCTCTGGTCGACAAGAGCATGTATAGAGTCTCTGTCAGGATGGATCCGAAAAACGGCGAGCTATCTGCGCTACTGACGAAGTGCGACGAGGATGGCTATTTCGAGTATCTTCGACTCGGCTTCACATTCTACGACCTCGCTGGAAATGCTCTGACTGGAACACTAGATAAGCCCTTCGTCAAGTACGACATATCGAGAGAAGAGCTGTTCAAAGATGTCCGTAAGCTGTCTATGTCGTTTATCGACACATATCCCTCAAATCTGTTCATCGACGAGAACGTGATAGGCAAGACGACTATATCAGTTGCGAATCCTAACGCTTCACTGATTGAATATGGCTTCAAAATCAAGATTGGACTCAGATCTGACTCTGTCGGCTATCTATCTGGAGCAACAGACGAGGATCTAGAGAACGGAACGGCTACTCAGCTAGTTGACGGAATCGATAGAAGCGGATCAGTCATCGCTTACGCATATCTCGATGGATCAGTCGGAAATCTCGAATGCAGCATATCGGGAGAAACTATCGCGTTTGAGCTAGACAAGAGCATCTCTGCAAAAGTCAGATCGATGACTTATGTCGAGAAAGAGCTAGGAACTTTCATAACGGAGTGTGAAGACAATAAGCGAAAGATATATGTCGATCCATTTGTTCCTAGCGTATTGAAGAACGAGAAGATCTTCGGTCTCTGTAAGCTGTTCGAGAGATATCTCAACAGCATGTACACTCCATTGTCAGGAGACTGCCGAATAGGAATTCTGGAGAAGATCGAGAGAGTTGGAGAATTCAAGGATCCAGACTTCTGTGAGCCAGAACTTTTACCTAATTTTGCTGAAGAGCATGGATCAGAGATAACATTTAACTACCAGGACGTCAAAGAAGCAGCTGAGATTCTAGCTAAGTACGAGTCTAGCGGAATGACAGAAGACGGCAATGAGCTGACGAACAAGATCTACCGTCGTTACTACAGCATTCTGCCCTATATCGACCGCTGGAAAGGAACTATGCGCTCGATCGAGCTTCTCTATCGAGTTCTCGGAATAGACGCTAAGCTTAATCCGCTATGGGAAGGTCCTACTGGCGACATGGTCGAAGAAGATAGAGCTGGATCTGACTACAGGCTATCCTCTCATCTGTCGTTGACTTTGAAATCTGAAAAGATCTCTACTGCTGACATGAAGAAGCTTTCGAACTTCGCTATGAAAGCGGTCAAGTCGATACTTCCAGTCAATCGAGTGATATCTGACGTCAAAGTATATGACGATCTTGTCAGCGATCGGAATGAGACGTTCTTGTTCACGACAACTAGCGTCATTGAGCAGAAGCCGTCTTTGATGGAGAAGATCGCCTTCGCTTGGCAGACGAAGAAGATGAAGAAGATCGTAAACGTATCTGGAGACTCTTTTGATATAGTCATTCCGATGTTCGCCGAAGAAGTCGAAGTTGGACACACTTCAGATGCTAGCATGACATTCTCGGTCCCAGACAACTGCGCATTCTATTTCACTCGTTTCGATAGAATGATCAAGGCTTATAATGGCGAGAAAGATTTGACGCTGAGCGTAGCCGGATTATCTGGCCACTGTCTAGTTCCAAAGAATGTCAATATAACATTCAAAGTGATCGGGGTTTCTCTTGGCAGAAACACGATCAAGATCAAAGCGAAGAAGACGAGAAACTATCAGTCTCTGATCACTGTCTACAACAACAATCTTGACAGCACAACTAGCTATATAGCGGCAGCATTCAAGTTCTCTAGAGCAGTCGATGACTATTGCGAGTCGATGTCGCTAGCAGACTATGACATACAAGAGTCTCTTACGACTCCGTATCAGTACGAGGAATCCTGATGGAAAGAGTAGAGTCGATGCAGTCAGACAAGGCGCTAGCACCACTGAACAATTTTCTGTTCAAGTGTGAATTCTCACCTGTAGCTGTTGGCGACAATCTATTCTCATATACTGTACTGAAGAAGATGAACTACTCGGTCAAGGACATAAAGCTTCCGAAGATGAAGTCTGAGAGCGTCGAGCAAATTCAATACGGATCTTTCTTCGTCTCTTTCCCGTTCTTCGCTACTGGCGACAAAGAGATGACCATCACCTTCTACGAGACTGACGACATGATGCTCTCGAAGATCTTCTATGCTCTTCAAGCACAGAATCGATGGAGACCAACGACAATCTTCAGAGACGCTCAGGCGCAACTCTTCGTCGATGTCGTGATATATGACCAGAGAAGCACACTTTCACCTAAAGAGCACGAGCTGTATCGAAACAGATATGGTCTGCTGTTCACATATTTGGATCAACCTAAGTTTGACCGATCTAATGACGCTGACCTATGCACTGTCACTGCACACTTCAACACGATAGAAGGCGAATACACTAGTGGAAACTGGGACGGATCGAGAAAGGCTCTATTGCACAGCGACTTTAACGCAGTCAACGAGATGAAGATTGGAGACGGCAAGAACGGTGGTCTAGACACAGAAGCAGACAATGCTGCAGTTTCGCTACAAGACATCGAAAATCGATTCACAACATGGCTAGGGGAAAGAGAAGCTGAAAAATCAAAGGAGCATTCAGATGGCGATGGTCACCAATACGAGACGAGGATAGGAACTCAGGATAAGGACTTGAGAAGGTTCTCAGAAGCGCTCGGTTCCGACAACCGCAAACGCATGCAGTATCTGGCCGATCATCCTGATAAGATCAAAGAGCTTAGAAAGCTACTAATGAATAAAGGAGTCGATGTCGAGGATGATTCGGATCTTGTTGATGCTCTATACTCTATGGGCATCATCGGCGGTACATATCTATCTGGTGGATATTGTCAGCAGGGAGCGTCAGTCATTGACGCTATCAAGTTCGGTACTGAACGCGTACAGGCTGAAACTGCATCTAAGTCAGTTGATGCTTGGCTAAAGACCAAACTCTACAATGAAGATAAGAAGCTCGAAAAGAATGTCAAGTCAGTAGATGAAGTGAATAAGTATATACAAGAGCTGATCGACAAGGGAGAAATCCAAGAAGGAGACCAGTTGATCATTGATTATCCAAACAAAGACGGAAAAGAACAGCCAGGGCACATCTTCAGAATGCTATTTAGAGAGAAACCGAACGCAAGAGGACAAGTCGGCTGGGGAGCAGCCGCTGACTATCTACACACTAGCTATTCTGGTCTAGGTGGAAAGCATGAAGTGTCTAGAATAAGAGTTATAAAGAAGGCTTTGCGAGATGAAGAAGCCGCTCTAGTCGAAAAGACAACACCAGGTTCAAAACCGTAATAAGATATGCAGTACAACATCTTTCACAACGACTTCTATGAAGAAATGCCCGGACTCAGCTGGGCGTATAGGCTAGACGTATTGCTTGGAGAATCTCCTGAGCCGATACTGAGGCTCGGAAAAGCGGTGAAAGATGTCGACCTGCCAGAAGCTGAGCTGAAAGTGCAGCAGGCGTTCTTCTCTGGACTCGTGTTCAGAATTCCGATAAGATACAAGAATAGCGGAACATTCTCGATTACGTTCAACGACAACAAGAGACTCGACGTCTATCGAGATCTGATGAGGCTGTTCAGACGTTCTTATGACAATCGAGAGCAGAACAATGTGCCTGCCAGCGAAGAGTTTAGAGAGATGTATCAGACGATCGGTTCAGACTATAGGCAGAGAAAGTATAGCGACTTGAGTCAAGAACTATCGTTCGTCATCTATGAGATCGATCCTAGAAAGATAAACTACAGAGACACTCAGCTCATAAGTGAAGTAAGAGGCGAAGAACTGAGAATAGTTGGACTAGAGACTAATGATCCAGAGGTCGTAGCTAAGTATACGATACGTGACTGCTATATAGAGAATATCGAAGAGATAACGTTCGACTATAGCAGTGAAGAGTGCGTCGAATGGTCTTTGAAAGTTCACTTCAATTCGTTCAAAGTTGATTATCATAATCAAGACAAGATCTACATGCCTGAGCATGAACTAGATGGATTCGAGATGGAAAATCTCGACATGACTGGCTACTTGCCCGATTCTGAATCACGCTACATCGCTAAGTTCGATCCAAAGCGTGAGAATGACGTTGATCCTCAAGGAAAGGCTGCAATGACAAGATCTCAGCTTCTCGCTAGAGCAAAGAAGGTTCTTGAAGAGACTGGTAGAAAGCTAGAGGAAAAAGCTAGAAGCGATAGAGAGTATGCTGTTAAAGAATGGGAAAAGCACGTGGATGAAACCGGAAGAGATGAACATGGCAACGTCGGTACTTATGAACAGAAAGAACAGGCTGATACTGATCTCTCTGATCAGATGACATTTGACGTATTAGAAGCGCATTCATTTACAGAGATGTATGAAAACGGAATCGATCTTTTACAGACTTCCGGAACTGTAGCAAAGCAAACAGCAAATGCTCAGCTTAGAAGCTATCTTGACCCAGTACCTCAGGGACCTGCAGTATTTCCACTATCAGAAGAAGACTCCATCAACGCATCTAAAGCAAAAGATCCGACTAAGATACTTGATATGGAGAAGATGGATCCTACAATAATACCAGCTGCAGTAAATCTGTCACAATCTCTACAGAGTGAGCTAGCTGCTATACCTGAAAAAGTAAATTTTGCAAATAAAGATATTGACGTAGTAGAGAATGCGAAGACGGAAGAAGGCCTATCCTATTATGGAGACGACAGAAATACTCTAGAAAAGAATACTGCTACGCAGGGAGTAGCTGGAGCAATAGCTAAGTATACTCATGGAGAATACCAAGATGCACTTGAAGAAGCTCTATACTACGGTAAGAAGATGCGTGAGGAGATCAATCTAAAAGATAATGGATATAAAGACTACGACACGTGGCTATCGAACGTAAATACATATTCTAAACTTCGTGACGAAGCCTTAGATAGAGTCATCAAAGCTGGTGGAAATGTAGAACAGATTGCAAAAGAACATCCTGAATTTGCAAAAGCATTAGAGAAGTACAAATAAATAATATATGCCTGGGATATACAATAGAGAGACTCTGTTTCAGAGAAACATAATTGATCAACGTCCGGAGTTCGATCTCGGCAGCATCGATTTTCCTGAGCTTCTTGACGACAAGAGCTATCTATGGACTGTCGTTACGACACAAGAGCAGTGCAGGCCAGATCTGATCAGCTATCGTCTATACGGAACTCCGGATCTGTGGTGGTTCATCATGTGGCTGAATGGAATATCAGATCCTTGGCACGATCTGATGCCTCATGTAGCTCTAAAGTATGTCTCTATCGAAAAGATCAACAACGCGTTCAAGTACGTCAAAATCCGTAAGCGGGGCTGATGAATGGATCCTTATCTGTCCATAAAAGACTACATGGCGACTAAGTCATTCAAGTTCAGTGACGCATATAGCGTCACTATATTGGACACTGAGCTGAACCGCAGCGTAAACAACCCGACAAATGACAAGACGTCCGAAAATCTGACAGATCTCTTCTCAACAGCCGACATTCAAGACAACGGAATCGAGACTTTCCAGAATGGCTCGTATCTGATGAGAAGATTCCATTTCAAGAACTGTAGAAGCTTCACGGCTCCGCAGTACAAGCCAAAAGAAAAGTCGATCAGGTACTGCAATACGACGAGAGTCGTGTATATGCCCAATATCGATAGCTGCGATCCTTTCAAGATCGTGTTCAACGAGACAGACCGGCAGTATGCGATGAAGTTCATCAAGTACTGCTTGAGAAAGAGCTTTTACGATGAGAAAGAGGATCACTTCAACGACAGCTATCGACCATATCGATACATTGATCAGATCAAAGTAGACATCTGGAACAACAGCTTGACTAAGATCGTCATGTCTCACATCTTCTCGTCATGTCGAATCGCAGATTATGACTACGACTACTCTCTTGACTACAGTCAGGCGAGAATTCTCAATCCTAGCATCTCATTCACTTATCTCAAGTACGAGATAGACACGAGTCCAGACATGAACGACGACGGAGAATGGCTGTCGAAGTTGAACAAGAGCAGAATGAGCGGATATGTGCCAGGAGGCTATCATCCGAACGCTGGAAGCGACGTTCTAAGGAAGTGGAGGTAGTAGATGAGCAACAACTATTCGATATTCACTAGCGATCTAGACACTTTCGCTGATCCGCAGAAGAACAACCTCTTCTCGGTGATCTTCTACGACAGCACTGGATTCAATCATCGCTACTCGTCTCCTGAAGAGAACCAGTTTTATCCGATAAAAGCGGATCTTCCTCAACAACAGAATGTGCTCGTCAAGCGTTGGTACTTCGGAACATATCGCAGAGACGTGATCAACTCAGATCGCGGAGGAAGCACTTCAATCGACTTTCAGATGAGATGCAGCAGCTCTATGAACATCAAGCTGCTACAGTTTCTCGGAGTACCCATCGGAGAAGAGTTTCTCGATGAAGAGCAGCGCTTCAAGCATGTCGAGTTCAACAAGAGATTCGACAAGATCGAGTTGATCGTCCGTGACAATACGTTTGATGACGGAAACACTTACACTCTATACAACTGCAACGTCGAGAAGGTGATACTAAACCCGCTCGATGCATCGGCGAATGACATATTGAGATTGACGGCTACGATAACTTATGACACTTTCGATGTCAGACCATCTAAGGAAGGTCGATTCAGAGACGATATGTAGAGGTGAGACATGTACAACGTATTCAAGAACGACTTCTACTTGACAAAGCCCGCTCCTAAGTGGGCATTTACGGTAGAGTTCTTCTTTACGCACAATATCGACTTTGACGAGGCGTCGACTACGCCAGAGTTTAACACGGACGACAAAGAGCTGAGTGCTCCAGATGGGCTTACTGACATTGTCAAGGCGCTAAGAGAGAAGAAGAGAGGAACAAAAGAGCTGTGGATGGAGAAGCTGCAGAAGAGCGTCGCGAAGTTCCCTCTGCCACATCCTTCTCCTGAAGCCTCGAACATGCTGTTCTTCCAAGGCTATCATTACGACACTCCCTCGAGATACAATCAATCGGGCTCTGTCGTAGTGACATTCAACGACAACATCAATCGTGACATTCGATGCATTCTAGAGCAGCTTCACAACTATGACGCTTACAGCTATCGAAATGATCCTTCAGATCGAACGGCTATACCGCTGCTTCCGAACTTTCTCCATTTCGACATTCTTTTGAGAGTCTATGACGTGGAAGAAGTGAACCAGTATGATCCGACTGACGGCACTGACGAAGTGACTCAGAAAGGCACTGTTCAGAGCTTCTTCTTTGAAGAGTGCTACATATCTAAGCTCTCAGCCGACAAGCACACATACGAGTCTAAAGATCAGATTAGACAAGTCGATGCGACGATCGAGTTCCAGAGAATGACACCACTGTACGAGGAAGTGAAGCAGATATAAATAATTCAAAGACTTTTGCAAAGGTTTCAACATGAAGACACTAAAAACATATATCGTGAACGAAGTCATCAACTCTCTTGGTCCAAGAGAGTTTCCTGGATCTGTTCTATACGGCTCTACATCTGACGCTGTTCCTAACACCGACAAGTGTCAAGTCGACCCTCACCGTCATCACTACTACATGGACAAGAACTCTAACCTCGGTCATACTGACAAGGCTGGAATCGACGGTCACATGCATCTGATCATCGACGGCAAGATCATCGCTGGAAATCATCATCACACTCTAGAAGAGCCGCAGGGTTCTTGTCAGTCCTTCAACGAGATCGAGGACCAGACCGGAATCGTCATGCCAGTCTTCCAGACTGAGCTTTCCAAGCAGAAGTAAACAAATCTTTACACTGGAGTTCTGATGGCAACTATCAAGTACAAGTATCTCATGCTTGGAGATTCAGACGTGAACAACAATCAGTCACGCGGAATCTCTATGCAGTTCAACGGATTTGCTCCTTTGACATTCAAAGATCCTGAGTTCGATCTCGAGTCTTACATCAGTGAGCAAGAACTAGTTCCTTCGCTAGACAAGATACTGACAGACAACAGAGGCACACTTCTGTTCGACGGCGTAAGCTATGTCTCATCTAACGGCTATCCAGTCGCTAGCACTTCTAACTATTCGACTGCCATCAAGAGTCCAGGAAGCTTCATGTTCAAAGATCTGAACGTCGAAGCAGCAGATGAGTTCCAGCTCATCGGAGAAGAAGAGAAGGTTCCTCACGGATCGACTGTGATCGAGATTCAGCTCTCCGATACGATGATGGCGGATCGCTTACAGGGTCAAGTTCGTGTTGACGCGATCGTTCTCTACGGACAGGCATACAATCTCGACTTCTACTCAAGAGTCCAGCAGGGCAGCTTAGAGAGAACGATTCCTATCGGCATCGTGTACTTCTATGGCGAGTCTAAGCCAGTCATTGATCCCAATAGCGGAGGAAAGGCTAAGACTGAGCTTCGAGTGACATTGGGAATCAGCTCTGCTGAAGTTCCGACATCAGCATACGACGAGAACTCTTCTTACTCGAAGTGGATCAAGATCGCCGGATCGATGCATGTCGTGAATGATGATCTAGTTACAGCTTCTAGCTTTGTCGTCAGAGGAAGAGGCGTAGAGACCGTCTCTGCTGTAGAGCCTGAAGGACTATACGCTGAGCAGCTCTATGGCAGCACCGATACGATTGATGTAAACTCTAGAATGCTCTTCACCAACGATGTCGATTCGAACAAATGGGAGAGAAACGTATCTTTCGGCTCTCCAGCTAAGCTGACAGTACTCGATAGAAGCGAGCCTACAGACAGTGAAGATAGAAAGCCTCAGTTCGTTCTCGGTAAAGTGTCTTACGAGACGGACGAGAACGACTATGTCCACGGAACACTAGAGGGCGTTCATCAGACTTATTTCGAGTTCTCAGAAGAAGGCCATGAAGGACCGGTCTATGAGACAGACCAGTTCTCGAAGAAGAAGTCTGCGATCAGTCTATTCTCAGAAGGCACAGAATACTGCCATAAGCCACTCAGCTTAGCGCAGAGCTACGCTGGATATATGAGCACAATCGATCCAGATCAGGGGAGAGCGGCTCAATACGACTTAGCGAGCGTGGAAGCGAACAGCGCATGCTTTAATGATGGAAACAGCATCTTCTCCTACGATTCATCTTCGACAGGAGACGGAACTAATCTAAACACGACTAATGTTCATTCGAGAGGCAATTCTCTCATTATGAACTCTAGCAACGTGGTATCTTATTCTAAATCATACGATGGAACTGGCGAATATGATGTAAAGTATGACACTTTTATCGCTAACTCTGATACTGTGCATATCTACAATCGCGTCAAGGGAACAGTCTCTAACGATGCTGGAAACTATACGACGAGAGCGTTGAACACCGTCATCAATGCTCAGAACGTCTCAATTGACAACACAAGCGTCAGCAATTACTCTAAAGACTACGGAAGAAACTTCGTAGCTCAGAGCAACTGCCTTCTCATCAACAATGCTGATCAGAACATCTTTATCGGCATCAAGGGTGACGCATCTTCTAGATATGCACATAGCCGCATATTGAACACAAAGAACAGCGTCTATCTAGGCGGATCATTAGAAGCAGTCGGATCGATCGGAAACTTCGTCTTTGGAACTGACTATTATAGGCCTAACCATATTAACGGCAGCGATTATCCAGAGAGAACCGTCAGCAATTCACTCATCATCGGTAGCAACTGCGAGATCAATACGACCGAAGGAGCAACTTCGATTGATGAGGATTATCAGTTCTTGTTTGGAAAAGGCCTAAAGACCGATCCTCGTCAAACTGAAGAGCTCATGGATCATCTTCACGGTCCAGCTATTCTACTCGGTTGGAACAACCAGAAGTATTATCAGCCAAAACAGAGAAAGCTGGTCGTTCTCGGCGGAGGTTCGTTCAGAGCAAACGGCATTCCTGACTTCAAGTACAACAGCTTGGAAGTCGCTACGACAAACCTAGATGATTCCAATCCGGACGGTCTAGTCGATAGAAGCGGAAATGCTGTTCATGTCTTCAATAGAGCTACTGTAACGAAACTGACGGACATCAAGGGAAGATCAATAGACTACGGCTCAGATGCAGTCGACATGAAGTTCTTGAAGGGCGACAGAACGGACGAGAACTACGCGAACTACAATTTCAAGGGTCTTGGTCGAATCAATATGTTCAAGCTCTATCAGCTTCTCAGAAGACTATACTGGGGAAACGACGGAGTAGTAAGATATGCTGTGTCTTCCAACTACTCGAGCTTCTCTGATCCGACAGCATATCAGTTCGAACAGACATATCTGCCATGGTCAGACTACGACCGCTGGAATGGAACTATCTTCGCTAACCTAGTTGACGACAATCTGTGCAATCTGCCATATACTCCGCAGAAGCCAGAAGGTCACTAATCATTATTCCGTTGCTATTCAGTCAGCGGAATTTTTGTGTAAATATGATATAAGAGAAGAGTATAGAAATGCCCGACATCAACTTGAATGGAAAATCTCTGGATCTTGATCAAAAGACTGCACAGCAGATAAAGAATCTAGCTTCAAAGCCGGAGCTAGTCAAGCTAGTGAACGACTACTGGACTGACAAGAAGCTAGGCAAGAGGACTGAGCTGAAGAAAGACTATCTTGAGATCTTAGAGAAGACTCTGTTGATCGAACCTAACCTATTCCGTCAGGACTTATTCAACAACAAGCTTAAGCTGAAGAACTTCTCAGCGACTATCGGATCGATTCTGTCTAACACTAAGCTGAACGGAGATCTGAGAACTTCTTATCTCTCGATGTGTCTAGATGTCACGACTGAGAGACCAGCGATAGGTAAGGGCGAGTTCCTCTTTGCAGCATCTTTCAGCAATATCGGATTCTCTAAGGACTCAGGGGATCTCATCGACATCGATACGAACGAGAAGATCGAAGTGAAGGGAATAAGCGCAGTGATGGGAAACGCACAGAACGGCAAGTTCAGACAGATGTCCGCTGAGACGATGAGAACTGTGTTCAGGCTGTTAGGGATAAACGATGTCGCTAAGCAGGACTACTATCTCAGCGAGAGCGTCGCTAAGAAGATCAAGACAGCTATCGGACTCGATCAGAACAGGGCTAAGCAGGTATTCACATATCTTCAGAATCTGAGAAGCGAGAACGAGTCACTAGCCAGATCAGCCGTTCAGCTCTATTTCGACAAGAAGCAGTTGATCAGGACTGTCGCTGCGATGCACTTGTATGCTTATATGAAGCTCGAAAGAGACAACTATCTGCTCATATTGAATGATAAGAGCTTCTCGCTGTTCAAGGCTCCAGACACGCTGTATGACGCTTATGCGATACTCGAAAATCTAGCCGTCAAGCCATGGCATCAGGGCGAGTATGGAATAAAGGTAACTCTGAGGTAGTCGATGGCTGATCAGATTTCGATACCTAGCTTAGTCCAGTCGATCAAGCTGGCAGACAATACGAAGAATCCTAGACTAGCTCTGAAGCTGTGGCTTGACGATTATGACAGTGACAAGGGCTATCCCTTGTCGATTCGGAACATTTCTGAGTTCAGACTGAGAGAGTCGATGTTCTTGAACCTGCCCATCGGTCAGCTCACTTATGTCGATGACGGCACAGCCAAGTCTGCTAACACATTCTATGATGGCAGACTGCTGTATGTGGGCTTCGAGTACGCGTCGAGCGACGAGAACGCTAGAGAGAAGAACATCTCGAAAGGACGTTACCGAATCGTCGGCTCTAAGATACAGAATCGAGGACAGAACAGCGTCATCTACGTCATCACGTTCATCTATGACGCGCTCGCACTGGTGAATTCGGTGCCAAAGTTTCCAGAGTCGAGTGACGACTGCTACTGTCAATCGACCGAGGCGATGAAGAGAGTGTGCGCATCGTGCGGACTTCAGTTCATGACTAACGTCGACACGACCGACCAGATGGCTTGGTTCAACCCGAGTCTGAACGCTAGAAGATTCATTCAGTTCATAGTCAATCACAGCTTCATCAACGAGACTGACTTCGGGATGTTCTGGGTCAACAAGTCAGGAGATGCGTTCTTCTATGGCATACGCGCTGACCTGCAGAACGGCATACCCTTCTACTTCGACAATAATGTAAATAGAAATTTACGTGATAAGAAGAAGCACTTGATCTTCACTGACGTGTTCGCGAAGGACACCGAGAATCTCTCTGATGATGAGCTGAAGAGCAAATACGAGAACAGGATGTACATTCTGTTTGACGAAGATCAGCGAAACGACGACGGATGGGTGAGTGACTTCTATGGCAACTCAGTCCAAGTGGGTGTCTATGATCCGATGGGAAGAACGGCGCTATACAAGTCAGACGACATGACTTTTGACTTGGCGCACATGACACACAAGATCACCGGAAAGACGATCCTGCCAGGCACTCCTAGCACTGACACGACGAACAGAAACCGGGTCAGAGAGCAGATGTTCGCCGGGTACTCTTCAGTCGACTTCACTCACTCGGCTTGGGACTTCGCTCCAGTTCAGAACTCGATCATGCGCTCAGAGTTCTTCGACAATCGACACACGATCAAGATCAACACTGGAAAGCAGTTGAAGAACTTCGGAGACCAAGAGCTACGAATCGGCGACGTTCTCGACATCGACTTCAGCATGTACGAGAAGGACATGACGATCGACAACGGAGACTACATCATCCATTCGATAGACTGGAGATTCCAGCACGGAAGCGACTTGTTCCTGATCGTTAGGGTCGCTTCCGACTCACTTCATCCGACAGAGAACGAGACGCCGACTCAGAATCAGAAAAAGTGATGTGATAGGCCATTTATAGCTGTTTCTCGAAAATGGGCAAAAATAAGGGGTACCACGCACTGATGCGCGTGTCGTTTTTAAGATAAATACTCTATCAACTGGGCAAAAAACAAGCAAAAAAGCGCACTATGGCAGAAGAAAAGAGAACAATTTCACTCATAAAGAACAACTCTGGACTAGAGATAATGACCGAGAACGGAAAATTCGAGCCGTTCTGGGGACTAATCGAGAAGAAGAGCCACGGGTACAAATTGAAGCTCGAAGACGGCCGAGAGCTCAAGTACTCTGACGGACACCGCTTCATGATCGACGGCTGGGAAGTGTATGTCGAGTCACTTTCTGTGGGAGACTCTGTTGCTGGCTCTAAGATAGTCGAGATAGAAGAAGTCACTGACACTTTCTACGGTCCTTACTCTGTGAGAGGCCATGAGTACAGCACAGTGAACGAGAACGGAGAGTCCGTTCAGCTTCATCACAACTGCGAGTTCATGGGATCATCGACGACTCTGATCGAGCTGGATAAGCTAGCTAAGCTGTTTCCGACCGAGCCTAAGGAGTTCAAGTATGGCTACTTGGTCTCGATCTGGGAAGAGCCGAAGCCTGGCTATCTCTACGTGATGGGAGTCGACACTTCGACTGGCTCTGGACTCGACTTCTCTGCAGTGCAAGTTCTAAAACTCGTCAGCAAGGACAAGTTCGAACAGGTATGCACTTTCCACGATGACAGAACGCTCGGAGGCAAGTTCAGTCAGATCATCAAGGATCTGAGCGAGTGGTACAACGACGCACTGATCGTCATCGAGAACAACGGTCCAGGAAAGCAGGTCGCTGAGGAGATATGGTACACACTGGACTGTCAGAACATCATCAACACGGATCCGCACGGAATCGGTACAAACGCCAACAAGGCTTCTAAGCTTGACGCGTGCTTGATGCTTCAGCGAGAAGTCAATCGAGACTCGCTGATCATTCACGACTCAGCTACCCTGAAGGAATTGACGACTTTCATTGAAGTGAGCCCAAACGTCTTCAAAGCGACGGCTGGCTCACATGACGACCTCGTGTCTGCTCTGTACTGGGCAGTCTACGCGATATTCCAGCCTGAGATCGACTTGGACAACCTGAAAGTCGACATGAACAAAAGGGAGGAGCTAGTTGAAGTCCCAAAAACCGTATTTCCGGACGAAGATGAAGGAATTTGGACATTCTGACGAGCATAAGCGAGTCACTCGGAGAAAGAGAGAACGAGAGGAGAAGTCACTACGGCACTCTAACAATAAGATGGATCAGAAGCGCAAGCAGAAGCTCAGACACACGAGGCAGTGGAGAGAGCTGAAGGCCAGGCTGATCGCTTCGAGAGGAAAACGTGATGAACTCACTGGTCATGAGCTGACTAGAGACGACAAGCTCACTTGCCATCACATGAGACTCACCGCTGAGAAGTATGGCGAGTTCACGAAAGATGAAGAGTTCATGCTTCTGACTGAGACATCGCACAAGGTCGTTCACTGGCTTTGGGAAATGACCAAAGGCGAAGATTTTTCTATATTAAATAAACTAGAATCCGTCATTAGAAGGATGAAGGAACTTCAAGATGAAGATAGCGGGACTGGACATGTCAGTGACCCACACGGGTGCTGTGAAACTGGAACTGGACGAGAGATTGAATATCCTGAACGCGGACTGGCTGACGTTCACGACTACCAAGAAGTATGCTAGCGAAAACTGCATCTGGTACTCGAATGACGACTGGAACAGCAAATACGACAAATACAAGTTCATGCAGGATCGAATCCTGAAGTTTGTCGAAGACGCTGACTATGTATCGGCGGAAGACTACGCGTTCGGCGCTGCTGGAGCGACTGGCCTAGTGTTCGACCTAGCCGAGTTCGAAGGCTGGATCAGACAGTCCATCTGGCGCATGGGAAAGCCCATCTATCTCTATTCACCGATGACTATCAAGAAGGTCTTCTCGGGCCACGGCAACTCAGACAAGAAGGGTATGTTCGACGCTTACAAGCGAGTTACGCTCGTAAAGCCTGATTTGAGCATCTTTCCTCCAGTGACTAATGGTAAGAAGGGCCAACCTGGCGCAAGTGACGTGATCGACGCTTATGGCGCTGCTATGACGCTCATAACTGAGCTTCTAATCGAACGAGATGGACCAGAGAAGTTCCCGAAGCACATCCAGGAATTCTGGAAGAACAGAACACGAGAGGTCATTCTAGGTTACAAGGAGACGGTAAGATGAGCTTACAGATAAAGGGAATATCCTTCGATGATCTGCTTTGTCAGACGATGATGTGCGTACTCGACAACTTCACTTCAGTATTCGCTAAAGAGGAAGACGTAACGCTCACAGCTCAGAGGACAGACTGTCCGCATATCCGTGAGGTGATCCAAGCCTTTCCAAAGAAGATGGATCAGCTGCGTAAGCTATACGTGACGGAAGCTGAGATCGATCGTTCTCATCGTGAGTACAAGAAGACTGGAAATGGCACATTCCACTTCAATTCAGTGAATCGCGAGAACAATCACGTCAATGGCGCGTGCCTCACTAGCATAGAGTACACGCAGGACGAAGTGACTGTCAACATTCGCGCATCAATCGCGCCTTACAACCTGCAGTTCGACTTGGTATTGATCTCAGACCTGATCCGCGAGCTAGGTCTGTCGCCGAAGCAGATCACGATAAAGATCGGCTACATTGCGTCAAAGCCAGTCCACAATCTCTACACATTCGTGCTATACGGGATGAGCAGAGAAGACATTCAGGACACCGCTTATGGCAGATCGATCTGGACTTCTTACGAGCGTGCTCTGACAGACAGATGTAAATTCAATAGCATGAAGGCTATTGCGAGAAAGATTCAAGAGAAACTAAAGGATCAAAAGTAAATATGAGTTTACATTTCAACTGCACTGACTTTGACGACGTATTTGAGCAGACGGCCACTTGGGCCATGAACAACTTCAAGTGCAACACCTCAAGAGAGGACGATGTCACTATCGAATGCACATCGAGAAACTACAGCAAGGGTGGCGACATCGACAGAATGGCTAAGCGTCATCTGAAGAAGATGACCCGTCTGAGAGGCATCTACGTGGAGGAGGGCGAGCTCGACCGTTCACATGCTGAGCTCGTAAAGACCGGATCATCCGACTTCCGTTTTAAGAACGTCCAGCACGAGTTCGACCACATTCATGGCGGATGTCTCACAGCTATGCACTTGACTAACGACGAAGTCACGATCACTCTGCGTGCGTCTGTCATTCCCTGGAATCTTCAGTTCGACTTGGTATTGATTTCCGATCTTCTTGGAGAACTCGGCTTGAATCCGTCTAAGATCACGTTCAAGATCGGATATATCAGAACGAAGGTCATTCATGCGCTATACACGTATCTCTTGAACGGCTGGACGCCAGAGAAGATATGCGAGACACGATTCGGAAAGTCGATGATAGCAGCTTACACCAGAGGCTCACGTCCGACATGCAAGTACAAGAACTGGATCAGGTTCTGCGCAAGGGTAGACAGAGTGAGAGAAGAGATGGGAATAGGACCTCTGGCACCATATCTAGAAGCAGCGAAAGCAAAAGAAAGAGCAGAAAATGGGGTTTAGATTTCTCATGAAAATACTTATATTTCAGGTGTAAATAAGAAGAATTCAGGAGTTATCTATGACCAACAATCTGCTCGACCTCAAGACTAACATCGACACCATTCTCGCTGTCCGAGAGAAGCTGCTCGGCGACTGGGAATGTCTTCAATACCGAGACGTGGACACTGAATCCAGCGGTTACTGGGTGAAGGTTCCGGTTCTCACCAAAGACGGCGAACACAAGAACGCTGCACTCGGCATCTATCTATATTCGGGTAAGGGCATCACAGTCAACTTCAACAGCATGGAGTTCTACAAGAAGCTACCGGGCGTTCCGTCTTACGAACAGGTGATGGACACGATCGAAGACGGCATGGAAGAGCTCGGCTACAAGCTCGACGCATAATGATCGATCCTACCAATCCAATCAATATGCCAGTGTTCTTCCCTTTCGGAAGACCTGGCGATTTTCTTGCAGATAAGCCTAGAAGCACCGAAGACATGGTGCGTAAGCTCTACGGCGACGAAGTAGAATTCCGTGAGATTCCTCAATCCGTCACTTACACAGAGTTCGCGGCGCCAGCAGCCGATCGTGCTAAGTTCGGGCCGATGGTGTTCGGAGACGCTGGACTATCAGATGAAGATCTAGCGCTGCTGCCGACTCAGGACGATCTGCCACAGCCAGATCGAAAGCAGTTGATCCAGAACTCGGAACCTGCAGAGGATCTACTGCCTCCGCCAGAGATGACTCAGGATCTCGCATCTATTCTCGCTGCCTTCGACTCAGAAGCTGCGGGATATATCAAGTCTGGCGCAATCAACACGAACACGAGAGGAAGGCGATAACAACAATGAAAGAGAGCAGATCCGTTCTGCTCTATTGTTGTGTAAACTTAAGTTTACTTATACTGCTTTTTATAAAGGGTTTAGAATTCTCACGGATTTACCTATATTAGCTGTGTAAACTTCAACAAAGGACCAACTATGAATCTCCACGACCAGCTTGACTACAAGATCGAACCGATGGGCGCACTCTGTTACCTGTCTAGCGCAAGCCATATCAATCACAAGCGCATCGAGGAGTCAGACTTCGTCAACAAGTACGACCACGACTCTGAGAACGCTCAAGAATACGGCTGCGGAAACATGAAGGCAGACGTCAAGGCATCAACTCCTGAAGTACTTGCTAAGTATGGAATTGACGAGGACGAGTACAAGATCATCGCTTTCGAGATCTCGCATGCTCTCTCGTTCGGTCCTTGCGGATGGTGCGTATGATCACTTCAAGAGACGCTTTCATGATACTCGATCGGAACGGATTTCGCGTACCGAACGGTGGTGACAGCTACGGAGAGATCACGTACAACGGCGAACGATCGAAGCAGGTCAGAGCCTGCTTCGAAAATCGGAACAACAAGATGTGTGAGATCGACAGACAGATCGCTATTCTTGAGGCTGAGTACTATCGTAGACATAAGGAAGACTAATGGAATTAACTATAGCAGAAGCGAAAGAGATCATTGAATCGAGAGGATTGACTATCGACTCTAACATGCCGAATGATCAGAATCCTGCGATCTACTGGAAGGGCGAATGGGTCGGCTACATATCGGAGTTCAGCGTATCCATACACCAGGATCTTCCGTCTCTCGGACTGACTGAACAAGGCGAGCTGATTCCGTTCTCTGACGGCAATGCAGACCAACGGCTATCTAGAAGGATAGACACATTGAAGGATTCGCCCAGAAGATATGAAGAAGGTCTGCGTCAGGAGAAAGTGGACGACATACGCGACTACTTCAACAGACGCAAGGACAGAACATGTGCTTGACATACTATGAAGCGATGAATCTTTTGAAGTCGAAAGGTATCGAGTTCGACGGCAACGAACTCCTTCTCGATGGTGAAGTCGTAGGACATCTGTGGGAAACAATGCTCGTCATATCCAAAGAAATTCCGTCTCTATACAATCGTCTGTATGCTGAAATGGAGAAGACTAGGATCGGATTGAGCAGCGCCGATGCTCAAGAAGCGATCTCAAAGGCAGTCAAATGTCTCAAATCGTCACAAGTTCGATACGAGAAGACATTGAAAGAGATGAGAATCTCCGATATACGCGACTACTTCAAGAGACGCAAGAACGCTGTAAACGAAATTGAACAATTTATGCTAGCGGAGATGTGCTGATGCAATTGCTTGACAAGTCGAGAGGACCGCTTCCTGGAAGCGTCGCGAACAACCGCAAGTTCGTGATCAACTATATGCGCAATCACGGATTCGAAGTCAAAGCGGACGGCCTGTCTGAATATCCCGACAAGTACAACTACTATCTTCGTGGCGAGCTAGTAGCGTTGTCGTATGAGAACGTTATGTATCTCTATCCTGTTCTGCAATCACTTGTCGAGATGGGCATTCTAGCGCAGAGAAGAAATACTGAGATACCGTTCGATCTGCCGAGCATCGAAGTACACAATCGTCTGCAAGAGGCTGTGAAGGAGCTCAAGAACAGCTATGACTCTTATGACGATCTAGTCAAGAAGTCGAGAGTGCAGAAGATCAGAGAGTATTTCAAGTACAGGAATATCGAGAATCAGGATGTAAAAGAGTACAACAAGCTTATGAAAGGGCTAATGAGATGACGAGAGATGAAGTAGAGCTGAGAATGAAGCAGATCGGATTCGAGCTACGAAGAGAAGATCCGCAGGATCCTTATGCTACTATCTGGCTGAACAACGAGCTCATTGGAGATCTGACTCCAGCTGGAATCGATGTAGCTATCTATCTTCCGAGTTATGTTGGTAAAAATTGGATGGCTGTCGAACGACAGAGATGCGGTTATGGTACGATAGCAAATGCGAACTACTTCAGGAATCTTAAACGCGATCTTCTCGATACTCCGAGACGCTATGATGAAGCGCTGAGGAAAGCACGAGTGAAGGAAGTACAGAAGTATTTCAAGTACAAGCAAGAGTCTCACAGGTTAGCTGATCTTGCATGGAAAACCTTGTACCCAGGATTCAAGAAGGCAAGAGGTGAGTGATGAAGATAAAATTGTTTGAAGTGTCAAAGCTGCTAGATGAGGCAGGTTTCGAACGCAAAGGCATCGAAGTCGATTACTTGGGAGAACGAGTTGGAAGACAGTGGCACGATGAGCTCGTGCTCTTTGACGAGCACCCGAGAATCAGCTTAAAAGACTACGAGAATGCAGACAAGACCTTCGTCAAGTACAAAGACAAAGAAGCGAAAGAGAAGATAATAGCAGCTATTCGCACGCTCAAGGAATCTCATCGAGAGTACGAGCAGAAGATCCGATCCGACAAGGTCAGCGCTATCAAGATGTACTTCGATCTGAGAAAGGAAAGACAAGAGATGCATGAGAGGATGGTATAATTATGAATGAAGAGATCTCTAGGACAAGAGAGATTGCAATTGAACGGCTTCAGGCAGCTGGTCTCGAAGTTACTGATGTACCGCGAGACAAGACGACATATCCTGATCTTCACTTCGAGATATGGTATCACGGCGAGAAGGTCGGTGACATATACGAAAACGAGATGTATCTCGCTACAGCGCTGCCATCTCTAGAACAGCTGGGCGTATTCACGTCAGTGTCTAAGAGCTCGATAGCTTTCGGCGTTCAGAGCGCCATCGATCTGCTTCTGACCGAGACGTTAGAGAGACTGACGAGATCAGCCGAGAAATACGACGAGCTCGTCCGCGAGAAGCGCATCACTGACGTTCGAAACTACTTCAAAGACAGAGAAGACAGAGAGTTCGCTAAGTCACTACATGACGCAGACAGGAGCAGAGTATGAAGCTAACAAGAGCTGAATGCATATACCTGATCGAGAAGGCTGGAATGGAAGTCAAAGAGGAGAACATCAGCCTCAACGCATATCGTGACCGGATATTGTACAAGGATGAGAGGATAGGCACTGTGTACTATGACAGCGTATCGCTCAGCCCTCACTACGACTATGACGACAGTCCAGTGACTATCAAGTACAGAGAAGAGAACGCAGTGGAGCGGCTAGAGAAAGCTCTAAACTTGATAGTCAACTACGATGCTGAGTCTGAGCTGAGAACTCAGAGAGTCAAGGCAGTCAAGAAGTACTTCGAAGACAAAGCGATAGAGAAGAAGTGGAGTGTATGAAGCAAACAATTCTATTATATTTTAAGATATGTAACAGAATTAGCTTCGAATAATATAATGCCAGATTGCAATAGTCAAAACGATAAAAGGAGTATAACACATGACCATTACTGACGAAAAGTATTTCAGAGAGCATAGCGATGTAGTTCAGGTCAGTGCGTATGCGCTGCACGATGTTCTTCATGCTCTCAAGAACGATAACTGCGAGTGCCTAGTGTCCAAGGAAGACGGACATATAGTCGTGCATTACTGTAAGAAACGCAAAGAAAAGACTGATGACAAATCTTCAGCGTGCACAGATTGTAACTCGGACTCAGAACAGACGATTGACTTGCACGACTGGAACGATGTCTCAAACACGAAAATCCCACTCAACGAGGAAATCTTCGCTCTGCTCGAAGACAGGCAGAATCCAGAAAAACTCAGACCGGAAGTCATCGTCGCAAAGATGATGCTAGCCAAGAGACTTCTCTGGACGGAAAACAAAGAAGGCTATGTCCTCTGCTACGATGTCCCAGCAGGCAACTTCCATAGCTGCAACGGGTCCCAAATCAAGTACTGGAAACCTGTTGACATCCCTGTGAGAACTAGACGAGGCAACATCGAAGACCAATAGAGGAGAAACTCCAATGATTCTCGCAATCCTATTGATCATCTTCATCATCGTACTCATATCAGCACTACTGTACATCCTCGGACGCTTAGTAGCAAAGCGTATGATCTCAAGGCGAAAGAAGTATCAAGATCATATCGACAGCATGGTAGAAGAGCTGTTTCCTCCATCTATCCAAGCGGCTATCCAAGACTCTTCTGCTATAGACACGACTATCCAAGCGGCTATCCAAGACACTACTGTCCAAGAAGCTGCTGTCATCGAGTCAGATCTCCAGCGCCAAGAGGCCAAGCGCAAGATGGTCGCAGACATCCGCAAGTACTTCAATCAACGCAAGATAGACGCAACACTCGCAAAGGTACAGGGATCTAGTGACTTCGTTAAGATCAATCCGTCAGCAGGATCTTATAGCGAGCAGATCATCCCGTCTCCTCCATCTCTCCAGATGATCCTCGAATGACATCCTCCCATCCCTATAAGGATCTCTGTTATAGTCCCCATACTTGGAAAGTGTCCTCTTATTGGCACTATTTCCGGCAGGTTTCCTGGCCGCTATACCCGGCCCAAAACCGGCAATTTCACCGGGTCCCAGTATAAAACGCTCTCACTTCCAAAACTTTGTATTAAGGCATATAGCCGTCTATCCGTCCCGTCTCACCCGAAGGTGCCCTATATCGCGACGGGATCCCTCACGTTCACGCACGGAGAAATTTCCAAAAAAAAATTCCTAAAAAAATTTGACTCCTCGCAATCGCCACGCAGAATCCGCCAAAACCTCGCAGAACCCGCAAAACTCATGTTATGTTCAAAACTGGGTTTATGTTCAAAAACCCATCTTATGTCCAAAACCCCCGTTATGTTGCCGTCCGAAGAAATTTTTCCAAAAAATTTTTCCAAAAAAAATTGACCCACGTGCGCTTGCCTCTATCGCAGATGCCTCTATCGCAGATGCCTCTATCGCAGATGCCTCTAAATGCGCTTTATCTTACATCGCGAGAAATTTTTTCCAAATTTTTTTTTCCAAATTTTTTGGGCTTCTTCAACACCCCAGCTGATGGCTTCGTGAGGGAAACGTAACGTAATGAAAATATGATGAAGCTGAGAAAACTTCCTGAGACAGAAAATTTTCTATTGCAGAAAAGTTTCTAGCACAGAAAAGTTTCTATATATACTGTACAAGGAGCTTATGAACTCATGAGAAACGAAGAGAAGCTTTCGATAACTTCACTGACGATCACAGCGAGAGGCGTGATCGACTTGTACCGCTGGTGCGCAGAGAGACTGAACAAGCCGTGCTCTGATCCCGTCGTCGGCTTAGCGATCTCGATCAACGAGATGATTCTGGCTGAGCCCTATCGAGAGATCGCTCAGCGGCTCTGGTACAGAGAGGCCGATCCCAAGTGGCAAGACTGGCGTCGAGCCGAGGCTGGATGCGTCGAGAAGTGGGCTGATCGAGACAACAGCGGCAGCCTCAGGCGTGACCGGAACGGCGATCCGACTTTCACCGAGAACGCCGTCGAGATGGACAAAGAGATCGAGACGCTGAAGCAGTCGGAAGAGTTCAGGGAGCTGTGGGAGAAGATCCGCAGCTCTCGTGAAGCGAACGAGGAGGTCCTGTCGAGCGCATCGACGGTCAAGGTGTGCTGCATCGACTGCTGGGACCACTGCCCATCAGACGCTTCGCCGAGAATTCTGGGACTGCTCATGGGCAGAGAAGTTCAGAGACTGATGCAGGAGTGAGAGCACAAGGTATGAGCGGAATCTTCGAGCAAGAATGGCTGTGCAGCACGGTGAGAGAGAAGCCCGTCTTCTGCACGCTCGCTGACGGATCGAACGTCGGCGGAGAGGACGCTGCGCTGTCGGAGCGCGTCTCGATCGAGGGAACTGATCTCTACGGGCTCAAGATGGCATACTACTGCGTCGACGAGAAGACATATCAGAGCGGCGCCGACGCGATCGATCCGCTCTTCGGAGAGCACCAGCTCGAGACGATCGATCGGGCGTTCTGGTTCACGGGATACGTCTCGCAGATGCCGCCGAATGTCAGGACGTACCAGCTGCAGGGCATCTGGGGAGAAGACATAGTCCAGCTGTGGACTTCGATACCCGCCTTCGAGTACTTCTCCACTTACGGGGGAGCCGACAGGAACACGCCAGAGGTGCACGACGCTCTGAAGAGCCCGCGTGTCGGAGACGTCGTCTACCTGCCAAACAACGACACTCTGTACGAGATAGTGGACGTGAAGCGGTGGGAAGAGACGCTCGGAACGACTTCCCGCTACTTCGAAGTAACGCTGCGGGTCTTCAAAGACACTAAGAGGACTGTCTCAGACGATCCGTCGATCCCAGCGGACGACGTGATCCGCAAGTTCAGTCCGAGCGAGATAGAGTCTGACGAGCCGACTCCAGACTGCTTGAGACTGAAGCCAGAAGAGACGCCAGACGACGCTGGAAGGATCGACTTGTTCGACTGGGAGTACAATTTCGAGCCAGGAGAGGATCAAAGACGATGAGCTACGCTTACAGAGATCTGTTCGACGACGACGATGACGACGACGAGGACTTCGATGGCGAAGCCGACGGATACGGATACGGCGACGACGACGAAGTCCTGTCTGCTTTCGATCGAGACGCTGTGCTCTTCAACGAGATCACAGCGAAGCAGATCAATCGTGAGCTCGTCTCTCTGTCCAATCGAGAGCTTCTGGAGTTTCTCCAGTGGGAGCTCGACGAGCTGAAGTTCACGGAGAGCTCTGAGCTGGTTCTCGTCGGAATCGAGTTCGACGATCAGTACATCCTGCAGTTCTACAACGTGAGAGAGGACAAGACGCTCAAGACGGCTACTGGAGCTGGAAACGTCTACATGCTGATCAACGGATGGATATTGAGGACGCTCACTGACTTATATGTCTCTGAGCTATACGGCGAGCTGGGAGACGTGTATCCCTCTGATCTCACGGACTGCTACCTGAGCATTCTGACAGACGTTCTCGACTGGAAGTCTGAGACTGGCATCGAGCCAATCAGCTCTCTGTCTCCCGAGGACGACGGACCGCTCGAAGATAGTGGTTCGGAACGTTCAGAATCGTGACGCCGGCCGGAGTCTTCTTGTCTCCCCTCAGAACGAGAGCGTCCCATAGCTGGACGCCTTCGATCACGAGTCCCCTTCTAACGATCTTGTACAGACATCCGTCTCTGGGATCCAGAGCGTCGACGCACTCGACGCCGACTTCGTTATCGATATGCTGTTCTTGCGCAGTAGGCTCTGCGTGCGCCATAGAGTACTGTTCTGTGGCCTTTTCGGTCTCAGCCAGATGTTCAGACGGCTGAAGCGCTTTCGCCTCTTTTACGGCGTTCTCGAGCGGATTCTTGATCCAGCTAGGCGTTCTCGGGTTTGTCGCGATCTTTCGGATCGCTTCGACTAGAATCTTGATCTGCTGTCTCTTCGTGTCTTCTGTCATTCTCTATCTTTCTCCGCTGCATCTCAGCTCTTCAGTTTAGATATTTATCTGTGTATGATCTTGCGCTATAAATAAAGCATAGAACATAGCGATCGAGGCGAAATCGAGATGATAGTATCTGGTGGACACATTTTAGCGATAGATGAAGTAGAGCACGACTTGAGCCTGTATGGAGACGGGGTCGGCCTTCCGCTTGGCGTCAGGAGAGACTACGTCGACAAGATAGAGTCCGTCTCTAGCAAGCTAGACGTGGTAGAGTTTCAAGAATGGTCGGCGCAGACTGAACACTGGGACGTCGAGGAGTACTCTGGCGCAGATGGAATCGAAGTCAGCGGACACGTGATATTCGCTGATGCATCTCCTATCGTCGGAAGCGGATCAGTAGTGATTCTGCCAGGAGAGGACGGCTCGGTCGTCGTATCGGGAGAAGAAGTCGATCTGAGCGGCTATGCGACAGAAGAATGGGTCCGAGAGAGCTACACTCCTAAGCTAGAGCCATACGATGACAGCGTTCTGCTGGTCGGCAGCGCTAACGGCGAATACGACTGGGTCAAGATCCGTTCTTCTAAGTTCGGCAGCTCGCTCGTAGACTCTTCTGCCGATCTCGTCTGGTCTGAGGACAGCGATGCGCATCTCAGCGAGAACGCAGTGGAGCTATGGAGCGAGTTCTCCGGAATCGGATTCGGCGCAGAGAGAGCTTACGCTGACGTCGAGGGAAATCCGTTCTTGGACACTTACGCCACGATCGTGAGCGTGAGCTCTGGGCTAGCGCAGAAGCAAGACGAGCTTCGCTTCGGATATGACGCTTCTGGAGAGATCGTATCCATCAACAGCAGCGCTATAGCGCAGACCAAGCAAGAGCAGGCCGACTGGACAGAAGAAGACTCTTCTGTTCCGTCTTATATAAAGAACAAGCCAGACACTTCTGAGCTAGTCGAGGGCTACGGCATCGTCTTGACATACGAGCAGGGAAGCCTGATCGTCTCGACTTCTGGCATGGCTAGTTCGGGCTATGTCGATCAATCAGTCTCTGGAAAGATGGACAAGTCCTCTTCAGCAGACTTCTATCCGATGGCTGCGAATCCGTCTGGCTATCTGATCCATTCTGATCTGAACGATTACGCTACGAAGTCAGATCTAGACTACGTATCGGGTGCAGTCGATGACTTATCCGATGACCTCGACGACGTCTCCGCTAGCATACATGACGCCAAGCTGAAACTGCAGCTCGGCTCGGGCCAGGCTTCTGATACCGGGTTCACCGCAAATGCGGCATCGGACACCACGGTGACTATTCCCGAAATGACCGGGGCTACGTCAGCTGCCAATGGTGTTGCGGGACTTGTACCTGCCCCAGCTGCCGGTGACGAGGACAAGGTCTTGAAGGGTGACGGAACATGGGGTGAAGCTGGAAGCTCAGTTAGAGTCATCTACGATGCAGTCAACGAAGAACTGCATCTCGACTTCAGCAATGGAGGTAACTAGTATGGCAGTGACTTATTCGCAGAATGGCGTGATTGTTAGAGGAGTATATTCATACCATAAGACATATGAATTTGGTAATTACCTTGTGGATTCTAATGGATATATAGGTGAAGTACTTACACCTAGTTCTGGAAAAAGAACTAATGTTTCGATAGTAGATGCCAATGCAGATTTTTCAAATTCTGGATTAGGACAAGTCACTTTTATTGAGTATGGAACAGTAGAAATTCAAGGAATTGAGCATAATACAGTAAAAGCAGGTTCTTTAATATGGCTTGCTGAAAATCTTAAAGTTGAATTTGCTGACATACCATTATTGACTGTCAACGACTTTCCTTCTACAAAAGGAATGTGGTGGATGAATGATGATAAACAAGCAGCGTTGACTAAAAGAAGAGGTGCATTGTACAACTGGTATGCTGCAAAGTACATAGATGATAATAAGTCTACATTACTTCCATCAGGTTGGCGAATGCCTACATATAATGATTGGCAGGCATTAGGCACAGCTGCTGGAGGTGGCTCTATTGCTGGTAGAGTTTTGAAGTCTAGTAGTCAAATGTGGCAATATGGTTGGGATGGCGACGATTTGCTAGGATTTTTTGTTCAGGAGTCTGGAAGTATTCGCCAATCAGGGCAATATAGGGATTTGGAAGCTAATTATTGGACTATCTCACCTATTGGTAGTAACTATCACAATTTTTATTTTAATAGTGATGTCGATAGACTTGGAACGTATCCTGACCCTCCAGAACGTGGTTATGCATTGCGACTGGTAAAGGACATTACCTAAAGGAGCAAGTATATGTCAGGATATTTATTGAAATTTAAGCAAAGATATTCAGTCAAGATAGGCGGACGCAAGTACCCGGTTGTCAAGATTGGGAATCAGTTGTGGATGGCTGAGAATTTGGACTGGAAGTTCACTGGATGCGATATTGCTCCAGCAGGGTCCCCTTCAACTCCTTCCGCTTGGTACTATAACAATGACGAAGTGAGCTATGGAATAGATGGGACATACAAATGTGGATTGTTATATAACTGGTATGCGGCTAAGTACATAGACGATAATAAGGCTACATTGTTGCCTGATGGTTGGCATGTTCCTTCGTTTGGTGAATATGAAACATTATGTACTGTAGTTGCTCCTGAAGGTGCTGGTTATCATGTCAATTATAAAGCAGGACGAAAGTTAAGAGCTATTGATGGATATATTGTTAGTTCAAGTCCTATTTGGCCTTCTGATTGGAACGGTAATGATGAAAGTGGATTCCATGCACTACCTGCTGGCTCAAGAGATTACTATGGAAATTTTAGTGGACTAAATGATTATTCATGCATATGGAGTATAACGCCTGTCGGCAAAGAAGATAATATATATTATTTTCAAATGTGGAAAGGTGAAGAGTCTGCTTCATATAGTGCATGGGGCAATAAATTAACAGGATTTTCTATCCGTCTTGTCAAGGACCTAACATAAGGCAGGCAATATATGAGCGATTTGTTGAAAGTAAAAATTGGTGGAAGTGATTATCTGTGCAAGTGGAAACCTAGTGATTTGTACCAATTTAATCTTAATTCGTTTGACTTACAAACTTTAAAGGATGGTAGGGTACAGTGGCATACATCTGGACCTTCTGTAGGATTGACAAAAGTAAACGATGCTCTTAAAATCTCATTTGTTTCAGGAACGAAACAGTATTTTGGTGTAGTTCCCAACGAAATATTCTCTGATAATAGTAAATTTTCTGTTGAGGTAGAATATAGTAGTCCAGGATATCCCTATATGAGCTATTTATGTATTTTATACGGAGTCTATATTCAAGCAGAGGGTACTAGAATGAACGGAATATGGGCGTATAATGGTAGATCTTGGAAACTGGGGCCATCATTCAGTAATGCTTCCTCTGATAAAACTAATGTGAAGTGTTTATTTGAAAGAAAGGAGAATTACTACGATATAAGAGTATTTCTCAATGAATTATATGTTGGAAACACCACTTCCTATAGTAATTATGATGGAACTGGTCTCAATGGAACTAATACTGATTATAATGGCTCATCTTCCCCTGGAATCATATATTTGCATAAATTTATAATAAGGAAAGAATCATAGTAGCATAAAGTTTTAAGGAGCGATTCAAATGTCAACCACATCTGGAAACATGCAATCATTTAAGGTCACGGACCCGAACGGCAACGTCTACGTTATGATACCTGTGGACACTGAAGCACGCCGGGAAATCGATGAAGGCAAATTTATGGATTTTGATCCAGATTATTTTACTTCCCAGTTGAGTCAGGATCAAAAAGAATTAAAAATTGGCCTGAACGGGGTACCTATCGGAGTGGAGGCACCGCTGAAGTTTGCCCAGGACAACGCACAGGGAATCGTGCTCGGGGCCGACTTGCTCCTGAACGGAGGCGCACTCACTGATGCCGCTTCCATCGACGTGCCGAACAACGCCCTCTCGACGCTGGCAACGGCCCAGTCCACCCTTACATTGAACGTCGATGTAGGAGCTAGTGAAGTACCGAACTTTGCAGTGGAAGTTATCCCGAGCGTGGACTGCACCTTGACCGTCACGAAGACGGTGGGCAGCACAACGACAACACTCAACCCCAGCATGGCTGGCGGAGACTCGCTCACCACGGGCAAGCTGTACCAGGTGACGTGCGTTGGTAGCTGCTGGACATTGGCCGAGTTCACGCAGCCCACTCCGTAGGAGGTAAAATATGATACTGACGCACGGAGCGAATAGTCTAGATAGAGGCGGTGGAGCGGCGGTTCAGGGCTGGACAAAAGAAAATGTCCCAGCTGGCGTTCAGATTACTCATGATTTTGGGGACGGGTCTGGCGCAGTTCCAGCTATACCTACCGACAGTTGCGGTGTGAGAAACGACATCGTATCAGTTACTAGGTATGATGTTCACGTCGACAGTTGCGGTGTGAGAAACGACATCGTATCAGTTACTAGGTATGATGTTCACGTCGACAGTTGCGGCGTGAGAAACGACATAATTTCAATTGAATTTATTTAAAAGGCGGTAAAAACTATGGCTAAACTAGGCGGAGCCCTTATCGGGTATGGAATCAGAAAGAAGAACGGCGAGGAAAGGAAAGTAATCTTTGACAAGCCAATCCACAATACAATCACAAAATCTTGCTTGAACAACCTTTTGAAGTTTAACGGCGGGAATGGTTTATCTTCGAATACGCAATATCCTGGACTCGATATGTGCAGTATATTTGTAAAGTCTGTCGACTTCAATGGTTCCAGCAGTAGGTATGGAGTGTTTAATTCATGTGCGCTGGGAAACGGAACCGGGGTAACGTCCGTAGATGACACGCAACTAAAAAATAAAATTGGTGATTATACAGATACGAAAAAAACAGGTAATGGCTGGTGTGGCTATTCGCTTGACTATCAAAACGCAACTATCAGATTAAGAGTTTCGCACACACACTCAATAAATGAAAATTTCACTATCAAGGAAATAGGCTGGTTTAACAGGATATACCCAGACGGCGTTTACTCCCTATCATCCAGAATTCAACTAGATAATTTCATAGATGTTGAAAGCGGAGATGAATTTTACTCAATATACGAAATTATTGTTTCATTTCAAGACGAAGAAAAAGTTCCGGAATTTTCGGGGCTGAATGTTGGCGGATACTCTGTCAACGCTTGCACGATTCCGACATACTCTAATGCATGCTGTTGTTTCCCATATATCAATACAAGTGGTACGGGATCCATTCATATTAGTAATGGTTGGCCTGTAGTGTCCCAATTCTCGTGTTGGATAGATTTTGTTTGGACTCAAGTTCAGTATAAGGTAAGAATCTTAAAAAGAAATTGGGCGAAAAACAAGCCTATCACGCAACAAGATGCAACGATTCTTAATTACGGTTTCGTATACGAAAGTGTCGTTCGCGATTATACGGAAAATTCTTTTTACCGGGATGTTGAATTCACGATACCGCAGTCCGCGCTCGGGGCAGACGTATATGGGATTGAAATTCTTGGCACCTTATACCGCTTCGGCACGTTTGACGAACAAGATAATTTTACGCCAACGCCAATAACAATAAATTCCGCGTTGAAAATTACTTGCCGCCAAAGCTGGAGCACCGACTTGCTCACACCCGCCGGGTAAACGCAAACTCGACGGATAAAATGAAAAACAAAGACTCCCCGCGAACGACGGTGGCAGCAGTTACCCGGTTCCCCGGGTGCCCTATTTCCGCATATAGGTGCCCTGTGTTGCATATGCCGCCGTGATATTGCGCATATGCAACACATGGCCAAATGTAAAGATAATTTTACCACATTTCTTACAGTTTCCCTACAAAATCCGGCAGGAAAGATGCTGTCCCAAATTGAAGGCATATGAGAGCCTGGCAGAACAAAAATTAAAAAGAACTTGAAAAATAGGCGGTCGCAATTAAGCTATATTTGAAAATGTCAGGCTGAAAGATTTTAGCTAGGAGGATTAAATGGATATACATACACAGAATCACCTGAATTATAGTGGCCGAGTCAATTTAGGAAGCTTTTATACCCCTTATAAATATGTCATGCTTGTTAAAGGATGGCTTGAAAAATACGGGCTGACGGATGGCATGACTATTTTGGATAGTTCTTGTGGCTATGGGGCTTTTTTTGAACTTCAGGACCTTTTGCCGAACAACACCTATATTGGAAACGATATCGATTCTGTGGCCGTAGGCAAGGCGTCGGAAATGTTTCCGAAGGTTCGGACTTACAACAAGAACGCCCTTTTGAATGTCTCGCGGAAGCTTTATAATATCGGTGCAAAAGACAAGCTTGTTGTGGTGGGGAATCCTCCTTATAACGATGTCACCTCCCAGATAAATCAGAAGGTTAAAACTTCTGATATGCAAATCGATGCCGATATAAAAACCAGGGATTTGGGATTGTCGTCGTTGTTGTCCTATAACAAACTTGCGGCAGATTATGTTGCTGTTTTGCATCCGCTTTCTTACCTGATAAAGAAGGCGAACTGGACGGCAGCGCGAAAGTTCTTCTTGAACTACAAGTTGCTGGAGCATGTGGTTTTTAATAGCCAGGAATTTGCAAACACTTCCAAGACGACCGGGTTCCCAGTAGTGGTCGCTTTTTACGAAAGAAACCCGTTCGAAAGCTTGAGTTACGAGGATGTCGTCCGGATGACTTTCCGTACGGTGGAAGGCAAGGAATTTTCTCTTTCGAACTGGGACTATGTGGCGGATTACATTGAAAAATATCCGCACAAGAACCGGTATGAACCCGAAATCCTCTATTATACGCTTCGCGATATCAATGCGCTGAAGCGCAGCAGGACCTTCGTTAAGGATCGTTGCTCCAATGCGGTTGATGTGGACCCGGAAAAACTTCCTTATTACTGCTATTTGGATTGCTTCAAGAAATATGCGAAAATTCCCTATTATATGGGGAATTTCGATGTTCCCTTTGACAGGAAGACTTTCCAGAGCATAGAGAAGGCTGTTGTAGCCATATCGAAATATGACCATCCGGACGTTTTTGGGGAGAGCCGCAAACCCTCTGCAAAGACAGAGCAAAAGGTAATAGACTATATTGAAGGTATCTTGAACCGATAAGCACAAGAGAGAATTGCGATTGGAATACAATCGATGAAGATTGAACTGGCAAAAAGGAGGGTCTGTTCGTTTGCCTCCGTTTTTACAAAATCCGGCGGGAAAGATGCAACCCTATCAACATCAAAATGAAGTGCACCTGAGCTCAGCTATTGTTTGCAGGAGTGTGGGGCGTGCTCGGAGCTGAAACTACGCTTATGCGCATGCAAGCTCTTCTAGGAAGTTCATCTTCTATGTGGTCACATACCGGAAGCAACTTCCATATTACGCTACTGGCTGTCGAGGCAGCCGTGTTGCTGATGTTGAACCCCATCATGTTCAGATGAAGCGCCAAGAAGTTTCCTTTCGAAGCGAACGTCTTAGTGTGAGACCAGTTTCCTAAGAAGACTCCGGTAGTACTGCCACATAGTTCATCTGGCGTCTCGTAAGTGACTCCGCCTCCATCGTATATGCTGTACTGGTCTCTCAAGAATCCGAACCTTCCTTCAACAGTTGAGTCATCTACGCTGTAGTTGTTCAATCCGATGAAGTCAATCACGATTCGACAGTAGTTGTGATTCGATGGAAGAGACGAACGATCATTCAAGTAAGACGCTATGCGCTTCACGTTGATAGTGATAGATGACGGCTGTTTGTCGTCGATCCATCCGGCTGGGTGATTCGTTCCGCCCCAGCCAGCGGCTAGCGGAGCACTGAAAGTAGCGAGGTCGTATGTGAAGTTTCCACTTCTGACGAACTTGTACACTTGTGTCGGATTCATAGGATCAGCATAAGCCCAAGGTCTGTTATTGAACCAGTGTATTTTGTCAGTTCCAGTCACCGACGAGTACAGCGCCGTATAGTCTGCTCTGGCTGTCATGTCCGGCAATAGCCAGCACTGCTGAAGCCAAGTGATTCCTTCTGGACTGACATAGTACTGCCCGTCGTCTGCGTCCATCATGTACTGGTGGCACTCGTCATATCCGGTAGAACCTACTCTGTTCATCATGATGACTGGACGATATTTTCCGACAGTAGTCCAGCTAGGAAGGCTAGTGTCCTCCACCATCTGTATGGGAATCGTATATGTTGTGTGGCCAAATATTCTGTCGTAAGTGTATGGCATAGCGTTAAGTCTTTACAAAGTATATAGTGTCTGTGTCTTGTCCGAGAGAACCGACGACTATCTTGTAGCCGCCGAGAGCGTTCTCTATACTGCTTACTCTTCCTGACAGAGACTGAAGCGATGAGTTGACACTGCTAAATGTTGACTGAATGGTTCCTCCGGAAGAGTCATAGTTCTTCGCTGTATCTGCTGTTCCGCTGATGTTCGCGGATATAGTATTCGTGGAAGGTGTGAGTTTCACACCTGAATCGTATCTAGCAGTAGTTGCAGTACCGTTAGGGTCAGTAGCTCCTGCCATCAGTAACGGATATGCAGTCGTTCCATTGTCATCTTTCGTCTGTGTGACTTTTGTATCAGCTGGAGTTTTGAATAGCACTGATGTGCCGCCAGTAGTCAGCTTGTACTGGGTATTATGCGCTAGCGAGACTACTGTACCAGAGCTACTATCGGCGGCGATAGACGTAGTGTGTGTGTGATTGGTTTCAGACAGTTTGGTCCATGTAATACCGGTAGTTGAGTTACCCACCGAAGCAACGTATGGGCTACTGCTTCCCTGCACCCAGCATGTAAGATTGTATCTATAATCGCTGGAGTTGTTGTAACGCTTGCAGACTACTTCGCATACAAAACCCTTACTACCGGATTCTGGCTTGTCCGATATATTTGCCGACCCACCATCCGTTCTAGTATAGAACCTGGCATAGTGGGTACCGGCAGCAGCCATGGCTTGTACTTGGGCCAATAATGTAGTAGTCTGTGCCTCAAGACTGGTATTAGCTATCTTGACCTTACCATCCAAAGCCGTCTTTATGCCGCCGCTAGTCACCGCCTTTGTCGAGCTTGCCGTAGGCGTAGTGTCCATCGTGGTAGCCGTGGCAGAAATCTTGCCGTTCGTTTCCGAGATGGCGGAGATGTACTTGCCATCACCACCGACAGAGTCCACGTCCAGGCCACCTATCGCGGCAGCTACCGCAGTGCCGTTCACCGGGGCGGTCCCGGTAGATGAATACGTGGACGTCACGTCGCCGTCGTGCACGAAATCGTCATTGCAAGGAGTAATGACACCATTTTCGTTCGCATACACAGGAACAGAAGTAGACCCAATTGCAGACGTGCCTTCAGTAATAGCAGCTGTACGTGGCGTATCAAGAGTAAAGCCTGTCAACGCAGATGTAAGATTTTCGTCCTTGACCTCAACACCGCTAGACAGCGTCGATTCCTGCTGTGTTATTTCCCAACCATAAGTATCATTTGCTGCTGTAGCCGTTCCTTCCGCATTCCAAAGTATGAATACATCTAGGCCATCAGCCCAATTTGACGGTCTCTTGTACGCAAGACGAACTACCCTAGAACCTCGTCTAGTACTTGTAGTAATTAGATTGATTGAAGAAGGGTTATTTTCAACTGCATTTACATTAGCAATAACAAGGTCAAAAGAGATATGCTCATTATCGCCAGTAGTACCGACAACTATATTACCAGAAATTCGTACTCTCGTTGCAGATTGTGCCGTACTGAATTTGACATTAAAGAGCCTATATCCGTAAGACGTAGTTCTATTATTACGGACTCCGAATGGATATCGTTTATTGATGTTTGCAACGGCATTGTCCAGTGCAGTCTTTATACCTCCGCTGGTCACCGCATTGGTGGAACTTGCCGTCGGAGCGGTATCCATCGTGGTAGCAGTAGCACTAATCTTGCCGTCCGTTTCGGAAATGGCGGATACGTACTTCCCAGCTCCGCCTACAGACGATACATCAAGTGCCTGGATTGCTGTCGTTATATCGCCGGCCTTTGCAAAAGATTCAAACGTGCCCTTCGGAGTCAGCGCCTGTGTCGTAGTACTGCCGTCAAACGATATGGATGCCCTGGCTACCTTGTTCGAGTCGGAACTGTCGGTAATGACGAGCTTGTCACCGGACGCTATGGCAACGTCTGTTGTCTGAAGAGCACCGGCGGAGGTAATGTTGCCATGGGTATGAGTGGAGTTAGATAACAGCGTAGTTGCAAAATCTACAACTTGCTTGTTATTTTCTACATCCGCCGTTGGCTTATCGCCTCCCCCACCTGATGTATTGTAATATGTCCATCCAGGCTTATTGTCGGGCTGATAATAGTCACCACCAATTTCACGTATACCTACTCCATGCCAGGTGTTGGAAAGGTATGCCCATAGTTCCACTGTGCTAGCCGTATTATTCGTACCATTGATGTATATAGCAAATTTAAGTTGGCTGGAATTATCTACGGTAACGATGTGGTTATATCGTCTTGCTTTTGCACCATAAGTTGAATCAAACCGAATAGTGAGCTCAAGCGTTGAACGATATGCCATATCTGTTGCTAAATAAACGACATCCCATATACCAGACAAATTGGTCCATGTCCACGTTCTTGACATGGATGCAATTTTTGCCCACCCGTTTCCGGTATTTGCCGAACGCTCGAATGTGCCGTCCATCCAGTTCAGCTTAGTTTCGAGAGCTGTTTTTACTGCGCCGCTTGTTATGGCATTGGTGCTGTTCGCTGTCGGCGTAGTATCCATCGTCGTAGCGGTAGCCGAAATCTTGCCGTCCGTCTCAGAAATCGCCGAGATGTACTTCCCGGCACCGCCCACCGAACCGACATCAAGGGCCTGTATCGCCGAAGTAATGTCTCCCGATTTTGCGAACGCCTCAAACGTTCCTTTTGGAGTCAAAGCCGTTGTCGTAGTCGAACCGTCAAATGATATAGATGCCCTAGCAACCTTGTTAGAATTATCTGCATCCGTTACGACTAACTTGTCACCGCTAGCGATAGTAATGTCGTTAGTCTGCAATGCACCACCATTTGTAATGTTACCGTGAGTATGCGATGTAGGAGTGCGGGCAGAAGTATATGGGTCCGTAGACGGCAATGCCAATGTATGAGAACCATCATACGCCTGGGCAGTAGTGGATAGCGTTAGAGTGGAATGACTATGTTTCTTACTAACTGCATCGGCAACATCAGTACCCTTAATCGTGGATGTCTGAATCTTCGCATTGTCGGCGTCACGTATGACAACATAGTCATTACCAGCAGCTGCAGCTGCTGTATCAGTAAGTGTACCACCATTAGCAATATTTCCGTGCGAATGCGACGCCGGGGTTACTCCAGAAATAGTAACTTCTTCTATACTAGTAACGTGACCTGTTGAATCAGTAGTTATCTTAGGAACTTTTGTAGCAGAGCCTTTTGATGAATACGCAGTATGTGTAGGATGCGTATATACAGTAGTATCGGTTCCATTTATCTTAATCTTTCCGTTGGTAGTAGATGCCTCAACTTTAGTAGCACCTGATGCAATTCTGTCTAATTTAGTTCTATCCGCCTTAGATAATCTAGGAACTTCCGTCAAATTAGTTCCGTCATAATAGTAGACCGGATGATATGGAACAAGGCACAGTTGATACTCAGTAGAATACGTTAAACCTAAGAATATATAGTATTTACCGCTTTCTAATGTTTGGGTAATGCATTTTGTCGTTGGTGACCAAAACCCATCTTCATCTATAGTACATTCTATATACAAGGGAGAATCAACTGAAAATGCAGTTGTATGATTATGTGAATATCTAGTATCAATGGCCGTCAATGCATTAAATGTTGCATAGGTAGAAGAAACTCTAGCATTTGCAGCTGCGGTGTTATTACCATTATAGAATAGAATAACAGGACTTAATTTAAATTTTCCAGATGTATTGATTGTCTTACTAGTTCCTGTTCCAGAACCAGAACTAATTAGCATTGAAAATTTATTATCTTTATCTAAGCAAATCAAAGAATACGGATTACATCCTGTAGAACCTGCATAAAATCTCCCGTTTTCGTGACGAAGTTGATTTACACTATTGCCAGAGTCATAGTCATTTATAACTCGCCAACAACCTGATGTGTAGTTTTGTCTTGCAGTAGCGCCAGCAGGCGGGAAGCAACTATCAACACAGCCTGAGTTAGTAATACCAGAAGCCGCACCCTCAAATACAACACAGATATATGCACCATTAGGGTATTGAGTTCCTAAACGAGATTTACCTGTATGTCTAGCAACAGGGAAGTAAGTAGTTCCATTGTCAGTTGATATGAATACACCATAATCGTGACCTGCAACAGGTATTCGTATACAAATCTTATCGCCAGCCGTTGGGGTTGCAATTCCGAGATTAAACTTCCACAAAGCAGGATAGTATAATGTAGAAGAGCCTGAACCTGAAGTTGTAGCCGCAGTACCCGTACCAGTAATAACTTGACTGATAGGCTTTTCTAATGTAAGCCTGCCTGTCATTGTATCACCAGACTTAGATACTTTTCCGTTAATTTTAGTTTCTAGTGGTGAGGACGGAACAACCTCAGAGGCTGCTATAAGATTACCATTTATCTTTTTTGTGTAAGTATCGCTCATAATATATCCACATATTTTAATAAGATTTATAAAATAAGTGTTACTATTAAAAACATAGTAACCCTATAGTTAAATAGTGGCAGTTTCAACAGTTACTACACCATAAGTAGAAGCATTCGCAACAGAGATAGAGGCTACTTTAGAAGAATTAACTACTGAAGTTCCGTTGACTTTGACATCTTGAACTGCGGAATCTGCTTTAGTGCCTTGTGCGGCAGTAGCAAAGTCAGCAGCCTTCTTTCCGCTGTCTGTCAGATTTCCGTTGGCGTCGAGTCCAGCGAAGTTTCCGTTAGTAGCGCTAGAGACTTTGTCAGCTTTGTTGCTCAGTCCCGGAACGGCTCCCCAAGATGCAGTACCTGAAGAATTGCCATATACAAGAACCTGACCACTTGAACCACCACTAGGAACGTGTTTGTTACCAGCAGATGTTGGGTGAGTGTACTTGTTGAATGTATTAGTGCCGTCTGATACAGATGTGCTAGTTACGGTGATCTCTTTCAGAGTGTCGAGCTTGCTCTTGTCAGCAGCAGTCATGAGACCGTTCGTCTCGCCCGTTTCTCCAGTAGCTACGGCGTTCGGAATCGTAACGACTCCTGAAGCTGGAGTCATAGAGCTTGCAGCGCCCTCGAGCTTGACACCTTGAATAGAGCTGTCTGCTTTTCCGAGAGAGGTCTGAACCGCCGAAGCGAGATCAGACTTAGGAATTCCTGTGCTGGGCTTCGAGTACTTTCCGTTTGCGAGATCGTAAGCCTCCTTCACGTTTTTCGGTGTAGCGGCTTTCGTGGTGCTGGTGCTGGTATGTGAGTCTTCAAGCTGTACAACGCCTTTCAGAGATGTAGAAGCTGACTGGATGTCGCTAGCTGTAGCGGAGATCTCGCCGTTTGCGTTCTGAGTGAGAGCAGTGATCGTCTTCAGCGTTCCTAGACCAGAAGCCGTGTAAGCGGTCTGCTTAGTCTTGTACCCGCTCAGATCCATAGTGGTCTCGCCGATGACCTCCCATTTGCTAGCGACTGCAGCTTCTCCATTGTTTCCTGTGTAGATCCACTCGGTGTAAGGGTCGGTAAGAGCAGACGAAGTGTCTTTAGTCAGATAGATGATCTTCGTCGACGGTTTAGCGACATCGGGCTTTCCGCTCTGATTGAGACCGACTACTTCGAAAGTGCCGGACACTAGCGATGAGATCTTCGTCGCTAACGGCGAGTCTGGAACGACTTCCGAAGCTGCTAGCGGCTTCGCATTTACTTTAGTTACGTATTCAGTAGAGGCCATATCAGCTCTTCTCCTTGTAATTTCTAATCTCGTTTGTCATCATAGACTCTTTGTTCTGCATCTCTCATGAAGATCTACTTGTAGTCTGTTGTCTCTCGTGAATAGAGCGCTAGAAGTGTAAGTGCACTCAGCGTCGGGATCGTCAGAAGGGACATCGATCGTCTCAGACAGAGACTGAAACTCCATCGCTGCTATCTCATCTCCAGAGTACCATATCTTGCTCAGCTCGAAGCAGCTCCAGTCTGATCCGTCTTCGTTAGAGACTCTCAAAGTCAGTCCATAGTCTTTAGCAATCGCCTGAGAAGCTTCTAGAAAGCTGTGATTCAAGCTATATCCAGAACCTCTCTTCTTCGCTCTGATGACCATGTATGCCGATCCGTTAGAGCTTGGCACTACGAACCGGACTGGAATCTTGTAAGTCAGCTTGTCTGGACCAGTGACTGGGAGAGCGCCGCTGTCTAGAAACGATCTAAGCTGCTTCTCAGACCAAGCGCTCGGTACTGAGTCTAGCTGGCTTATTCTTCTAGCTCTCTTAGTAGTCACCATAGTCATGCTCCATTCAAAATGCTCTTATTATTTATATTCATTAAATCTGTATAAATAACTAGTAAAAGGGTATAATTCAGCGGGACGGAAGAGAAAATGGAAGCATATCTTGTCGAAGTAGCTAAGACGAACTCGCCGACTCTGCTCATCTGCGGAGGTCTGATCGGTCTAGTATACTATCTGATCAAAGCCCAGCGTGAGAAGACGGCGGCTAAGAGGGACTCTGAGAAGAAAGACACGGATCTTCAGCTAGCGCTTCAAGCTAAGGACATCGAGAATCTGAAGGCTCAGGTCGCTATGCAGTCTAGCCGTTGGGAGACACTGCAGGATACGCTCGGCAAGATGAACGAGAACTTGGCCGCTATTCGAGAGAACATATCGAACTTAGACGCACGTATCGACAGACTAGAGAACAGGTAGTTAACAGTCTGAGAACGAAAAGTTCGTATGTAAAGAAAAAGTAATGATTTAGCGGTTTACGAATATCCAAATAAATGTCTAAATTGATAATGTAGAAGAGATCACGACCTGGTCTCTCTTTTAATTCTATAGACTAGAGGTAGACTATGAACTTAGAATCGATAAATCTGGACGAACCGTTGGACGAAGCGACGCGAACCTTCATCCGTCTGGTGTATCATGAGCAAGTCAAGGAATGGCTTAGAGAGGCGTTCCTCTATCCGATGACGCTTCTCGTCTCGTATGTCTCTATACTTCTTCTGTTCGATAAGATTTTATAAATGACTGTGTATAGAAAAATACTCTGCTAAATCATAGTGCAGTTTTCACAAATCTATCAAATAAAACTTATATTTTGAAGAACTAAGATATGGTTGAATTCGACACGATAGATACTCCGAGCTACATCCGCAGCAAGCTCAAGGACTACATTCACATGGAGCCCAGAGAGGAAGAGTCTGTGATAAGCATCATGCTGGATCCGAAGTATGAGCGTCGCATCAGAGACGCTGCGAGAAACAAGCTCGTTCAGTCTCATGCCAGGCTGATGTACAGCGTAGCGCACATGTATGCTAGAAGATACAACAAGCAGGTAGGCGATCTGTTCCAAGCAGCCTATATCGGCATGTTCAACGCGACGCTAAAGTATGATCCGAAAAGAGGAGTCAAGTTCACGTCGTTCGCCATCTGGTGGATCACTCAGAAGATACAAGAAGAGATCTATGTAGAGAACTGCAAAGTCCACTGTCCCATGTACAGCAAAGCTGAAGCTGAGCGACACAAAGACTCGTCTAATCTAGACCTCGAAGACAGCTCTGGTCGAAAGTTCCTTCACGCTATGCCGATAGTCATATCGACAGAGACTCCGCTATACAACGGAGATAGCGCTATTGAAGAGGGTCAGCTTACGCTAATAGACTCGATCAAGTCGATCGACAATGGAATAGACCATCTGTTCACTGAAGAAGAAGACCGTAAGCTGGGAATACTGCTGAAGGGTATTCTAGAAAGCAAAGAGTACTCTATGATCAAAGACAGCTACTATTACGGGCTGACTCAGAATCAGATCGGCGAGAAGCACGGCCTGTCTGGAGAGCGCATCAGACAGAAGAAGGGAAGAGCGCAAGTCATCGCTAGAAACGCTCTTAGAAAGCTGATGAAGGAACACAAGTTCGCTTACACGAACGATGCGAAAGAGTGCAGCATAGCTAAAGTTTTCGAGGTATAAATGTATAGTGGAAAAATTTCAGAGAAAGGAGAAAGAACTGATATGATGAAGATGTTTACAGTAGTCAGAATCTTTCTAGAGAGATACTTCAGCGGCGCTAAGAACGGACGATTCTATCGACCCGAGTTCGCAGACAGCATGCTGTCTGTCTGGTATGGACTCAGCGAGGGCGAGAGAACGCTAGTTCTGAACTACGCGAGAAGAGACGATCTGATCAGCTTAGAGAATCTTCTGAGAAGAATCGACGAAGAGGACAAAGCGAAAGAAGAGAAAGATTCTGAGCAAGAATAAACTTAAATTTTGAAAAACTAGAGGAGATCTGCTATGAAGTCACTAATCGACAGACAAGAGATCAAGAAAGGGCTAGAAGATCCTAATGTGGACACTAGCGACTACAAGAGAGCTAAGAAGAGGTTCGATGAAGCTAAGGCGAACTATCGTTCGGAGAAACAGTCTTACAACAGGTTCATCCGATACAAGATGAACCGAATGAACGTGAATACGATTGGGATGCTCAGCAAGCTGTATAAGTCACTGAAGAAAGCTAGAGACAGATACTGCGAAGCTAAGGTGAATCTGAACACGCTGACGATCACTACATTCTCAGAGAAGATCGATCTCGAAATGTCGATCAAATCGGCAAAGAACCTGTCCATCATGCTGTCGAAGATCGCAGATGACGATACGTTCGAAGAAGATGACGTCATCTCTGTATCGCTGTTCAAGAACAGTGAAGGGAGGGTTCTGTAGTGGATAAGTTCGAAATCTTGTCTGGAGAAGTAGCTAGCGTCACTGTTCTCATCAAAGTGTTCGATGAAGCTTGCCGTCCTACCGTCAACGAGAAAGGGGACTGGATCGATCTGAGAGCAGCTGAAGACGTATTCATGGGAATGGGAGAATTCCGTCTCGTTCCGCTCGGCGTAGCTATGAAGCTGCCAGAGGGCTACGAAGCGCACATCGCTCCTCGCTCTTCGACATTCAAGAACTACGGAATCATCATGACCAACTCGGTCGGGATAGTAGACAACAGCTACTGTGGACCTAACGACATGTGGAAGTTCCCTGCCCTGAAGATGGGATCTGGACAGAATGGTCCGCTCATCAAGAAGGGCGAGAGAATCTGTCAGTTCCGCATCGTCAAGAAGCAGCCCTCGATTCAGTTCGAAGACAGCACACTGCAATATCAGGAAGATCGTGGCGGATTCGGAAGCACGGGGGTCAAGTGATGGCTATTCAAGAGATGAACAACAATGAATTCCACGGGGTATGCACTGAAGAGGGAATCAATGGAATGACCGTTGAAGTTCTGAAGTACCCCACTTCGATGGACTGGCAGTGGGTCAAGTTCCTTGCTCTCAACACTGTCGGCAAGAACTACATTCTCGATGACGGAAAGCCTCTCAGTGATGAGCTAAAAGTCAAATATCTTACTTCAGAGCACTCGCCTATCCGCTACCTCCAGTTCATTATTCGTATGCATATCCCGTACTGCGACTCTGTATGCTTCTGTCGTCATCACACTGGCGTAGAGCATTACGTCCAGTCGCAGCGCAACGATAGGCAGGACAAATATGACCGCTATCAGGAACCGCAGGGTCACTATGTCACCCACGTTATGGTCGTGAACGCTCAAGAGCTCATGTTCATGGCGAGAAAGAGACTCTGTCGCATGGCTTCTAAGAACTGTCAGAAGATCATGATGATGATACGCATGGCTGTTCTAAGCCATAACCCAGAGTTCGAGACAGTGCTTGTTCCAAACTGCGAATATCTTCACAAGTGTCCAGAGTTCAAGAGCTGTGGATATTGGCACACCAGAGAAGTTCTAGCAGCTGCTGAACGCGCTTCAAAGATCGGAGAAGATAAATAGATCGTATGATGGTACTATTCACTTCTTTGGGATTCTTGTCAGCGATATGCTTCGGACTATGCACACTACCCCAGATACTCAGAGTTAGAAAGAGAAAGAGCACAGCAGATATCAGCATGCTCTTTATTTTGATGTCACTTGTAGGAAATCTGAGTGCAGCTTCATATATCATATACTCGAACATTCAAGCTGACTTTTATCAATGGCCTCAATATCTCAACTACTCGGTCGCTACGACTCTAGTCATCATTCTGCTGTCGTTGAAGATCAAGTATGATCGAGAGATTCTCATTCAGCAGTTCAGAAGGACTATATCTAATACGAAAGCGAGGCTATATAAGCGGCTGTTCGTTCATCAGCAGGACTTGGAAGAGCGCATAGCTCTGATCGTCATCTTCATGGCTTTCATATTCTCTATGATAATTCTATTTGGCTTCATAGATAAATAAAGAGAGGTATGACATGAAGGGAAGATGGAACTACTATCACAATTTTGACTATGGCAGCGATTGGCACCGAGGAAACAGAGGCGACCACGTCTCTGGTTGCGTAGATCCGAGCTCTTATGTGAGCGCATTTGACGTCCACAACAAGGCCATACGCAAGCTATCTCCGCTGTTCACTCGGTTGACTGATAGGCTCATCAAGCTTCCTGGAGTAGAATCGTTTAGCGAGGGAAACCGCCTTCTGAAGTGCAAACAGGACGATGGGTCTTTCAAGTACTTGAAGATCTTGGGATCTCTACAAGATGACTACGATCCATCAGAGAACGTCACTAACTTGATCGACGGATATGGCGCAATTCTAGGAAATGATGAGTCTGTATGGGAACATCAACTTGCCGATCACAGCAAGGGCAAAGGTCTGATTCCTCTATACATCATGCCTGATGAACTGTCAGACGGCTCGATGAGAGAATTCCACAGCAGGTGCAAAGAAGCTCTGACTTATGACAATGTGATCTTGAGCAATCCTGCAGTGAAGGACGTCCTCAAAGACTTCTTGAACAAGGAAGCATTCAACAAGTTCTATCACATACACGAAGAGAAACCCAATGAAGTACATCAAGAGGTCGATGTCACATCTCGTGGTAAAGCTCTTGTTCGAGACTTCTGGAAAGCTCAGAAGGCTGTAAAGCAACACGAGGTCAATCCATTGTCTTTCTCTGATATTGAAGACTTAAAGAGTTTCATTGACACTGATGAGGGCTACACAGCATTCGGAAAATACTACAACTACGCTAAGAAGCTAGTCGGATCTTGGCTCGGCGAGTCTATGACTCTGAAAGATTCTCTTAAGCTTCTGCGTGAGAGCGGTTTTGAGGTTTATAGATGACAGACAAGAAATTGACTTCTAACTTTAAGCTTTCGGAGTTCACTAAGAGTTATCCGACTGCTTATCAACTATCGCTGTTGAAGATCTTAGCGAACGAGCTTCAGATCGTCAGGGATGAGCTTCAGGCATATAAGTCTGGCATGAAGCCAGTCTCGATGGTTATCACGTCTGGTGTGAGAACTAAAGCTGACATCGATCGCTTGAAGAAAGAGGGCTACAATCCCGCTGAGAATTCAGATCATCTGTGTGGCGTTCAGATCAATGGCATTCCAACGATAGGCGCAGCAGATATTCAATTCTATAACTGCTCACTGAGCACGAAGAAGATCGCACTGTTCATCAAGGAGCTCGTTCTGGGCTACAAAGTGAACTTCGGTCAGGTGATCTATGAGAAGAACCCTAAGACTGGTTCTGAGTGGATTCATCTCGGAAACGATCCAGAGCTCATATTCAAGCCCGGAATTGAAGTCAAGAGAACCAAGTTTTTGATGAGCACAGACAACGGAAAGACGTATAAGACACTAAAATGATCATGTTCTATATCGTCATAGGAGTAGTAGTTCTATATCTCTGTCTATTGATCGCTTGCATTATAAAGTGTGTCAAGAGGTCTGACAAGCAGTTCAGGATAGTCGATTCGATTTTTGATGAGGACGAACACAATGGCTAAGTTAGCAATCTCAATCTCTGGCGGCGGTGCGCTTGGTTGCGGACCGCTTCAGTTCATGTGCAGGTTGGAATCCGATCTAGGAAAGAAGCTCACAGATCAGAGCGTGGCTTTCGCTGGAACTTCAACTGGCGCTATCATCGCAGCATGTCTAGCAGAGTGTATGTCTGCTCACGACATCTTCGATCTGTACAAGAACAACTTGAAGAAGATCTTCACGAAGTACCCGTGGTACAAGAGAATCGAGCCTAAGTGTCCGACTTACGACAACTCGACTCTGAAGGATCTGCTCAAGAAGAATCTCGACGGCAACATCATGGATTGGAAAAAGCCTATCTTCATTCCTACGACTGCTATGAACGGCAAATCTCGTGAGAAGGTATGGGATCTTGGTGATCCTAAGGTAGAGAAGTGGTTCGCTGTTCTGACGAGCGCTGCTGCACCACGATACTTCGACGTGATCGACAGAGACGGCATCTCATACTGCGATGGCGGTATGTGGGCTAACGATCCAGTATCTTGTCTACAGTCTGGTTTGAAGAACATGTGCTTCAACAAGAAGTACAAGATTCTCACGTTCGCTACCTGCATGATGACTCCAAATACCTCGAGAGGCAACAAGACCATGTTGGGTTGGGGCGAGTACATCTTAGAGGACTGGGTCGCTACGACTGGTAACGCTAACTTCTTTGAAGCGAGAGCGAACGTGGGCTACAACAACATCTTCCGTGCTTCTCCTGAGCATCCGACAAAGATCAAGATGGACAAGACAGACGACGATACGATCAATCATGTCATCGAAGTCTGGGATAAATACTACGACTCGGTCCGAGACCAGGTTGTGAAGTTTGTAAAGGAGTAAAGATGGAAAAGTATAGAATCATCAAGACTGGTTTGAAGACTCAGAAAGAGTGCGACATCATAGACGGAGTCTTCGGACAGCTCTCTGACGGCATGTGGGAGAACAGCCGAGCTGCTGAGGGATATTGGCCCTATATCGCCGCTGATCTCAGGAACGGTGAAGTCGTGTTGACTGTTTCTAATTCTTATAGATACGATGGGAGACCCACTAATAAGCTGCTTGATATGTCCGATGACGATGTCAAGAAGTGGCTCGCTAAGAAGATCAAGCAGGTCATCAAAGAAGAGGGTCTAGACTGGAAGAGAGACAACTCTGATGAGACCGACTATCTCGACACAGCGTGGAGAAAGAGTAAGCAGCCTTCCTCTGTAGCTGACTGCTACTACGTCTATGAAGTTCTCAAGGGCAGAAACGTCGCTAAGCATCCTGAGTACGCAAAGCAGATGAGCATCTCCGATGCTCTGAAGACTCTGGATGACGCTAAGATCAAGTATGTGCAACAGGAAGATGAGCCTTGGGAATCTGATCTAGACGAATCGGCTATCTCATGGCCTCTGCTATCTGAAGCTGTGCTGACTCCTGAGCAGAAAGAAGCGAGAAGGAGACGTGCAAAAGCACGTCGAGAGAGGGCGAAGAGAGAAAATCAGCCATACTACGTCAAGATCTTCCAGAAGTCAGGAAATGTTGGTGGAGGTTGGTGGGTAGAAAAGCCAGGGAAGCCTGAGTATCAAGCATACAAGGACCTCGCGACCCTCAAGAAGTACTTCGGATCCGACACAGAAGCTCTGATAAACGGCGCCAGACTAGACTATGAAGATGGCGAAGCTGGTGGACCTGGCTGGAAGATGAGACTCTGCGATCTGCCAGAGATCCCTGAAGATGTTCTTGAGAAACTCAACAGGGATCTAGCGAAAGGCGTCTCTATGAGCCACCACTCTCATGAGTGGTAGTTAGGCGTTAGGATCGATCAATCTTTTCTCGAAATACTCAGGCAGGTATTTCGAGAATTTTTTGTGTTGGAAACTGAATGACGCATCGAGGACGAAAGTCTCTGCGTAGTCTTCGTGGCTTCTCACGGAACGGCCACTAGCCTGAAGCAGTTTCTGCCACATCTTGTTCGAGTACCATAGCGGCACTTCCTCGGACAGCGTCTTAGTTCTGAGGTTGCCAAGAGATTCCCACGGAAGCTTTACGATGATCTGGAATGTAGACAGGTCGTCATGCAGGTCGATTCCCTCTGTCATTGAAGACGACACGAGAACAGAGTCCTTGCTGACATAGTGCTCTTCCAGAATATCTTCGTTTCTCACTTCGTCAAGGCGCACCAGAATGCGTGAGTCGTGAAGATGCTCCTTGATGTATTTCGAGATCTTCATGTTTCCCGTATGGATGATGCCACGCTGTCCCTTGTGCTGGTCCATGATGTATTTGACGGACTTCACTATGTTCGCCATGTTCGACTCATCCTGCAGATCCTTGTAGTTGGTGTTGCAGTTGCCGAGCACTACGATTGGAGCTTTTCTCGGATCGAAAGTCGATTCGACATCTACGAAGCAGCACTGGTCTGGACGGATGCCTAGGCTGTTAGCGAAGTTAGAGAGATTCAGAATGGTAGCAGACATGAAGATGATCTTGTCGGCGAGGCCATCGAAATACTTCTTGAAGATCCAGTCCACGTTCACAGGAACGATGTCTAGACGGCGTTCTTTCTTGTCCCAGTTGTAGACCCAAGAGTCCGTCTCGTCGCTGTTCTTGTATGCGTCGATCTTTGCGATCGTTTCCAGAATCTCACGCTTGTGCTTGTACTTAGACTTGCGTGGATCTGCCGCATCTTCCATCGCTTTCTTTACCTTGCTGTCAACGACTCTCTTTTGCTGCTCAGCTTCGTACTCGATCAACTCTTTTGCGATACTCTGTGCTAGGTTCTGGCAGATGTTGATGTATTTCTCCATCTTGGCAGTCGGCTTAGAGGAGGACTCGAAGTCACAGTGCTTGATGTAGTGGAGATCTTCACTGCTCAATCTCTTCTCGGCTTCGAAAGCCTTGATCATCTTGTCGGCGCTGAAGCTGATCGTTCCGACGTCCACGAGGAAATCTTCGAGTAGATGTGCTTCGTCGATTATCATCACGTCTCGCTTGACCTGCTCTCCCTTCGGCGCAACAGCCGATCTCATGATGGAAGTGTTAGCGAGGAAGACCTTAGAGTCGAACGCCTTCTTTAGCGTGTTGTAGTACGGGCACATGTCGTTGATCTTGCAATAGCGCTTGATGCCGATAGAAGTAGAGTCAGAACCCTGACAAGGTCCTTTGTCGCACTTGACATTGTCGTTCACTACGCAGTCGTAGTTCTGCATGCCCTTTAGCATCTGGATAGGAAATCTGTCTTTGAAGTCTCTCCAGTACTGATCCTGCAGAGCTTTGTTGGTCACTACTATGTAGCTGGAGTTAGCTAGCATCGACTCATAGATTGCGATACCCGACTTTCCAGAGCCCGTGGGCATCTGAGCTACAATATACTTCTTGTCTGTTCCAGCTACAGCGTCTAGGAATTTCTGCTGCTCTGGACGAATCTTCTCATAAGGGAATTGAAAGTTCATGTAAGTCAATATAGAAAATTTTGTCAAAAACTAAACAGAAATTTGACAAAATGACTATATTTATTCTAACAACATAGGAAACGATCCATGAAAGAACGAAAAAGAGTGCTGCTTGTCGACATGGCGAACATGGCGATACGGACAGGCTGCAAGTGCTATAGAGACGATCCGACTGACACTACATACAACAACTGGAAGTGCGAAATTCTAGAGAATCTCGCTAGTCTTGTTCAGAAGACCGAGTCTACTTCAGTGATTCTATGTCTAGAAGGAAAGAAGAACTGGAGATATGAGATTTTCGACGCTTACAAGGCTCATCGAAAAGAAGAGAAAGCTAAATCTAAGCTCGACTTCGACACGTTCTATCCGATGGCAGACGAGTTCTGCGAGAAACTCCGTCAGTACATTCCGAACATCTATCAGCTCAAGGTTGAAGGAACAGAAGGAGACGATCTCATCGCTATCTTGACGAAGAATCTCACTCCAAAGTATGAAGTGATCTGCGTATCGACAGACCGAGACTTCTATCAGCTTCTGAAGTATAACGGCTACAAGCAGTATCATCCGATCAAGCGGCAATATGTCCACGTCGTAAATCCGGAACGCTACCTTCTCGAAAAAGTAGTAGTTGGAGACAAGGGAGACGGGATTCCTCACATCAAGTCGAGAGTCTCAGTGAAGACGGCAGCTGATATAGTAGAGAACGGTCTCGAAGAGTGGCTGAGTGAACAGACGGATGAGGTGAGAGCGAACTTCGAGCGCAACAAGAAGCTGATCGACTTCGACTGCATTCCGATACATGTTCAGTTGAAGGTGATGGAAGAGTTCAAGAAGCTCAGATTCAGCAGCATGAGCATGCGAGACATGTCCTCGTTTCTGATCGCTGCTGGACTGGGCAATCAGTTCGACAAGATTCCAGAATACGCTAACACTTTCATCAGACTTGAGAGAATCGATGTGTAACAATCCCAAGAAATTCAACCGCTTCTATGTCGATGTGCTCAACTCGCTAAAGAAGTACTCGACCTGCTCAAGACTCCAAGTCGCAGCGATCTTGGTGAAGGATTCTAGAATTCTCAGCTCTGGCTACAACGGCGTCGCTAAGGGCTGCACCGAGTGCAACAAGATCTACAAGAGAACTCCTGACGGCAAGATCACTTGGAACAGCGCTCTAACGCGTCAGACCAGGTTCTTGACAGAGGAAGAGTATCGCAAAGAGCATCATGAGTTCGCAGACAAGTACGAGATTCACGCAGAGATGAACTGCTTGGGCTTCGCACTGAAGAACAACACGGACATCACGGGAGCACAGCTCTATCTGACTACTAGTCCTTGTCTGAACTGCTGCAAGCTCATTCTCACTTCTGGGATCAAGGAAGTGTACTACATCGAGGAGTATGATGATCGAAAAGGCATCGAGTATCTGCTTCAAAATGGTGTAATTTGCGAGAAAATCGAGCTTTAGCATGACTGATTTTGGAACAGAAGAAATTGATGTTCTCACAGATATTGGTTGGAAACCAATAAAAATGATATCAGTTAATGATAAAGTGTGGACATTAGATTTATCTTCTAGAAAAGCGAATTTAGAGTTAGTAAAAAGTATAAAGAGCATCAAAGTAGAACCGATTTTTCGTATAAGCGGAAAGAATATATTTGGTGAATTTCCGGATAATAATAAGATCTTAATAGAGGATAGATATGGTAAATTAGAAATCGTCCATATTTCTGATATCTTTAACAACAGAATAAGATATTCTCATAGTAGCATTCCGAAAATAATCGATATACAAGATTCCAGCAGCAATGATGAGACTTTTATTATACCTGGGGTAATTCCAAAACGCAGATATAAAAATAAGGTCGATACAACTGAAGATCTTATATTTGATAGAGAACTGCTATGTAAAATTTTAGGACTATGGCTTGCAGAAGGTGGAATTTGGGGTTCTAATAGGAAAGAATTTAGACCTAGACGTATAGTTATAACACAATCAATTGAAGCAAATTCTGAGAAATGCAAGCAAATAGATGATTTATGGGACGAAATTCCTAAAGATATAGTTACTAGCAGAAGAATATATAGGAGGAAAAAGCTATGGTATATACACGATGCACGCTTAGTACACTATTTCCATTCTATGGGTAATATTTATACCAAGAAAATTCCAAATGCTATCTTTGATTTCAATAAAAAGGATTTAGAGCAACTTTTATTCTGGTTTGCTTTAGGAGACGGACGATCTTCCAAACACAGGAAAAAGTATAATAATATAATTCTAGACAATTATAAAGATATATTTTCAGTATCGAGAGAACTAACTGAAGGGCTATCGTATATTGCTTTAAAATGTGGAATTGGTATTTCTAATTATCGAAAGATAACTGAGAAAGACTATATGTTCGCAAGTCATCTAATAAAAGCTGAAGATCGAAAGCCTTTAAATTTCGTATCTCTGAACGCGAATAAGAATATTTCGCTGAAATACGGCAATCTAAATATAGAAAGAGACAAAAAGACTATAGAATACATTAAGCTAGAAACAAACAGCCCTGTAATTTATATTAGAAGTAAAGGCAAAAGCTACTGGACTGTAGATTAAATCATACACATAGCTTCATAGATATAAATAAAAAGAAAAATATCTATGGAGTCATAATCATGGCTGAATACAAGAAACTTCTGAATGAATCATTTATCAATGATGTAACAACATCTAATGGAGAAGACGGAAAAACCCTATATATTGAGGGCGTTTTCATGGGCGCAGAAAAACGCAATAGAAACGGCCGTATATATCCAAAAGCGTTGATGGAACGTGAAGTAAACCGCTTCAACGAATATATTAAGAACAATGAGGCTTTGGGTGAGCTTGAACATCCAGCTGAACGAGCTAAAGTTGATCCACGTGAAGCTGCTATCAAGATTGTTAGCCTACGTATGGATGAGAACTTTGCTCTAGGCAAGGCTAAGGTTCTAGACTACATGCCTAACGGAAAGATGCTTGCTGGACTTCTTCAGGATGTTAGAATGGGCGTTTCTTCGAGAGGAGTTGGAGATGTCAATGAGTCTACAGGTATTGTCGAATCGAATTTTCAGCTCATCACTATCGACAGCGTATTAGGTCCCTCTTGTCCAGATTCCTACGTTAATGCTGTTCGTGAGTCCTATGAGTGGGTCTTGAACGAGTCTACAGGTCTCTACATCGAGAAGCGCATTCAACATACACCTGAAGAAGCCATCGCTACACTAGAACCCGCTAAGGAAGCTTTCGAGAAGAAGCTAGACAAGCATGGATCTAAGGCTGTCGCCGAGGCGTTCAAGGAATTCTTCGAAGTCTATCGACACATCTAATTTTTCAGAAAAATCTAAAATCCTGGGTTTAGAAATACTCAGGATTTTCTTAAATTTGAAATATCAAAGAGGAAATCGTGAACTACAAGAAACTAAAGGCTACCGTCACCGATGAAGTCAAGAAGCGTATCTTAAATGCTTCTCTCGATTTTGTCAACACGTTCCGTTTCCATGACAGTGATGATCCGACAGAAGTGATCACAGAGTTCGACAACAACTACAACAATGCAGCATATTCAGTTATCCGTGCTGTGCTTGAGGGTGTAAGAGACGGAATCAATCAGGCTGGCGACACTGCATTCAACAAGTGCATCTCTAAGGCTGTTGCAAACGGAGACCTTTCAGAAGAACGCGCTGACATCGTTTCGAACGAGTACAACAGCTACGAGAGCATGGAACTAAACGGCATTGTCGACAACTACTTTAACCAATAACAATCATAGGACTGAATAATGAAAATCGATCAGGCACTACAGATCATCGAATCTAGCAACCTCAAGGCAACTAAGTCTCAAGAGCAGATCGCACGTCGTCGCTGGAGAGCTAAAGTCCGCAGAGCTCAGAAGAAGACTCCCGAGCTCATGGCTAAGCTCGACAAGATGTATGATCGAGTCATCGACTTTGATCGTGATCTCGAAGCACCTTGGATAAGTCGTGCTCTTGCTAACGAAGACTACAAGTCCGTTAAGGAAGAGAAAGAACGAATCAACAAGCTCTACAAGAAGGAAGTAGCAGAGCCGTTCGACAAGATGGCTGACGATCTCTATCGTGCTATCGATCACGACAAGAACTCTGAGCTGTTCAAGCTTCTCTCGAAGATGTGCAGAAAGCTAGAAGGAATCCAGTTCTTCCACAGCGGCGCTTGTCCAGAGACAGATGAGATGAGAAGAATCAACGACGTGTAATTTTCGTATATTTTAATAGATGAACCGAATTTTTGACTTTCTAAATAAGATACTTGAAGCAGACCCGATAGATGTAATCGTCTGGTTCTTTATGTTCTTGGCAACGATAGGCATATTCGGTATGGGACTGAAGATGTTCATTACAGCGATCTGGGGTAACTGATGGATACGGCTAGAGAAGAATATGAAGTAATGAAGCAGCTCTTCATTAGGATGAGCAACGACTACAAGTGGGATCTGACGGTCAACGAGAGCAACAAGACGCTAATGTTGAAACTGATCGATGGAGATCACGTCATGACGTTCTCTTATGTCTTCGGAAACTCTAAGATCTTTGTTGTGGATGAATGGGACGCTATGTCAACTTTGAACACAACTAACTTACAGTATCTTCCAACTGACATAACATTCCGTGTATCGAAGTGGAAGAAGATGATCTCGGAGCGAACATGACCCTTGACGTATTTGCGCTATGGAAGTTCAAGCGTTTCGAAGGAAGACTCAAGGGATTCCATGCGTCAGACATGTTTGTGACAAAGATCGAGCATGGTCTCGAGGAGTATGAGCTGACTTATGACATCAAGACAAACACGGCTACGCTGAGAGACAACTTCAGCGAGAAGATCATCTTTGAATGTCATTTCAGAGAGCTAGAGATAAGACTGAGAGAGCTAGGTCTGATGGAAGAGAGGACCGAGAATAGACATTCTTCCGCAGATGTGCCTCTTGAAGTTAAATTGTAAATCTTTCTTAACAATATCAATTATTTAGAATTTTATGAAAAATTCTTATATTGTATGTGTAAAATACATGGAGTAACTTATGAAGAGATTTGCCGAATTTCTAACTGAATCAGAGTTGCTTACCGAGATGGCTAGAGTCGGATTTCTAGACGAACTGGAAATTTGTGTCTATACTGATGATCCAGGAAATGTTCCTCACGTACACATAAGAGATGTAGCTACTAGAGGAAAATTATTTGATGCATGTGTGAAACTGGAATATCCTGAATACTTCGATCATGGCTGCCATACTGACACTTTAAATTCTAAACAAAAACGAGAATTAGATAAGTTTATGAATTCTGCTCCAGCAAAAGGTGTATTTAAAACGAATTATGAAAAAGCCGTATATATGTGGAATGACAATAACTCTAGTAAGGACGTAGAACTAGAGTATTATGACGACGGCAGAGTGATAGTTCCAGACTACACTACTCTTCACTGATATAATTAACTAAACAAGGACCTAAAACTATGTTGAAGAGAACTAGACAAACATTCATCACCTCCGACACTCATTTCGGACATTCAAACATCATCAAGTACTGCAAGAGACCGTATAAGGTCGAGGGCGGAAACCGAAATCCCGCTAACATTCCAGAAGTCCAGCGCATGAACGAGGATATCCTCAAGCTGTTCGACAGACTTCCCGCTGACTGCGACATCTGGCATCTTGGTGACTTCTGGTTCCCTGGTGGAAATCCGAAAGTATTTTCTAGCGACGAACTAGTTCTCAACATTGATAGCGCAGTGAAGCGCATCAAGCAGAATGGACGCAGGATCTTCCTAGTTCTCGGCAATCACGACAACGGCCGACTGAACAACATGTCTTCTGTCGACTACTATCGTGATCGCGGCTTCGACAAGGTCTATGACAGCCCTGTCATCTTGGAAGACAAGTGGATCTTGTCACATGAACCGGTATGGATCGAACCGTCTTCTCACTTCGTCAACCTCTACGGCCACACTCATGATCTGGTCATTCCGGAAGACTACTTCTGCTACGATCAGGAGAACTACGCCCAGCAAGTTCGTGAAGTTATTGTACCCGAACTGAAGTGGCCTGAAAGAAAGATAAATTTAGACAACTATAGGAACGTGTGCCTTGACCACTGGCACGGAATTCCTGAATGGAAAGGAGATACACTACATGTCAACGAACAACACAAAATCTGGTAGCGCAAGCACTGGCATCGGCCTCGTAGGTCTTTGGACAATCCTCGCTACTGTCTTCCACTTCGCGGGCTTTGGCGCCTTCGCTGAATGGCCAGTCATCGCATGGCCGTGGCACTGGTCTTGCTTCTGCATCGCTATTTGGTGGAGCGCAATCATAGCTCTGGTAATCTCGGTCATTGCGCTATACTACATCATCAAGGTCCTGCGTGAGAAAAAGAAGTCCGAAGTGGCAAAGAAGGAGCTAGACGTCGCAAAGCTCGCGGCTATGGGCCGTTTCGATGAAGCTCGTTCATTAGCTAAGGCTAATTGGCCGAATGGCGTTCCTGAAAGAGTCATGAAGCATATCGAAGATCTCGAGGAGAGAAGCAAGAATGAAAGTAACGCTTCCTGATCTGACCACGATCGACTGCACAGTGGATGAGTATGAAGAGCTCATCGCACGAGGGCTAATCGGAAAGAAGCTTGATGAGTTGAAGGTCGATCTTGGCTTAGGTGAAGACAAGAAGATAACGCTTCCCAGAGCTCCTAAGTACCCTCCAAAATGGGACCAAGTCGTAGCTCTCTATGGCTGTGATGTTGCTCAGAAGCCATACAGCGGCAGCATAGATGTCAAGTTCGAACACAACTCATACACGACAACAGATGGAGTTCAGAAGTTGAATTCCGTCGTGATCAACGATACGAGCAATACAGACGAGTAGTGATAGATGGAAGAATATATAAGTTCAGCTGAAGAGAGACCGCATATGACTAAGTACAGTTGGAGGGATCTGTGTCTCATGCTAGTCCGAGCGATCGAGAAAAAGAATGGACCGGTACTCACGATAAGAGTTCCGATCTTGGGATGCATGACGGCAGCATTTATGTCGCACTTCTCTGGAAACGGGATCTGCTGGAACATTCTGCACTTCTTCTGCTCGTGGTTCTATGTGTCTTACAAGACTATCGAGTATCTGACTACCCACTTTTCTTGAGAATCTCTATTTAGATTTCTCTAGAAATTACTTATTTTAACTAATATAAGTAGGTATCTATATGAAGTCATTTAAAGAATACATAAATGAGTCTGAGCTGTTAGTCGAGATGGCACGTGTAAATGTACGTGAGGTTGACGGGTCAATGCCGACTAACAAATACGACGTTAGGATATGGTCTAATGATCATCAACCACCTCACATTCACGTTACCTCTCCTGACAGAAAAAACGCTGACTATGAAGCCATTTTCGAGATCGAGACCGGTAATCTCATTAAGGTCCTATTCTCTAAAAAGAATGGTGTAAGCTTTGATAATTTAGAGAAATTAGTTAAACAGTGGTTGAATGAGAAAAGTTCTCAAGTTAAAGATAAGACTAATAGAGAAATGTCTATGATCGCATGGGAACAGAACAATGAACAGTAGGCTAGTCGTATTCAGAGGGATTCCTGGGTCAGGAAAGAGCACAATGGCTAAGAGGATGAGAGACAGTCTCATCGAACTCGGCTACACTGTCGGCTACTACGAGGCTGATATGTACTGGATGACTGAAACTGGAGAGTATCTGTTCGATCCGAAAAGACTATCAGACGCTCACGCTTGGTGCAGAAGCAAGGTACGAGAAGCCCTTCACAACTGCGACGTCGTTATTGTCGCGAACACTAACCTCACAAAGAAGGAAATGGATCTATGGCAGCAGATCGCCTTATCGGAGCATGTCAAGCTGGAGGTCTTCCACTTGAAGACAGAGTATGGGAACATTCACAACGTTCCAGCGGAGACTATCGAGAAGATGAAGAATAGAGAGATAGACTGGCCAGGAGAGATAGTCATAAATGAGGCTAGTCAAGAGGGATATGATGAATAAGATGTATGTGAAGCCAGAGATGAGAATCGTCGAGGGTGAGCCTCAATATCTTCTTGCTGCTTCTGGCGAAGAAGATGATCCGTGGTGGGTTCCGCCAGAAGAGAAAGAGGGCTGTGATACTCCGTGGTGGTGCCCGTAATGAGTGACTCCATGATGTCTGTCTTTCCAGCAGAAGAGCTCAAGCGGATGATCATGCACGTAGATCGATTCGACACGGACGTGGTCACCGACGAGAAGCTCAATGTGATAAAGGCAGAAGAGAAAGTGGAAGAGATCACTGAACAGATCATCACCGAGAACTTATAAGAGACAACTATGAAAAGACGAATCATGCTCGACATGGACGGAGTGCTTTGTGACTTCGACTGGCAAGTGAAAAACTTTCACGCTATCAAAGATAACGGAAAGTGCGACTGGAAGCTGATGGACAAGATAGGACCGCAGTTCTGGTCGAACATGAAGTGGAACGAAGAGGGACACAAGCTCTACAACGCTCTTATCGAACTCGTAAAGAAGAACCCTGACTTAGAGCTGGGCATCGCATCTGCTATCTTCCTGCACAACGGCAAGAAGGGTAAGCGCGAGTGGATAGCTGCTAACTGTCCAGAGATCCAGATGCAGAACATCGAGATCATAAACAAGGGAATCGACAAATGGCACTTCCTCCAAGAGTCCGACATCCTGATCGATGACAACAAGGACAACGTAGATCTGCACGTCAAGGCGCATCCAGACTCTCGAGGCATCGTGTTCACGGACTCTAAATCTGCACTGTTCAGACTGGATATGATCCTCGCCGATGACAGAGAATTCGACAAATTGTGCGAAGATCACGACAAAATGCTAGAAAATTCTTAGTTTCTCTATTTACAAATAGGACGAAAATGTCTATATTGTAGATGTAACTTCAACAAGGACCACTATTATGAAAACTCCGATGTTCGCATTTCTCTTAAGGGAACACCTCAAGATCAGCATCGATCGTGCGAATAAGCTAGCTTCTGTATTGACAGAAGAGACTCTACGCTGTATGCAGTATGAGCTCGAGGAACAGAAGGCGTTCTTTCTCCAACGCGAAAAGGACTTGCAGGCTCGCTACGACGCTCTGAAGAACGAGTCTCTGAACGACATGATCAAGCGTATCGCTGCTGAAGTAGTCGACAAAGAGATCAAACAGAACTTGTCGATTGAACCGAACCCGGATCCCTACTCACACTCTACCACTCCGGTTCTTGAGTGGAAAGGCGAGGAAATAGCATGAACGAATTAACTCTTGAAAAGTGCTTAGAATATGCAGATCTCGGATGGCTAGACAAGCACGAGTCTGCTGACGGAAAGCTTGTCGGCTTCAAGTACTCTCGACAGACAGTCTATGACGGCGCTTGGGACGAGATCACGCTCCAGTGCCGTGGCATCGTGTTCGATAAGTCTACTGGTTACATCATCGCTCATCCGTTCAACAAGTTCTTCAACTATGAAGAGATCTACGACGTGACTACTAATGACGGCTACATGCGTCTTACTAAGCTCGGTGAAACTCTAACGAGACTGGGACACGAATTTGAGCCGAACATCACGAAGGACTTCCGTGCTATGGACAAGCTTGACGGATCGCTCGGCATCTTGTTCTACTACGACGGAAAGTGGATCATCAAGACCGCTGGATCATTCGATTCAGATCAGGCTAAGTGGGCTCAGAACTGGTTCGACACTAAGATCGACGACGAGCGCAAAGAATTGCACTTGGACCAGAACTGGACTTACTGCTTCGAGATCATCTCCAACGAAGACCCGCACGTATGTCACTACGACTACGAGGGCTTAGTTCTGTTAGGATTCTTCGACGAGAATCACACAGAGGCAGAGATGGTCGAGATCGCGGATCTCGCTTACAAGCTGGACATCCGTTACTCTGAAATGATCTACTTCGACTCGATGGAGAAGATGATCGCGCAGGCTAAGAAGCTCGACGTGGATCACGAGGGCTTCGTAGTGACATTCTCGTCTGGGTTCAAGATGAAGATCAAGGGCGTAGAATATCTCGAGAAGTTCAAGATGATGTCTGCAATCTCTAAGAAGGACATCCGCGCTCACTTCGATAAAGATGCATTGATAGTAGAGCCAGAGTACAAAAAGATGATTCCGGAAGAGCTCTGGGATATGCGCGAATACGCTGACAAACTTGAACGCAAATGCGAAGAGATCAAATTTAAGGCGGAAGATTCTGCTGCTGAGCTATTGAATCTTGAAGGTCGTGAACGCTACGACAAGGCTGTAGAAATCCTGGGCAAGAGATACGCTTGCCTGGCAATCAACTTGGCGACTGGAAGGAAGATCAACGAACTCGTCTTCAAGTTCGCAGTAGAAGAACTAAAGTCTAAAGGAGACGACGATGACGACAACGAATAATAGAAAGACTACTGAACTCCATCACTACTCGGTAGCTCGATGGAATGGACAGCCCTTCCATCCAGACTATGTCTGGAACGCTGGAGACGAGTACGCAAACAATATCACCAAATTGCCGTGGGGCAAAGACGTGAAGGTTATCGGGTACAGTGATGGCAAGTGGCTCGTGACTAACGGTAGCTCAAAGACACCAGTCAAGATCGATTTTGTCGGCATCCACGCTGACAATCTGCCGAGACGCATGTTCAACCGTGAGCTCATGGAATGGCTGCTCGAACACAAGGGCGTAAAGATCACTAAGACTGGTTGGGTTTCCATGATCCATCAGTACCAGATCAAGGACGAGAACAACTATGTCGAAGCTGGTGTTCTAGTGCGTCCGAACGGCAGCACTGAACTAGTCCAGCCTACAATCGATCTTCTGTAAAATAAAGTTTACTATTTACAAATCCGCAAAAGTTTTCTATATTGTGGTACAACAAAAACGAGAGATGGTCACAGCAATTTTTTATGCATGGTTCGCACAATCAAATTCCATCTCGTCAACTTTGAACCGAAGGAAGTAACTCAAATGTCATTCTATTCCGAAATGGAAAAGATCCTCAAGAAGAACAAGACTCTCACCGAGAACGGTGGTGTCGGTTATGAAACCTCTGGCCACGCCCTCTTGGATATGAACTACAAGGTAGCCTCTTACCGCACTGCGGACGAGGGCACTATCTTGGCTGACTTCCTGAAGGCTTTCGCAGAAACCCCGGAACTCGCTATCAAGTGGATGTTCTATGCGGGTGACGTTCGTGAAGGTCTCGGCGAGCGCCGTCTGTTCAAGATCCTCGTCAAGAACGTGATGCCGAAGTACCCGCACTTGATCAAGTTCATTCCCGAGTACTCTCGTTGGGATGTCGTGACCGAGCTGCTCGGCACTTCTGTCGAAGCGGAAGTTGTAGCTCTGATCCGTTCTCAGCTCGATACCGACTTGAAGGCTGCTAAGGCAGGCAAGTCGATCTCGCTGCTCGCTAAGTGGATGCCGTCTGTGAACACTTCCTCTAAGGAAACTGTCGCTAAGGCTAACAAGCTTTGCGCTCTCATCGGTATGAAGCCCGCTCAGTATCGTAAGACTCTGTCTGGACTCCGCAAGTACTCGAACGTGATCGAAGTCAAGCTCTGTAAGAACGAATGGAGCGACGTGGACTACGAAGCTGTTCCGTCTCAGGCTAACCTGAAGTACAAGGACGCCTTTCTCAAGCACGACGAAGCCCGTCGTCGTGAGTTCCTCGGTAAGCTCACCAAGGGCGAAGCTAAGATCAACGCTTCTGCTGCTTTCCCGCATGAAGTGGTATACAAGTACCGCTCTCAGTCTGGAGAATACAGCTCTACAGTCGATCCGGCGCTCGAGGGTATGTGGAAGAACTTGAAGTCCATCGAGATGACCAAGCCGATGATCGTCGTTCGCGACGGCTCTGGCTCTATGGTATGCACGGTCGGCGGTACTCGTGTCCAGGCGCTCGACGTCGCAACTGCTATCGCAATCTACTGCTCTGAGCACGCTGCTCAGGGTTTCGAGAACGAGTTCATCACTTTCGGCAACAAGCCGAAGCTCGTGAAGTTCGGTCCGAAGATGACTCTTCGCGACAAGATGACATTGGCTTACCGAGAAGCTGACTGCTCCAACACCGACATCGAGGCTACTATGGATCTCATCCTTAGCACGGCTAAGAGAAGTCATCTGAAGCAGGACCAGATTCCGGATGTGATGATCATCTCCGACATGGAGTTCGACTCTGCAACTACTTGCTCAACGGCCTACAGCTGGCAGATAACTTCTACGAAGGATCTGCCGACCGTGTTCGAGTCTATCCGTCAGAAGTACAAGGCTGCAGGCTATGACCTCCCGGGCATGGTCTTCTGGAACGTCAACTCTCGCACCAACGCTGTTCCGCTTCAGGAGAACAAGTATGGTCTCAAGCTCCTCTCGGGATTCAGCCAGAACGTGCTCAACATGGCGCTCTCTAACAAGCTCGATCCGTTCGAAGTCTTGAAGGATACTCTGCTCTCCAAGCGCTATGAGGTCATCAAGTGAGTAAGAAACGCTACCGCTGCGAAGTCCTCATGGGCGGCGAAGCCGAAGTCTTCAAGCGCTATGGAAAGGACGAGGAGACGGTCCGTAGTGAACTTCAGGCATTCCTGAGAGAATCCTACGGGCACATCTTCCAGATCAAGTCCGTCGAGCTTGACAAGACGAAGACCGTAAAAGAATAAAGAACAACAAAGTCTGTGAGCTGTCTTACAGACTTTTTCTATATTTTGAATATGAAGATCTATCTATTCACAGTTCGCTATCGCCAGACTTTCGACAACGACTGGCAGTTCAAGAATGTCGTCATATCTGACAGCGCTAACTTGAAGAGCGCTTTATATGAGCTTCGAAAACAGTTCAGCGATGGAACGAAGTACATAATCGACAACACGTATTCGGAAGAGGATAAGTAATGAAGATCAACTCTAAGTTCAAAGACTACTACGACTGTGCTCTAAGTTCATTCATGGACTCTGACGTCGTGTTCAACCGCACACCGAAGATCGAAGCACACAACGTGATGGACTTCCCGTCATTAGGAGCGGACTTCGACGGATTGATGCACAGTCCTAGGAGTTACATTGAAGAGCACAATGGACTCGCTATCGATCCAAGGATAGGACGTCCTGAGCTATACTCGTTCTGGGTAGGCTTCTGCGGAAAGTACTATCCTTTCGTGACTCCATCTGGAACGGTAGGAGAGATGGTCTGGTCGAAGTACTCTGATGAGACGATCGAGGATCCGATGAACAGCGAACTCAAAGGTTTCTTCAGAGATTCAGTCAGATGGAACGTCGAGCCATCGGACTTTGACACGATCTCGCTCTATAGTCGATTCGATGTTGACTTCAAGAGCTCGATAGGACTCAAGATGGACAAGATGCCGTCGAGGACAGAATTCCAGAATCCAGCCGAAGCTATGTTCTGGAAAGACGAAGCTTTCGAGAAGTTTGGACCGATCTTCATGGTCGTGTTCCCTGTTCAGACTAAGTACGTTATTAAGCGTGATAGAAAGCGTATATGGATCTTCAAGAACCCATGCCTGAAGTCTATTGGGTTCCAGAAAGTCATGGATCCATACACGGCTCTGTGGACTCTAGAGAACTGGTTAGACAGTCACGCAAGACCAGATGACGCAGTCGTACCCGTTGGCGACGACATAACGAGGATCAAAGCCTATGGTTTCGACCCGAAGACGTCATTCAGAAAAGGAAAAGAAAAATGATCTACACAAGAGACGAAACAGGATATATCCTGAAGCACGAAACTGGAAAATACTTCTCGATGACGGATCCTACTCCACTTGGTTTTGACCATCTCACGGATGATCCAGTCAAAGCGACACGATTCCCTGTTCGTGAACTAGCAGAGATTGCAGTCAAACGGAATAAAGAGCATGATCGAAGCACTATTCGCTGGAATTCTGAAATGGCTCTAATCGAAACAATCTCTGATTGCACCGTAAAAGAGATAAAGATCCACACTGAATATGAGGTAGAGGAATGAGAAATTTGTGGTTCTACTTGGGAATGTTCATTGTAGTGAGTGGCATGGAAATTGCCGTCAGGAACATCTGCGGACTTGATAAGCTTCCGACATCTGCTGCAGTAGTTCTAGGGGTTGGTTCTGGCGTAGTCGCTACACTGGCTTACATCTTAGCTAAGCTCGAAGATCGAGACAAGAAGGACGATGAGTAAGTTCTTCGATACAAAAGAGTGGGACGTTGACGTAAAGTTCGTGAAGTTCTACATCAATGGAATTCCGTTGACTGTGAGATTCACTGCTCATCGGACGATCAACAAGTGGCTGTGGAACTTCTACAAGTCAGACACGCTCACGTTCCATCACAACTACACAGAGAGCCGAAAGAAGCTTATAAATTCAACATTCGGAGAAAAAGAGGCTCGCCAACTTCAGCTCTTGGTCGACATCGAGATGCTGAAGCTCAAGCTCAAGAATCTCCGATAGAAAGGAGAAAACATGAAGAGAACAATGACTATCATCTGCATGCTCGCTTTTGCGGCATTTGCGAATGTACAGAGCGAATTCCTGCTTGAGCTGTCTGGCTATGACTGCGAACTCGTCAAGTGGGTAGAGAACGACTACGAGAGCGGAGATCAGTTCAAGCACTACGCGAAGGTAGCTTGCAACGAGAAGTACCGCCTTCCGCTCAAGATCGCTGGGCTCAAGTTCATGGACATTTCGAAGAGCTTGGCAGGAAAATTCATCTATACTTACGGGGAACAGTAAATTTACCCATTTACAAAACGGCTTGAAGATTCTATATTGATCATGTGAACTTCAACTAGGAGGCCTAAATGGTCGACAACTTCGAAATCATCAAGCAGCTTCTCACGTTCGAGAGTGAAGGCGACTGTTACTACGTTCAACTTCTCCGTCGTCAATCCGATGACCCGATGATCGATGGAATTCCGGATCCTTCGTATCACGGCAACATGCACAGCCGCAGCATCAAGGACTACTTCATCACTTCGGTCGACCACTTGGAACAGCGCAAGGGAGACATCATCAAGATCTGCCAGACGTTCAACGTGAGAGCTTACATCCGTCTCAACAAGCGAAACTACAAGCAGATCTCGCTTCACATGCTCAAGCACATCGCGGAACAGGAAATCTCGGGACAGAGCTTCTCGTCTCCGTTCCATCTCGTGGCTTCTGCTGCGGGCATCGCTAACTGCGCTGGAAAGGGAAACAAGACTTGGATCGTTGACTGCGACGCTGAACATAAGCCGCACCTCGACAAGATCGAACAGCTCATCTTCGAATGCGAGCCGTATGCAAGCAGCCAGGCTATTCTGATGCCTCTTCCGAGAATTCCAAGCAAGTCTGGCGTTCATCTCATTCCTCATCCGTTCAACTGCAACAGCTTCGAAAAGAGCTGGAATCAGTACGTGATCGAGAACGACATTCCCGCTGCTATTCCTCAGTTCGAACGTGATCGCGAGTACACGCACTTCTCGCTCACTGGAAAGAATCTCAAGCGTCTTGACTGGTTCACTGAGTTCCACGATCAGACTGGCGCAATCATGATGATCGACATCAAGGACAAGAACAAGACTATCGTTCACATCAAGAACGACACTTTCGTCTTCCAAAACTTCGAAGATCACTGGAAGTCTATGTGCAAAGCTAACAACTTCTACCTCGAGAAGCCAGACATCCACAAGGACAACCCTTGCGTGTTATATTGTCCATAAGGAGTGAAAGATGGAAGGAAATACAGATAAAAGAAAGCTCATCAAGGCGAAGATCGATGAACTCGTCAAGCCCATCGAGAACGTGAACGACGCTGTAGACTTCGCCTTCGAGCTTCGTCTCGCCTTGAAGGAATGGCTCAAAGAGCACCACACTAGCGATCGCGGTTCGATCAACCGCAAAGATCCAGCGTGGAATCTCATAAACAACCTTCAATACGGCATCAAGTTCGCTGTTAACTCAAACGCTTCTGACATCTCGCTCAGCTCTATTCTGCTCTTCAACAGTGAGCTGTGCGACATGATCCGGAAGTACTATGGGGAAGTAAAGTGACTTTCATTGAATATGACGAAATGCATGAACGGTGCGAGATGTACAAGGCCAATGCTGTCAAAGCCATCATCGACATCAAGTCCCTGAACATCAAAGACCCGTATCTCAAGAACTCCTACATGTATCAGTCTGGAGATGATGAGCTGACTTACGTGATCGATGAAGACGGTTTCGAGCATGAAGGCCGTCTTCCGATCTCTATCTTGGAACTCTACCTCGATGGAAACGAGAAAGAAGCTAAGACGAAGTACAAGGAGCTCTAACATTCTTATATTTGGAATGTGAAGATACTTGTTAGATACCCGATAGCCGATGCTGCTATGCAAGACCTTCTTCAGAAGTACCCCTTCCTGAAGAAGCGTTTTTCTGATTATAGGGATGATCCGACACTCTGCTACAATACAGAGAAAGAGGACATCAGGAACAACTGGTACAAGGAATGGGAAGGTACAGGGTGGGAGAAACTCTGGAAAGTCTACTTCATGCCAAAGCTGTTCAAAGCATACAACTCATGGGACGACGAAAAGAAACAGAACTTCCATATCTATGACACGAAGAGCAAGTTCGGATCTCTCAGAATCTCTACTTCGTTCGCTCTGCCAGATGACATAGAATACATCCTAGAGTGGATGTCTGAGTTCATCTGTGAGCATTGCGGAAAAGAGACGATCGATGAACACGGCCGCCAATACATCTATCATACTCGTGGATGGATCTCCAATCTCTGTGAAGACTGCCTTAGAGGGCTATATCAGTCGAACGTCGATTTCATGGAAAAAGATGAAGTCGACAAAGGTATAGAAGGAATTAAGCACTATGGCGACACGTTCGGCTATAAGCGCTGGATCGGAAACGGCTTCATCACGAAAAAGTACAAGTACAACAAAGATCACACCTGGCTAGTGAACTACAGGACAGAATTTGATAAGGAACAACAAAAATGAGCATTGACAATTACGCAGTAGAACGACTTGATGATATTCTTGATGAGATCGAAAATCTAGCAGACGATCAGCCAGATATAGAAGATGCGGTACGCAGGGCTAGAGGCTACCTCAGCGACATCGAGGATTCAGACGATGACGATGACCTGCTGGAGCTTGATCAAGAAGATCTTCCGTCCGCAGACGTTCAAGACTTCAAGACTCGTGTTCTCGACGCTATTCCGTCTGGCGCTTCGATGAAGTTCAGAATGGATGTTGAAGAGATGCTCGAGAAGTTCAATGGAGTCTACTAATGAAAGAGCTCAGAATTGAAGCTGTCTACAATCATGAGTACGAGAAAGACGACCTGATAGCGAAGCTCATTCACGAATATCCTAACACGAAGATATACGTGAATGGACAGCTCGAGTGGACTCCAGAGATAAATAATATGTGAGAAGAGATGATGACAGCGGATTCTGGTATGACTTGGCAATCGGTGCCATGATATTCGGCATCGTTGTCTGCACGACACTCATCATATTTCACAAAGTAAATTTTCTTTAACATAACTCTGGGTTTACAACGCCGCCAGAGTTTCTATATTGAACTAAAACAAGAGGACAACTTAAATGCCGCTTCTAATCGCAGCAACAGTACTAGTATTTTTCATCGCAGCCGCAGCAATCTACGCTATCTGGACTGGATCAAGAATCAAGTCTGAACAGGAAGAGCATTGCGCAGCGATGAACAACCCGTACCGAATCATTCTCGACGGATTCGACAAGTACAGAATCCAGCACTACGAGTTCTACGGAAACGAGCCGACTGGATGGCAGTGGATGAACACTACTGAAGTCTTCACCGATCCAGACGACGCTAAGCAGAGATACTGCGTGCTCATGGCGGAGTTCCGCTACCAGTGCGAGAACGAAAAGCCCAAGATCGACGGCAAGACTGAGTTCTTCCTCAACAACATCCGCATTCACAAGATCCTCGATATGTCTGACACTATCGAGCTTACCGACAAGATCCTCAAGAAACTGCGTGAGGAACATGCGCAAAAGCCTACAGAACTTCCAGTCAACAAGACTAAATCGAAAGCGAAGCCGAAAGAGAAAATTGAAGAGCCTGAAGTAAAGACTGAAGCAAAGAAGCCAGTCAGAAGGAGAAAGAAGACTGATGACTGAGAAGGAACTCCAGCTAGCGCTATGGGAAGCGAGAAGCCTGAGATGCTCCGCAGAGTCCCAGAAGTTTCACGTGCTATCCTGCGCTAAGCTCGCTATCGGCGAGATCCAGGACTACAAAGAACTCCTCAAGAAGTCTGTAAAGTTCGGCAAGGCCGCAGGAAAGTGCATCAACAAAGCAATCAGCTTAGGAATGAAGGTACCGGATGAAAAAGAGAATCGAGATCGAGTTTGACGGCGCTGACTTCACAGACAAACAGATGGCTGAGCTCAACAAAGCGCTCACACGAGCTATCTACAGCATCAGCAACTTCTCCAATCCAAAGAAAGTCACAGTTGACGGAAACGTCTTCTGGCTGAGAACTAAACCTCTCTTTGTAGGAAAGATAGAAGGGAAATATCCTCTTCATCATGAGGAACACATCGTGATGAGTGTACCGAGATGGAACAGAGATGAACGTAGAACTCAGTAATCGTGCAACTATTCTGGCTGCTCAATACGCAGGCAACAGCACTGAGATGCTATATCCGCCACAGATCGGATTCTGGATCATTGGCGGCATAATACTATTTCTGGTGATACTGCTAGCAGTCGGATCCTACATTTTTGACAAAATAACTTACAAAGAACACGAACAAATCTGGAAAGAGGTAAACTATGACAACAGAACAGTGGGCGAAGAACGAAGTCGCGATCGCGATGGACAAAGAACGCAAGGCAGCCGATAAAGAAGGCACTGTCGGAATCGGCTATGCGAACGCTTGCTACCAGTCTGCGCTCAAGGCATATAACTGCATGTGCGAAGACGATCACTCGGGCATGTCCTGGTCGATCACAGCGAACATTCTCATCCGTCTCTTGAGAGAAGCCCCTCTCACTCCGATCGAGGAAGACGAAGAGTGCTGGTCTAACAAGGATTCTTTCAACAACGACGAACAGTGTCTCCGCAGATTCTCTCTGTTCCGTAAAAAGCAGCCTGATGGAACTTACAAGTATCACGACATCGATCTCGTATGCACTTGCTATGCCGAGAAGGATCACTTCTGCACCTGCACTTCTAGAAAGGGCGATCTTATCGCAGAGAAGTTCTTCGGACCGCTGATCAAGTTCCCGTACTATCCGCCAGCTGACCGCTATCAGGTCCGCATGATCGAGTTCGACAATCTCTGCGACGAACGTGGCAACGAGATCTGCTTCGTGATCTCTGCTAAGTCTCCGTATGGCGAGACTAAGCAGATCATGGACTTCTACGCTTTCACTGCTGAAGGTGCAAAGAAGCTCAAGGCCGCAGATGTCGAACCGAAACTCTCCGAGAAAGATCAGCAAGAACTTAAGGAAAATCTCGAGTTCTCTAATTCTCGAAAATAATTTGAGATTTATGGTTTACGACTTCAAAACTTTTTCTAAATTATCGAACATCAACTGAACAATCATCCAAAAGGAGATAAAACTAAATGGAAAAGAAATTCACGTTCGAAAAACTCAAGTTCTGGCAAAAGTGTCTCGTCATCGGTGCTCTTCCAGCGCTTCTACTAATCATCTGGTTTCTCGCGGAAAACGTTGGCTACAAGAACTCCACAGAAATCGTGATCAAGCAGAGCCCGTTTGGCGATATGAGCTGCGTCGAAGGCCAGGGCTACTACTTCAAGGGCTTCTCGAAGACCTGGACGTTCCTCAAGGCTCGTTCCTTCTACTTCAACTCTTCGACAGAGAAGGTAGAAGGCAAGAACTGGGAAGGCGACGAAACGGATGAAGACGACATTGAAGTGACTCTGTCCCGAAACTCTAAGGCGTGGATCTCAGGTTACCTCATGTATGAACTTCCGTCTGACTGCTCTGTATTGCTACGACTCCGTGAAAAGCATCACACTGACGCCGAGATCAAGCACAACCTAATTCGTAACGCTGTGATGTCAGGTATCGCTAAGACTGCGCCGATGTTCACCGCAGAAGCTGCAAAGGTCACCAACTTGGCAGAATTCCAGGCTCTCGCTTACGATCAGATCACGCAGGGCGAATATCTCACAGAGACTCGCACTGAAAAGGAACTCGTATCTGAAGAGGAAAAAGACTCCAGCGGCAAGGTCATCAAGAAGCCAGAATATGCCGAATATAAGGTCACAAGCCTAAAGCTCGACTCTACAGGCCGTCGCATCATCATGAACGAGTCTGCTCTGAAGGAGTTCGAGATCAAGGTTACCCAGTTCCAGATCCGTGGCGTCAAGCTAGACGACGTGTCTCAGAATCAGTTGGACGTCGTAAAGAAGCGTGAAACTGAAAGAATTATTCGAGCAACTGAAGCGGAAACATCGAAGCAGGATGCAATAACTGCTGAAGCTAAAGGAAAAGCAAAAATCGCTGAAGAAAGAGCTGAACAAGAAGCGATTAAGATAAGAGTTATAACCCAGATGGAAAAGAGCAGAGATTCTGCAATTATTATCGCACAACAAGAAAGAGAGGTAGCAAAATTAAATGCGGAAAAGGCAAAATTCATCTCTGATTCTATAAAGCAAGCTGGAATAGCCGAAGCAGAGGCTAATAGAGCTAAAAAGATTGCAGGTCTTACACCAAAAGATGAGCTAGAGGGCAGAATCCGTATGAATAAGGATAAATGGGAAGCTATTTCTAAAATTCAAGTTCCGATTGTTCCAAGCTACTATATTGACGGAACGAACGGTAAAGGTATAAGCGGTGTAGATCTATTGGGTGCATCTAAGGCGTTTGAAGTTTTAAATAACTCGAAATAGTATTATATAATACTCTTTTCACATTTTCTAAATCGGTATCAAGGTCGTCTGTCCATACAGTTATGACCTTGATATTTTTAGTTTCTGCAAATTTAATCTTTTTATAGTCCTTTTCCCAAATTGTTGTAGCATAAACTTTTCTTTTAGGAAGCGAAATTATATCCAGTGCATTGTATACTCTCGGATCGGCATGAAAGAAAGTACCATTCACTTCTATACCTAACTTAATATCAGGAAGATATAAATCCAATTCTAACCCAGATAAAACGGATCGATTGTTACAAGAAATCTCTTTATCGTAGAATTCTCTTATAATTTTTAGAACTATATCCTCATAAGAAGATCTTAGCAAACTGCCATTATGCTTTTTAGTTTCCCATACTTTAATCTTCGTTTCTTCACTTCTGCATTTATCTCGAGATTCTTTAGTACACCACCAATTGATAACACCGTAACGCTCTAAACATGTTTGCACATATTTCTCATGATTGACGTAATTTTTGTCACCATATCTTATCTGTTTTGTATTCTTCATCTTATCTACATTATTATACGTACTTTTACCATATCGTTCTTCTGTAGTTTTCCTCATCTTTTCAGTAGCGCTCTTTGACGAGAAACCGATTCCTTTATTATTCTTCAGATAAGTGCTTTTAATTTTTTCTGAATTATTATATGTTTCAGAGCCATATCTTTCCAATTTAGTTGTTCTAATTCTCTTTTGAATATTTTTATCTAGTTGTGCACAGCGATTTGAGCAATGCCAGAAGTAGCCATTATTTGTCGTCTTTATATGAGACGGATTTCCTTCGAATCTACAATCTTTTCCACATACTTGACACTTTGGTGTTTCTGATATTCCAAAACGCACTCTCCAGCATATTTCTTTGATCGAAAACCCTGGATACTTAGACAGTAAATACTCTACTATTTCTTCATTTCTTTTTACTGCATAAGGATTTATCGTTAGGTTTCCTTTTAATAGTAGATTAACTTTTTCTATATCAGTCATATTTGTATAGCTTATTTTTTAGTTATATTTTAATATAGAAATATATTAGATGCTCTCGCTGGCGCTAAGGCTTTCGAAGCTTGTCTTCTTAAGTAAAGCTTGTCTTCATAAATAAATTTCCAAATACCATCCAAATAACGAAGAGGCAGTCCGAGTGGGCTGTCTCTTTTTTTGAGAAAATCATATTTTTTCAGTTTTTTCTATTTACAAAATGCCCAAAAATTACTATAATATAATGTACAACCAGTTAAACCTCTTTCCTTCAAGGAGAAAAGCTATGCTGAGATACATAGAAGTGCCTGAAACCGTCGAAACCGAAATCCGCAAGTTCTTGGTCATGAGATCGAAACGCGAAAGTCTTGTCGGCGACGTAAACGACACTTATGAAGCTCTCGTGGCTAAGATCGCTGACATCGCCGAGGACAAGGCTTACGCCAAGTGGCTCGACGAAGATCTGCCAGCTTCTATCAATCCAGTCATTCTCCGTGCTTCGTCAGTCCGTATCGCTGAAGAGACTATCGAAGTCTACGCTAACAAGATCGAAGAGGATGCAGCGAGAAAGCTGCTCAAGGCTATCTTCGATCCTGATTCGCTCGAAGACGAAGAGGAAGGCGAAGATGAAGTCGACGCCGAGGAGGAAAACTAATGAACTACACTACAAAGAAAGACGCTCGCGCTAAAGAGGGCGACACCATCATGATCGACGGCTTCGCTACTGATCGCGACGGAACTATTCCCGAAACCGAGAGACGCCTGATCGGCAAGACGGGCGTCGTCACTTATGTCGGCGGTCTGGGCGACCTTCACGGCACTTGGGGCGGAACTGGAATACTTCCAAACGACCAGTACCATGTCATCAAAGAAGGATAACATGAAGTGCTCTATCTGTCAACTGCCGTTTAGCGTCCCAGGGACCTGTATAACGTTCGAAAACTGTCTAGACAAGTATCTACACAGGAAGTTCTCGAACGTCTGCTATAAGTGCGCTTATGCGCTTCTAGAGAAGACCCTAGAACTTGATCCAATGAACAAGAGACTCAATCAACCTACAACCTACGACGATGTCGTGAAGAGAGAAGGATAATGGAAAAATATGACGTGATTCCTGATCCGGATGATATGCCGGACCGTGGCAACTATCCGAAGATCGGAAACAGCGACTACCGCTTCAACCTGTGGTACAAGTTCCCCAAGTTGATCAAAAAGGAGAAAGCGGATGATGGCTTTTATCGAAACCTAGACAACTATCACGGAGAACACAACTTCGTATCGGATGATCTCATCGACTACATGAGAGAATCCATGTCGGGCATCAAGCTCATCGAAGACTTCGACAAGAATGATGACTACTGGTCTTCTGACCCGAACGACAAGACCAGGTACGTGTACCGAGTTGCAGCCTTCATTCCCGAACGTGAATGTGGAATGGACTCAGTCTACGCTCAAGAGAACATGAAGTCTTTCGACGAGATCGACTATCAGAAGTCTGGCGAATGGATCGCTAAGATGCTCGAGAAGCTCGGTGCAGTGCTCGACGTCGACAAGTGCATCGAACGCATCAAGAGTCAGCAGGCGGAAGCTAAGGCTCTGATCGACTCGAACGAAGAGCTGTTCGCTATCGTGGGCGAAGCTAACGAGAAGCTCGAA